TCCGTCACTGTGCTTAGTGCTAGCTGCACAAGCTTGATGGATTTGTTCTTGGTACCTGGCCGCACTAACTTCGCACTAACCGTTTCTTGTATCCGGGCCGCTTCTTCCAGGTCCTGGAGTTCTAGCTTATCCGGGCCGCTGCGGCTGAGCTTCATATAAAGCTTCGTTAGAAGTGAGCCGCGGGACTCGATCCGGCAGAACACAACAACATCCGTTAGATGTCTAACCTTCTGATGCACGCCGTCTTTGTCCTGGTAAGAAGACTGGCCCGTCGTATTTCCTTCGATGGTAGTAAACATGCCGGTGTTCTTAAGATGACGGACGTCGGTAACAATACCCGCGTGCGGTTGAGAGAAGGCGCTCGCCGTGGTTGATGCGAAGTTGAATATCGCGATATCCCCTGGCCGTGGTTTCTTAGAGACCTGGCCGTTACGTAGGAATTCGGCGAGCGCTGCCGGTGTATACATAAAGCTAGGTACCGTACGTAGACCGCTCTCCCGGAGGACTACGTCGATGAATGCTCCAGCCCATGGGGCTGTTGTATATCCGGTGCGCTCACCGAAACTTGTTTTACCTAAGATTTCGGACGTATAGCCTAAGTACTTGCGGGCCGTTAGTAGAACGGCTGCAGTAAGGTCCTTCGTCTTCTTGGTCATGATCCGATCTTAGCACATAGTGCTCATCAGATGTTGTTAGCTGCGGCGGGCCGCACGCTTTGAACGAATGCGGGCCCAGACTCTCTCGTGAGCAAAGAATGTGATCGACTCCCAGATGAGCTCAGCTGATGCAATCATTGCTGCAAAGTCAAACCGATGGGTAATAACCAAAGCAATCAGGCCGGCCATCAAGAAATGAAGGACGTGCCAAGAGATGGTCTTTACCAGGCTGAGCTTAATTGAATCACTCATGTGATGTGGTTCCTTCCTGGAGATCCGTTTCGATCTCATCGAGTAATGCTACCAGGTTCTCTGCTTCTTGCGCAAGAGCTGTCAACCTTACGTGCTCGAGTCTGGTTGATGCATTGTTGATATCCGCTTTGAGGTTCTCGTAGAGAGACCGGGCCGCTTGGTTGATTTCATTAGTCATGAAGATTGTGCTCCTTGAGAATTAATCCTAGCTCAGGAAAAAGCTGTTGAGTCTTCTTACGCCAGGATTCCTCGAATGCTGATAGATCATTTGATCCTGGAGTAGGTCCGTTGAAAGTTGCATCCGGGAACATGTCCAGGTAGATCTTTCTCCAGGCCGCTTCGAATGAAGTTGTGTTTCCGTATTGGATCCACGGTTTGTAGCTTCCGATGAAGTGAAAGATCAACGGGAATGATCCTCTAAACGGGCCGCCAAGTTCAACAAACTCCCACCGGTAATTGAAAGATACTGGCAGCGGGGACCAAACATCAAATAAGAAACGGTTCATCAGATCTTGTTCGATGCAGGCCGTCTCTTCGTAAGAAGGATCCGTTAAGTAGCTCAGCATCTTCTCTTCTATCCGGGCCGCTCTCCAGTATTCAAGTGATGTGATGAACACACCGTTTCCAAAGTAGGCTCGGTCAGGATCATCAAACACTGTTAACGACGAGCCGTCACTTTCAACGGTGGCCAGAAACTTATTCACAAGTGGATACTCGAGTGCAGGCCGGATGTCCCTGGTGATCATGCAGTCCGGATCAATATACAAGACGTCATCATATTCGTGCAAAGTTGCGGCCATGAAGATCCGCTGCATTGCATTACTTGTGATATGTGGAATCTTGTCGAAGTTATACCGGCCGCTAGCTACTAACTGTTCGTAAGAAGTTGAGCTCCGGAACTGGATCCGTAACTTCTCACGACGGTCAACCTTCGATACGTACTCTTCTTCGCGGGCCGCTAAGTCAAGGGGGACTAGACAGATTAACTCAAGGCGCTCGCCGCCGTTATAGTTATCCGCTAAAGATCTAGCAAGAACCATCGAGTACTGAAAGTAGTTCCCGTCGAAAGATGTAACTATAGCACGGTTCATTATTCCTCGTTAGTTGTTGGTACCGGTGTAGGTTCTTCCGTTACCTCTTCAGCATCAATGACATCTTCGTTCGAAGTCATACCGGCCGCTTCGGCTAACCGTGCAGCATTTGCGAGTGCTCCTGCAGATAACCGTTCAAGGCGCTCAGCAATGATGGAAGCAGCAGGCCGTGCATCAATCGTAATGTTCGTATCGATCTCCACGCCGCCTCGAACACCAGCACGGTCAAGGATTTCAGTAGCCGCTTTAAGTTGAACTGGTTCGGACTCAGCGTACTCCATCAACTCTTCAAGCTTATCTACCGCGTAAGGCGCAGCTTGCATCAACTTGTTGCGGGCCCGTTCGATGTCATCGGATGTGTGTTTCTTGATGGACCGTAGATGTATCCGGCACAGGCCGTCGTCCTTAGGTCGGCCGCTAGACCAGAGTAGGCAGCGGATTCCGTCATCCTTGATCTGGCGGCAGCGGTGGGGTTGGCAAAGAGGTTGGCGCTTAGTGTTTGTGTAACCTTCTGCTTGTTCCTTGAGATAGAGGCGGGTACTGTGTATAACCCATGGCGGAACAAGGAAGTCGCTCTTCTCTTCAGCTAGTAGATCCAAGCCGGTTAGGTAGTCTGAGTTGTTTCGATCCGGTTCAACAAGAATCGGGCGCTTCTCTGCTAAAGAAAGAATTCTTCTTTCTTTAAGAGACTCCTTCGACTTCGCACGAATCAATCCAGTAGGCACGCCGTTATCCGAATAAACCGTGTCCCAGTTCAGATGAGCCTTACGAAGGATGCCGCGGTTAACAAACGTGTCCTCACAAATACCGCGGTCGACTTCGTCAATTCCGAGGGACGCTAGGTCGGGGCGGAGGTCGAGGGGTTCATCAATCCGGTACTCGGCTTGCTCTTCCTCTGCCGACTGGTCAAACATTGTCACCGTATAAGTCCTTAGTTCGTATGAAGTTCGTTGGAAGTTAATATAACTAACTAGTTAGGCTTACCTAACTTAAGCGACGGTGGATCACTTAACCGGGGAGAGGACTTGTAAATGATCCACCGTCCTATTAATTTTACGATAAGTCAAATCGTCTGATTTTTGATTCAAAGGGAATTGAAAAGTTTTTTTGAGCGTGGATAGGGTGAGGTAAGGCTTTTTACCGATTTATAAACAAGCAATCCTACTTGTACAATCCAGGCCGCTATGCTACAATCTGCTTTTCAAAGATAGCCATACCATGCTCAGCGAATCTACGCTTGCCATATTCTTTTGCCCATTCGTGCTGGGTAGCGATGCGTTGGTTAATGATTTCCTCGATGCCATCAAGTTCATCAAGTGAAACCAAATAACTTCGTTTGCTTCCCTCGGTGTAGTATTTTTGAATCAATCCGTCACATGCGTATCGGCGGATGCATCTATCCGTGACACCAAGATAGTATCCCGCTACCTTCGTGCTAACCAATCTTCCGCTCTTCATATCTCCAGCATAAAAGAAAACAGACCCGAACGCAAGTTCGAGTCTGTAGTCTTTAAGTTTTATAGGCTACCGTTAGGTTTAAGTTCAGCCCAATCGATATCCTTGCTATCAGACCAAGTCTTCAGTAGGGTCTGAGACCAAAGCTGGTAACCGTCATCTGTTACGACAACATTGTGTGGACCAAGTACAGTCCAATCGACTTCATCACCAACTCGCTCCATGACCTGCTTCACTAGTTCTTGTGGCGTGAAAGCAGTAACGATGTCGTAATTAACAATCTTGTCGGGGTGAATAAACGAGCTCATTACTTACCCTCTGCCTTCTTTGGAGTTGTCTTCTTAGCAGGAGTCTTCTTAGCAACAGGCTTTACTGGTTCATCAGCAACATCCTTTGCAATCGCTTCCTTCTTGGCAGTTGTCTTTGCAACAGGCTTCTTCTTAACAGGCTTTACCTGATGCCCATCTTGAACGATTCCCTTAGCCTGCATTGCTTCTGCATCTGCCTTAACCTGCTCCAACTTTGGAGTGCGAGGCTTACGTGCTGGCTTGGCAGGTGTCAAAGTTCCTTCATCAACCATGTGATCTACAACCTCACGTGGAATAGACACTGGAGTTCCATCTACAGTTGCCTTTACAATCTGCACCGAAACCTTCTTAGTAATTCCGGCTGAACGCTCTAGTGATTCAACCGAATCACAACCACACTCTTTGCCACAACCACACTTGTCGGCCAATGCCTTCGGACCATGCTCCCACGGCTTCGGCTTCGACTCTCCACGAGTCAACTTATAAAACAGGTCAGCAAGCTTTCCCATATCTTTTCTCTTCCTTATCTTTTTTCTAGCTAGCTAGCTATTGCTACTTATGCTACTTGTAACTTGCGGGGCGACTTCCGCCACGATATTCCGACATCGTCATTCCGTTTACAGGGCAACGAGCTTCCTCTGCGTCAGCAGAGGGAGTTCGTATCGGCACACGCAAAACAAAGTGTACTACATTCTTTACCAAAAGTCTAATTGATTTCATCTTCGCCACCCAACTTCTCCCAGTACGCTTTCAACTCCGAGACATTGTGAATCCCAACATCAGGATTCTCTTCCTCAGTCAAAATCTTCCAGACGTATTCAGTCAGTGTTTCAACAACTCCAACGTCTATAACATCATAGTCCGCCAGAATCATCAGATGCTCCTCGATCTTCCGAGCTGCTTCTTCCTTCGTCACTTCCACATCCTTCCTTCTCACAATGACAATACCACTTTTTCCCGAAATACTCAATAACAGGTTTGCAGTCCTTGTGAAATCCTGTAGAACACCATCCACAAAGTAGAAGCCCGGAGCCAGAACTTCCTCTAGCCATTAAATCTCAGCACTACACTTCATGCAAAGCAATAGCGTAGCAGGTCCACTCTCTTCAAGTCGAACACCGTCATACGAAATTGACACCGGAATAATATTTCCAACCTCGTCACAGCGATCACACTTTGGATCTTCCAACCATTCAACCTTCATGTCAGCCTTCAAGGAAGCAACAACTCCCTGACCCAAAGCATGAAGATGACCAACACCTTTGGTACTTCGCAAGAAGTATCGAAGGTCCTCCGCCTTCAAAATTGGTCTTGGCCCTGCGCACTTACAGAAACTAGCATTTGGCTTACAAGCATGAGTCTCTCCACGCATACCTGGACCAAAAGGCAAAGGACGGTGTCTACCAACCGGATGTCCACATGCACATACTCGATTATCCAAAACCTTCTTGTCTCTCTGCTTCAACTCTTCCAGCTCTGCAGCTGCATCATCCAAGTCAAAAGCAAAACCGTTAATTCCGTCAACCATTCTTTTTCTTCCTATCCATTTCTATTTCCATATCCACGAGTATAACTACAACGAAAACCGCAAACGCCACCCGCCTAACCCCCATTTGACACTTGACATTTGCATTTCCACAAAATCATATCTCCTTTTTATAGTATCATATAAAATCCATATCAATTCGATATCAAACCCCCTATTTTTATATTCAGGACTATCTATACGTCACGCGTATAGAGTTTGAATCCCCGGTCTTCCTAAACTATAATCCAGAATATAAATATATTAGATATAAATATAGTCGATATTATCAGTTTTTTCCCTCTCAAAAGACTTTTTTCTTGATAATAACCACCTCTACTTATTATCAAGATTTTCATAACGGCGTTTATCATTTTCTGATAATAACCCCAACTCGAACTATACCATACTCCCACCCTACCTTACCCCATTTTATCTACCTTTTACAAGCATTTCCCACCTCCTTTTTCTCTACTTATTAGCCAATATTTAATAAGGGCGTCCATTATTTTTTGCTAATAAGCCAACAACCCCGCACGAACTCCCGTCCCCACCTCCAAAAAGAGAAGAAAACACCCACCCTCAGCTAACCCTTAAACTATTCTTATGATGCAGCCAGAGCCATACAGCATCCCCAGCCCAGACAGTAGGGATGCACTCAAGAAAGCCCTCAATAGGCTAGAGCTCTGCCGCTTTGCCATCCAAGAAGCTCACTACGAGATCGAGAACCCCTCTAACCCAGAGCACAAGGCAGACCTACTATTAGCAGTAGAAGCCCTCACATTCGAAGCAATCGACCTTCTCCACACCGCAAAATTGTATGCGTGGGGGCCGGAAGAAGAAGACGAAGACTAGACAGTCTACCTAGCAGGGCAAGTCATTTTACCTAAAATCCGCTATTCTTATATATAGGGAGAGACCATCCAACCGACTACCGCCGGGGTCTCAGATTGTCTTCATATTCAAAGTCTTTTAAAAGAGCACTACAAAACATAAAAAAGCCGCTACTGATAACAGTAACGGCTCTCTTAGCGACCCTTCCTATAACTACGGCTCAGGTCGCACTTGCTAATCAGGCTAGAACTTTCGCTTACCTTGAGAAGAACTACGACGAGCTCTACCCCCAGCAACAGCTGCAGCTACTACTAGCGCCACAAGCTCTACAACAACAGTTAGGCCTACCCCTAACCACAGGGAACCCCAATCAAGACCTACTACAGAAACTACCATTTCACACCTCCAGTGCACTCAACGACTTACAGGCTACTCTAGCACAATTACAACAACAACTCAACCAACAACAGGCACAATTACAAGAAGCCCAATCCACCCTTACAGCAGCCCAATCCTCTAAGGCCACAACTTCCCAACAACTAGTAGCTGTCCAGTCTAAGGTTTCTTCCGCACAGGCAGCCCTAGAGTCCACCAAGGCACAACTACAGGCAGCCACATCCGCCGCCAACGTAGCCAAAGCAGCTCTAGAAACTGCTAATCAAAACTACCAAGTAGCCCTCCAACAATTAACCCAAGCGAACTCTACCCAGCAAACCAAAGCACAGAATAACTCCTACGCTATCTCTGCCCTAGAGCTTCAACAACAGCGTACCCAAAACGCACTCTCCACACTTAACCAAGCTATCCAAGAGAACCAACGAACCTTAGACCTTCTTAACTCTGCTGATGCAGCATTGACCGGTCAAACTATAACCACCTCTAATTCACACGTCAATCTTCTAACGAAGCAAATGCAAGACAGCGCAGCAGCATCTTCCTACACCCAAGCACAAGATAATTACGCTAACTCACAGCTAGAGCTCACCAACGCAACTTACAACCAACAGCAGGCGCAGCAGGATTACGACACCCTTCTTAACCTCTACCACCAAGCACAGGCTCTAACCCAGCAAGCTTTCAACGACTACAGCCAAGCACAGCAAACCCACCAATCTACGCAAGCAACCTTGCAGCAAAAACTTTCCGCCCTGCAACAAGCACAGCAAGAAGAACAGCAAGCACAAATCAATTATCTCCAAGCAGCAGCCGACGCAGACTCTACTTATTCAAACCTTGCAGCAGCACAAATCCAATACAACATTGCTTATACCAACCTCCAACAAGCACAGTCCGACTACAACACTGCCTATGCTGCATCCATCCCGCAAGGTACTGGAGTTACTGCCAGAGTTTATAACCAGCTGACTTCCAGCAACCCCCAGATGAGCGATACTGCGTATCACTACTGCAAGACCGTTACGCTTCCAAATATTCAAGCTAACTGGGGTGGCGGAGACATCCTCGGGTGTGGCGCAGATCAGGTAATGATTCACTACACCGGCTACCTGATGTTCCCACAAACCACCAGCATGTATTTCATGAACCAATCTGATGATGGTTTCTATATGTCACTCAACGGACAAACCACAATTTCAAACTGGAACCTTCAGGGTTGCTCAGGACGTACCTCTTCTCTATACACCCTTAATGCAGGACAGTTCTACCCAATCGATGTTTGGTTCTATGAGTGGGGTGGAGGCGCTTGCTCTACCCTTTATTACTACCAACCTGTAAATGCAGCCTACTGGCAGCCAATCCCATCTTCCTTCTACTTCTCTACCCAAACTCCACCAGCTGCCACACCAATCCCACAGTCTGTTATTGACGCTCTCACAGCAGCACAGGCACAGTTCACGCAAGCGCAGTCCCAGCTAAGCCAAGCAACACAGACTAATAACATCGCACAGGCAAATAAGCAGTCTGCCTTAGCTAACTACCAAGCTAAACAATCATCTTTCAACGAAGCTCTTAATAATTACAATGCAGCCGACGCAGCAAACAACCAAGCAATTCAAGATGAAGCCACGGCCCTAGGAAACTTACAACAAGCACAGGCTTCAGAAGCAGACGCTCTACAGGCTCTCAACCAAGCAACCATAACCCTAAACCAAGCTAACGAAAACCTAGCAGCTGCACAACTCAACTTCGATGAAGCAACCTCCGCACTTTCCACTTCATACAGCAACCTCATCCAGGCAGACCAAGAACTCCAGGCAGCACAAACTTATTACGAGGAACAAACTAATCTTCTTGCTGCAGCGCAGTCCTACCGAGACCAAAACCTTTCCAACCACGTAGCTACCGACCTACAAGAACAAATTGCACAGCAGGACTATAACAACGAACTAAATATCCTGCACTCCCTTGAGCTAGCTTTAGCAGCTGCCAGTGCTTCCCTTCAAGAATCAACTGCAGCACAGCAAGTAGCAGCCAACCTTCTGATTATTTCCGGACAACTTCTAATGAATGCTCAGGAAGATCTCGATGCTGCCTCAGCTATACAAGGTGCAGCACAGTCCCAAGTCCAAGCAGCAGAACAAGCTATGGCCGCTGCAACTTCTGATCTATCTTCTGCACAGTCTGCAGACGCAGCAGCCACTTCACAAATAGAAGCAGCCCAGTCAGCAGTATCTTCTGCACAAGCATCCGTTGATTCAATCTCAGCTCAGATATCATCTACCCAACAAGCTCTACAAGCTCAGGATGCTGCAGATGCTTTAGCAGTTCAACAGGCAGCTGATGCAGCCAAGGCAAAGGCAGAAGCCGATGCTCTAGCAGCACAAGAAGCGCAGAAGGCAGCTGACGAATTAGTAGCACAGCAAGCAGCTGACGCTAAGGCTAAGGCGGAAGCAGAGGCTAAAGCAGAAGCAAAAGCCAACGAAGCTCCTAAGAAGGCAGAAGATATTCCGGAAGTTCTCTCCACAGAACAACTAATGAAGGTAGACCTGAAGGAAATCATTGCAACGGACCTAACCCCTAAGCAAGCAGAAGCAATTAAGGAAGCTGCCCTTCAAACCTTCGAGACTGCAACCCAAGGTTCACCAGAGTACCAACAAGCACTTGATGCTCTCCTAGTTGCAGCACAGGCTGATGACATCGTACTTCCAGAGAACCTTGCAGCAATCCCCGGAGCAGCAGCCCTTGTAGATGCAATAAATCTACTTTCAAACGTAGGAGCCGATATCAGCCCTACAGTTCGCAAGGAAGCCCAGCGTGCTACGGTAGCCGCGGTAATAGTCGGTCAGGTAGCAGGAGCAGCCGTTGCTGCAGCTTCCTCAGGTTCAGGCTCATCCGGTTCATCCAGAAAACAAGAAACAAATAAGACAACTAGAAAGAACGGAAAATAAATTGAAGCACTTTATAAAAGCATTAATGAAGGACCTTGTAGATCAGGCATATACCTTATTAGGTTTGGCAACTGCGTGGGTTTTACTAGAGGGTTCTGCCCGTGATTTAGTAGGGAACATGATTCTAGTAACGCTCGGTATCTGGGTTCTCACCTTCTACCCAATGCGTTATGAAAAAGAAGACTCAGAACTAGAGGAGTAATACCAAATGTGTGGTGAAGAACTAAAGTGCAACCGTCAACACACCCACTCCTTAGAATCTAGATACCACGCATATGCAGCTCTCTGGCGTGCACAGGAAGCAGCAAAACCAGGACTTCTAACATGGAGAGAAGAGTCAACCATTATGTGGGAAGCTATGCACGAATACGATTCTGAACACCCTGGTAAAATTAGCTAGTGAAACGCTTATTCAATTACATCAAGTTCTATCTAGAACCCAATGGTAAAGACCTACGCCGAGAGGCATTCCTCTCTGCCAAGTTCTATTACATGGATAGGCCTTTCAATAACTACTATCTGAGAACCATCGAGTTCCAGACGTACCAACAAAACTACGTCCGGGCATATCGGGAGAACTATGCCAAGACTCAACTTAATAAGTTAACTTCTAACTAGGAGAGAAAATGGCAGCACCGAAAGTTAAGGTTCAATATAAAGAACCATTTGATAAGAAGCTACGTAACGACCAGTTCGGCAACATGGCACCTTATCGCTCACACCCCCACCGTGGAACCGACTGGTCTCCAAAGGAACTTAGCCCAATCCCATCTGCAGCTGATGGTAAGGTCACTCAGGTATTCTGGTCTAACGTTCTTGGCTGGGTTGTAGAAATCCTTCACGCAGATGGCGTTTACTTCCAATACTGCCATATCGCACCAAAGACTGTATGTGTAGACCCAGGGGAGCATGTAAAGCTTGGTCAGATCATTGGTAAGGTTGGTGGCGGTAAGAAGACTCCATCAGGTTCTGCCTCAACTGGAGCTCACCTTCACCTGGGTGCTTCTCGTGTTAAGAATGGCCACCTTGCAGCTTACGATAAGCTCATGGACCCAACTAAGTGGATTGTTGCTAACTCAGCTCCAGTTGCTACTCCTACAGCACCTGCAGCTCCAGCAGCTCCAGCTGTAACTTCAGCAGAGACTCTTGCTGCAGCAGTAGCACCAGATGCTCCAGTCGCAACGCCAGCAGCAGACATTGATTTCGTAGATGAAGTAGCTCGTCAAATGAATCTTGATATCCGTAAATATCCAAAGCTAGTTCCAGGATCTAAGAACCGTTACGTTGCTTATATCCAGACTAAGTTTAAGTTTAAGGTTATTAACGGCGTCTACGATGATCGCACTAAGAAGGTAGTAGTTGCTCTTCAAAAGAAGAACGGCTTTGTTGCTGATGGAGTTATCGGCAAGCTCACCTGGGGAAAGATCATCGAACTATAAACCCTTCCATGTCAAACGAAAAACCCCCGGCACACAACTACCGGGGGTTTTCCTTTGCGAAAGGAGTTGAAATGATACACAATAGCTACAAAACAGAAAAATAGCTACGGGATTATTCTAACACAGCTCACTAACGTGTTGGACCAAAATCATCATCATCTTCATCTAAATCATCATCTAGATCGAAATCCATTGCCTGATTTAGTGCATCAACAATATCCTGGAATGACTGATTGACTCGAATGATTTGCTTATTACGCACGTTCATCTCGATCATCTCAGCCTTATAAATCAGCTTAGACATCTTACGCTGATCACGCTCGGACAAATTCTTAAAGAGCGGGTTGTTCAAAAGCATAATAAAAATGTTCGACATGTGTCGCTGCTTTTGTAGTTTAATTAACTGTTTTTCTTTCATGCATCCGCTCCAGAGGGTTATCTCAAATAGATTCTATAGTAGATTGTTTAAGATTTCTACCAATAATGCTTTTGGTTTTGCACCAATTACAGAATGTACCACAGCACCATCTTTAAATACAAGCGTAGTAGGGGTACTTCTTATATCAAACTTCTCAAGTATAGCAGTAGCTTCATCTGCATTCAACTTAAAAAAGTTTGCCTTATCTGCAAAATCATTTGCAACAAGTCCCATCACGGGACTCATCATCTTACAAGGGCCACACCAAGGTGCCCAAATATAAATAACTGAAGCACCTTCAGCAATAGCCGAATCAAAGTCTTCAGCTACTAATTCAGTCAAAGCCATACTTAGTCCTCGATCTCTACATTTCTATATGAGTTAAAGTCTAGCAGCTCAAGCAGACCAGAATCTTCTTCCTCCAATACTACCTTTGTTGCATCAGAAGAAGCCTCTACATACCTAACAATTCCGCAGCGATAGCACTTATCAGAAGGGAAATAAGGAGAGTACATTGAAATACGACGACCAATCAGGTCATCATTAATATAGCTTGAATCAATAGGATCTCCCATAATTCAAGTGTAAAGGGGATAACACCCACTGACTTTAACGCCAATGACGGCGAGCACGTCTACGCTCGTCTCGTTCCCATCGCTCTTCAAAAGGTATTACAGACTCGAGCTCCTCCTCTAGATTAGGTTCCTTTAAGTCTGCAAGTAGGGGCTTATCAAGAATAGCTTTGCTATCTTCCAAAATAGAAGCACTTTCCTCACCCACTAAAGCATATACACCAGCGATAGTAAACTCACCCTCGGGATTGAGGGAATAGTCAATAATCTTAGCTACATGGCTATTAAACTTAAACCACTCACCCTCAGCTCTATGAGCTCTAAGTAGCCAGTGATAGACACTTTCCATATCCTCAGATCCAGGTATATATCCAAGCAATTTAGCATTTGCCATATCGATACTTGCTGGCTTTAGAGTAGGGTCACTTTTATTAATTAGTGACTTAAATCTAGAATCAGGGCGTTTGGATCTACCGATCTTTACATACCCATCACACTCGATGAAGTAGACATAGGTGGGTGGAGTCTGAGATAAGAGTGCCTTCAACGGCATATCAGCTAAACGTTCAATTTCTTCTAGCTTTTTATGTAGTCGAATCTTCCACTCTGCAACCGTACGTCGTTCATATGCAGAGAGCCAATCCTCTAACTGATCAATACTAAATAAACGACGACTACCATGATTTTGATCAGAATGTTTAGAGCAGTAGCCGTTATAGTTACCAGCATTTTTACATCCCTTACCAGTAGATGTAATCCCCTTGCAGTAATAATCAAAATCAGAACGATGGCAGAATACGCAACGATAAACTACTGTCCCACCATTAGGGCTAGTTTCCTCACGTTCTACACAATTTCTAGCATATGGCCCACTCGTCTGAGTACAAATAGAGTCAAGACTGTCTACATATAAAACAGTTGTTCTACCACCACGAGTCAGTTGGTCATAGCTTTTAACTAATTCACAATCACAACCAGCAACCATACACATAATAATTCTCCTTCAAAAAGAGATTACTATAGTTTTAGATAAAAAGCAAATAAGTTATTTTTCTAGCTTACTTTCCCACCCAGATGGCATACAACAGCCATCACAGCCATGAACAGCATCAGGAAAGATTTCATCAGGGTCAGGATGTCCAATACCATGCGTACAGATACGCTCGATATACCCTAAATCGCCACGCCAGTTCTGCTTCATACCACGCATATGGTGATCACTGCGGTTATGTAGAGTGCAATACTCTCCACGGCAGCTTAGTTCGTCATGGCACCAAATATATAAATGTGTATTCTCCAACAGCATCCGAGTCGACTGCAGGGCATCACTCATAGCGATCCACCTTCTCTATCTTTAATACAGGGGTAGAGTATCGGTATGTAAAGACATCATCGTCATCGGCAATATCATTAGTCCAAATTCTCATCTCTTTACCGACTTCGCAAGACACTGTTATGAACTTAAACCATTCACCATCTCGGCGAAGAGTATCTCCGGAGTTATTAACTCTCATACCCTTAAGGTCATCAAAATCTAGCAGGTAGACACTATTAGCAGCAGTATCTACCTTATACATTCCAGACTTAATACCATTTAGGTTTTTTATATCTAGCATTATCCACCTACCGAATTCTGCATACGCAGCATCTCAACTACGATACGCTCAGCAGTTTCTTCACTAAAACCCTCATCCATTGCTTGCTTCTTAACACCAGCAAACATTGCAATGAGATTCTTGCTCTCCTCCAAGAAAGTAAGCATTGGAGTATTATCTATCATTAAAAGTACCATCCTCTACTTCAGCATATCTATTTAAATTTGCTTCATATTCAACAAGTTCAGGGTATTTAGCTAGATACTCGATCTGTAATGCAACAGCCCGAAGCCAGTCCGTATCTATATACATAGCATCAGGACCAGCATCTTCACAATAGCAGTTGTATTGATTTCTGTCAACTGCTTCTAGAAGCTTCCCTGTCCAATACTTTATTCCATCTAGCGATGCACTCATTAACTTCTCCCCTTTGTGACTACATCAAATGCCACGGGCGTATAGTCAATCTGCTCAACACTAACATTAATATACCAAGGATCGGCCATATTCTGCTCATGCAGATGCCCATGGATATTCCCACCCGGATAACGCAACTTCTGCTCAATAGCCACAGGAATATGAGTAAGAATAAAGTTACCCAACCCATGGGACCCACGAATATCATAGAAATGAGGGGTATAGAACTTAAGTTTCTGGATATCATGGTTACCTTTTATAAGTACCTTGCGACCATTCAGTTGAGACATAATGTCTAAACTTTTAGAGTTCATAGTTACATCACCAAGGTGGTACACCTTATCCCCCTGCTTAACTACAGAATTCCAATTCTCGACTAACGCCTCATTCATTTCTTCCACAGAGTCAAACGGGCGGTTAGCATATTTAATAATGTTGGCATGGCCAAAGTGAGTATCGCTTATTAGAAAAATATTACTCATCTACTTCTCTCCTTTTCTCAACTCTGCAAGTTTCACAGGCCCATCTAGGAATTGCCCGCAGTCTAGGCATTGAAGCCGATTCCAATTTGGAGTAGCAAAGATAACCTCGTCACCATAGATTCCACGAAGATTAGAATGAGGGCAACGACTTTTCTTACTCATTTACTTCTCCCGTGATAAGAAACATAAGATGAGCAATTATGCGTGAGTCATTTGGGTTTTCGGTTTCAGTAGTTCTCAGCAACTTGATAATGCGTTCCTCAGTTGCCTTAGCAACCTCTGCATCGTGCTGTTCAAGCCATTCATCAAAAACATCACTATTCCAGAAACCTCCATCAGTAAAAAGTTCCCTTATCCTTTCGGTTGTTGCGATTTCGTTCATTTACTTCTCTCCTTTGAAAGTCCAGAAAGGATTCGTTGAAACTACTCCACATTCACATTTAGCAGTTGCTTGATTTTCGAGAAAATCAAAGCCACAGTGATGACTCTGACGACGCAAAGACATCTCCGGGTCCTCCGCTAGTAGGCGGTAACCTTTCTCTACTGCATCATCTACAGACTTCTCTTCTTCTATGTAAGGATTAGGGATACAGTCTTTATCCCAGTCTTCCCCTGCCTCTCCATGCTGATGTTCCCAGACATCTCTTTCTCCAGCATCAAAACCTTCTGCCCAAGCTTTAGCCTTCACTTGCTTCAGCCAACGATCAAACTCAGCATCAGCAATATCTATTGACACCTCTATAGGACCATCATACCAATCACTATAACGCTCACGAACATTCTCGGTTGTTGGCATAAAGTTTGTGCAAGGGTTGTGCTCACAAGATACATCACAATATTTAGACACTTCTATTCCTTAATCCCCAAATGAGCATCAATAATACGATTTATATAGTGATTACGTAGACTCATAACCGCCAACAACATTGTCATTTTATTTGCTTGCGGAAGGTCATTCCACTCCACACGAGTACTCTCCTGGGTAGACCACCCAGTAATTTTTGCAGCTTCCTCGTACGCATTGTGGAGATGCTCGCAAGCTTCATCAAGTCCACCCTCTAGAAGTTCAATACTTTCCTGATACTGGAGCTTACGTCCCTTATTGATCCCATTAGTAAAGGCTTGCTCTACAGCTTCATCCATAGCAGATTGCTTAGGGATATTTCCTAGATTCTTGCTCATAGTTACCTCTAATACCAGTCCGGATCAAAACCAAGCTGAGGTTCCAGCGGCTTAGCAGGATCTGCTAAAATAACTAAGCCTAACTTCTCTGCATCTTTTGACTTACGAAAAACTTTTTCTAGTCGTGCAAGATCTTCCTTGCGGTGCTTGATCTGGCTTACGCCAATCTTCTTGATAAGTGCGCCCTTAAATAGGCCTGGAGTCTTAGCTTCAACCTCAAGGATTGCCTCACGGAGCACATCATTTTCGTGAGTTAGCTTATCAAGATCTTCCTTATACTTAGCAAGCTTTAGATTAACCTCAGAATCATCGCGATAGACTACGGTTGGTCCATCATCATACATGCAAGGCATTTCTTCTCCTAGTTAGGTGATTACTCTTTATGCCAAACTTCCACACCTAAGTACCAGTGAATAATCTCTAGAGTAAAAGATCTATCCCAAAAATTGAAATCAAATCCCAAACCCCAGTGATCAGTTTGACCAGCGTAGAGACTAACTCTTCCGCCTACAGTTAAACGTACACTACCAACCCATGACTTGTCAAGTTTAATAAATCTATTCTTCAATATAAACTACCTCGGTACTTAGCCACCAAGATTCTCTTCCACTTATGTAGAGTAGCTTTCCAACTTCTGGCTTACTAAATGGGTAATCCCATATCTCACCTAAAGTCTTAACTGTAGTTGGTATAGCCTTCATATAGAATGCCTTGAAGGCATCAATGCATTCTCCAGAAGCATCATATTTATGGCAGACTCCACTTACATTATCAATATCATATAGTGAACCGCTAATAGTTTTAATCTTCATCAGGTATCGTAATCCGTAAAAGGTAGGCTAATATATTGAACTGGTTCTTTACGCTGCTTAAGAACTTTAATTACATAGCGGTTAGCAGCCTTAACGCTACGGCAGTATTTTAATGGAACCCACCCATTGCTAACTTCAGACTTACCCTGAACCCAGCCAGCATAACGGGTCTGCCAATCACGTTTGAATCGAAATTCAATCATTTTAAATTCTTCACTCATTTAGTATCTCTTTCCAAACTTAACTACTAAAATTCTAGAACCAAGAAAAATATCTAAGGTATAAGTACGTGGACCTCTAATACCATTACCCTTGTAACCCCAAAGCTGCCATCCCCAGTATTTAGATAGGTGGTCAGTCTTCTTGAGGTCAAGCCATCGAAATCTAATCACGTTTATATATCTCCTCGAAGAGCTTACGTTGGCGCTCTCTGACTTCAGGTGGAGTTACATATGGTTGGATCTCTTCATCGAGATCCTCGTACTCCTTTTCAATTCTACCGCGAGCGCCACCAATATCGTAACCAGCAGCTTCATGTAAATCCAAATGAGCTAGAGCCTCACGAGGAGTTTTAAACTCAGCAAACCCAACATATTCATCCTCTTCTGGAGGAGTTAGCCAACACCCACAACACTGAATAAACCCGCCAGTGTGCTCGAACATATAGATATCAGAACTACTAAATCGTGCAAAACTCATTCGATACTCATTCCCCAGAGATCTTTCAAAAATAAAACAGCATGTTCAAAACCATCAACATATCCAGGTTCATCAGAACGTAGATCAATAACAGCGTCTAGTTCTTTCTGAAGAAACTTTATACTAGACTCCTGATTACGAAGGGCACCCTCTTCCATCACTACAGTAATAGCCAACTCCTGAGCCTCAGTTAAACCATCTAGCTCAATCTTCTCTGTTTTATCTGACATATTAACCAAGGTATTCCAACTCTCCAGCCTCTGCTTTATTTAACAACTTACCCCACTCCTTCATATCTGTATCCCAGATACCGGTTCCAGAGTAGTAGTAGAGATTAGCCTTATCGTCTTGATACCAACCCAAAGGGATATTAGGAATTGGCTTCATTTCCTTCTCTGCCGGAACCTCTACACCTTCAGGTGCCAACTCCGGAGCAAGCTTTAACCCATGAGGATCAACGTATCTAGGAATAGCCGTAGGATCCAGCTGCTTCCACTCTCCAGACACATGCGGCTCAGTCTTCATAACATACATAATGCCATTCTTCTTACGTAGATAGAGCATATCATTATCATTTACAGCAATACTATTTGCCCAGGCATCTACAGTTTTAATTTCGGTATCAATAATTTCCATATCTTCATACGGGTTTGTCAGTCCTGCAAAGATTCTTTCAATCTCGTCTGCGGTTTCTTCATTCATCCTATGAACTCCAACTTCCCTGAATAAAACTTATTAGTAAGATCTTCACTAACTACTCGACCAGCATTCTTCCAATAACCCTTACCTTCATAATAGAACAGATCTGCTCTAGCATCCTGATACCAGCCAATAGAAAACTCAGGTATATCACCTAAAAAAGTTCCAGCACTAATATTTTCGGGATACTCACTAGAAATGCTGATATTACGAATATCAACACCTCGATGCCCACTTCCATTGTCCTGAACAATATTTACCTGAAACCCGTCAGGAGTTCTAACAATGGAACCAACCTGACCAACAACAGGCATCATCTCTATAAGTTGTTCCAATACAGTAGCCATAATCTATCTATCCAATCTTCAGAACTAAACTAGAGCCAGCTCCAACTACAACTCGATAATACCCTACTCCAGTAATATTTGCAAATTTATTTGGAGTTACTGCCAATACAGTCCAAGTAACTCCATCCTTACTCTTCTGAACGGTATAGCTAGAAGAGTTACCGGACCAACTAAGTACTCCATTAATTACGGATAGTCCAGTTGGCTTTACCTCTGTAGGCTTGCTAACAAATCCAGCATTAACCATCCCATTCACTACTCCACCAACCAAGGCACCACTAACCTGAGCAGGAGTTGCTTTAGGGTTACGTTCTAAATACAAAGCAGCTATACCACTGACAAATCCAGCAGCCATAGAAGTACCAGTCTTTACTACACTACCAGCAGGATTAAAAGCATCTTCAGAAGTAATAAGCCCACCAGGAGCCCAAACATCAACGCAACTTCCAAAGTCCGAGTCAATAGTCTTCATACCATTTAGATTTAGACCGCCAACCGTAATAGCCTGACTAACTCCAGCAGGACTGTAGTTACAAGCATCACTACTCAAGTTTCCTGCAGCAACTACTGGAACTAACCCAGCAGAATACAAACTAACTACTGCAGCATCTAGAGCAGGGGTTTTATTTAGAGCAAGGCTCATATTGACCACACCTGGAGTACCCTTAGGGTGACTCTTAATTACCCAGTTGATTGCAGATATAACCGTTGCAGGATTGACTCCACCGCTACAGTCTGCAACCTTTAGAGAAACAATCTGGGCACTACGTGCTACACCAAACTGACTACTGCCAATGATTCCAGCAACGTGAGTACCATGACCATTGCAGTCAGACATATCTCCGCTTAGGCGTCCACTAAATCCAGGGTCATTAGCAACACCAGTATCTAGAACATAAACACGAACACCAGTACCGCTTGCACCAGCAGGTACTTGGACAGCATCCAACCCCCACGAAGCAGAGACAGCATTAGCAGGAGTTGCCCCAAACATGAGCCCCAGGGCAGTCAGGGCAATCAATGACTTTTTCATAGTGCAAAACTATAGCACTATTAGCTATTTGTCAACTATTTAAGTGATATAGTTTTTATATGGAAAATAGTGTAGAACATCCAAACTGGTTTGTAGAGACAGATGTAATTTCTATCTTTGAAAAGAACCTATCTGAATATACAGGCAAGAAGCTAGACTTTCTTCAGATCGGAGTCTTCACGGGAGACGCCTCCCTCTGGCTAATCGAGAATATTCTTACCCACCCTGAATCCACCTTAACTGATGTAGACCCTTGGATGGGTGACCCGGGGTTAATAGGTTTTGACTGGGAGACGGCCTATATTGCCTATAAAGAAAAAATGTCTGACTACTTTGGAAAAGTAACTCCACTTCAAATGATGAGCGATGAGTTCTTCAAACAAAATACTAAGACCTATGACATTATCTATGTCGATGGTGATCACGTGGCTAGTGCAGTACTGAGAGATGCAATACATGCGTTTGACTGCCTACGTGACGGCGGGCTTCTTATATTTGATGACTACGAGTTTGGCTATCACGCAATCCCATCACGCTTTGCCCCGAAGGATGCAATTGATGCATTCCTTCAAATTCACTGGTTCGAGTTTGAAAAAGTATTTGAAGGACGCCAAATGTGGATTAAGAAGGTAGACCGTTTAGCTCAGAATAAAATTTATAACTGGCAGAGCCCAGCTAGAGAAGATGCAAGAACTGACCCACATTTTGTAAATACTTCAGAGATTTAGATTAAATGAATAGTTTCTTCAACTAAAGAAGCAAGTGCTTCTAAATCAGAATTATTAGATAAAACCTTATTGAAACTATAACCATCAAGAGCAGTTTCCGATATATGGCTATTAGCTGGACCAACACCATTACGCTCAATACGCCAGACTCGACCACCTAGATCACGAATAGCTTTAGCTTCATTAGGAAAACGAACATCAGCAAACACAATCTTACTTCCATCAGGAATGCTGTTAATAGCTGCGTTTACCCAAAAATCTTCACCCCACATATTGCGACCAATCTCGGTACCGAGGCGTTGAAGCAGGGGTCGAATCTCAGTGCTGTTACTCTTTAACTCATCCCAGCCAACCCGAACTGCCTGTGACAAGTAAGCACGTCCTTCACCAAAATCAATATTTGGATCTAAAGTTAGTAGGGCCTGCTTCATAGGATCTGCAAAAGACATTTTTGTATAGCCATAGTTCTCAACTAAATAGTCAGCAACTGTATCTTTCCCAGAACGAGCATAGCCACTCAGCCCAAGCACGGTAACACGAGGGATAAGTTGACCATCTTTATTAAGAACCATCAATGGAAGACCTAGAGCTTTGGCTACAGTAACTTCTAAAGAAGCACCCTTAGATTTTTGCCAACCAGGAAGTAAGCAAACCATATCTACATTCATCACATGCGGTAAATCACGGCGCATATAGTCAGACCAAAGATGATTAGGGTGATCGACTGGCCCAGCTGACTCTAAAGCTTCTTGAACCGTTGCACCATCATTATGCGCAGGATTAATTACTTCATAGCCAAGCTTTTCTAACTGAGCTTCAGCTTCGAAAAATGCAGGGAAATTCCATTTAGGGAGACCCGTCATTGGGCCAGCGATGTAAACCTTAGTCATAAATTACAGTGTAGCTCCACCAACTGGTCGACTGCAAGCAGTTAGCTCACCAGTCTGTAGGGCATCAAGAATACGAAGAGTCTCCTGTGCATTACGTCCAGTATCAAGACCATTAACAGTAACATGCTGAATCACATTATTAGGATCAACTAGGAAGGTAGCACGGAGTGCAACACCACTTTCGTGACGGACACCCATACCATCAACTAGAGATCCATCCCACGCATTGTGGCGAGTATCAGCAAACATCCAGCTAGTTAGCTTTGCAAGATCTGGGTGCGCTTCTTTCCAAGCAAGCTTGCAAAACTCATTGTCAGTAGATCCAGACATAAGAACTGCACCACGAGCTTCAAACTCAGCATTAAGCTTGTCATACTCAATAATCTCGGTAGGACATACAAAGGTAAAGTCCTTAGGATAAAAGACAATAACCTTCCACTTACCCTCAAAGCTCTTTTCCGTGAGCTCTTGAAAATAAGTTCCATCATCAAGAAGAGTAGGAGAAACTCCAACTACCTTGAAATCATAGATTGTGTCTCCAACAGTTAGCATTACGCCTCCTTTATTTCTGCGACTACGGCTTCTGCGATAGCTTCTGCCTTCATCGTCATCTGCTGCTGAGGGGAGATACTCCATCCGCCAACAACCTCCGGTTCAATATTTGTGTAAGTTCCATTAAGCTTTTGCTTAACGATATGTGCTACTTCTTTTGCAAAATCTTGCAGTTCATCTTCAGGGCGTACATACCACCCACCAACTAATTTAGACATGCAATAACACTATCATGCAAAAAAAGCAAATTAGGTGTACAACTCGAGGTTTAGTTGACCAATTGGTATCAAATCTTCATTAGGTACAAAGTAACCATCTGGTCTACCAGATCCATCATTTCTTAGGTATTTAGGATCCTTAGCACTATCACCATAGGTATATCCTTGAATCTTAAGATTAGGGGCATAACCACTAACTAAGATATATACATCTTTTTCAGAGTCAGCAGGGCGAACTATGAGGCTATAGTTGTGGCTCCACGTCCAGCGAACCTGAATCTTCGATCCCAGATCGGCAGACTTAAAAGTATCTACGCTACCATTCCAATAGATGTCATAATATTTTGCGACTGCAAGCTCAGCACAAGCACCTTCAATATTGTCGGTCCACCCAGAACCTTGGCTATACCCATGAGCATTAGCTCTCTGATCTTTAATAGATGATACACACCTCTGTACGGCAGTACTTGCTGCCATGTGAACCTCGAAAGGTTCCAAAGTAATTTCTGGTTTAATAAATTCCATAGCCTATTTCTTTCTGTTTGACTAGTAGATTACAACGGTATATAGTAATAATCAAGTAACTAATAAGGAGATGTTATGGAAATTAAAGCAGGAGCAGGTCAGCTACGAGGTGTTCGAGTTCTACCAGACCCTAAGGGGATTCTACTTAGCGTATTCACCCATTTTGATGGGGTTCAGTACGGTTATCTAATTATCCCATCTGAAGGTGAGCCAGCAGTATATGATGGCGAGAACTGGCACCCAATCCATACGGGTTCTGCAAGTGATCTATCTGATATTGCAACTAAGCAGTATGAGGCAGCAATCGCGGCTCTAGAGGAGAATCCAGAGTATCAGCAGATTGTAGCAGCTATATCAGTATCAGCCTAAAAAAATAAACCCCGTGCTAATCACACGGGGTATATTTTTATTTTCTAGGATCTATTGCATAGTTTGGATTGTACTCAATAGAAGTATCAATCACATCGAAGAAATGCGTGAGAACATTTAATCTAGTTCCGGAAGTAACCAAATTAACCCCATGACGGGTATAGAACCCAGGAAAGAACACTAGGTCACCAACTTCCGGCTTAAGGCTTGTAGCTTGCTCTTCAAAAACTAATTCTCCACCCCCATAGTCATCAGATAGAAATAGACCACATACATAGGTCATGCTATTTAATGAATCTATATCCTCTTTACGGTAGTCTCTATCATCATGATGTGAGTGGAGTAGGGCACCCTCGTGCATGAAGTTAGCATGAGATCTATTAAGACCAAAGGTACCCTTCATCTTATAGTTATCTAAGAAGAACTTATAGGCAAATTGAACCATATTAACCAGTCGGTCATCTGGATCATAATCAAACTTCTTAGGAGGATTTCCAAAGAACTCCACTGGACCACCAAGACCAATGTTCCCATAGAATTCTCTAGGGTCATAGTCTTCATTCTCTATGAAATGCTCAATCAGCGGAGCGCACTGCTCCGGAGTTAGGTATCCCTTAATTATGTGATAAGGCTGCATTTATAACCCCAAGAGCCCAGCCGACACATTCAGTGCTTTCTGCCTCAAACGCCTCAATAATCTTTAGCTTCATGTCTTCTGCGCCCAGCTCATAGCCAAAGGTAGACGAGGAATCAATAGCCTCTGCAATAGCATCATTTAATACTTCTTTTGCAGCCATTGCAGCTTGAACTGCAGACCCTATCTTAGAGATGATAACATCATCTGGGTCAGCGGAGAATTCAAAATCAGTTATAGACATTACGGAGCAACGCGTCCATTCTTGTTAAAAGTTTCATAAGTTACTGGCATCTTCTCAGCAAAGAAGCATTCCATCTTCTCAGCAACCATCTCAATCTCCCGCTGAGGGAATGAAGGGAAGTGGGTTCCTTCACGAGTAGTACGCAGGCTCAGGAAGTTCATCAAGCTACGAGCATTCATGGTTACGTACATTGAAGAATAAGTATTTACAGGAAGAACTGCACGAGCTACTTCACGAGCAACTCCGGCCTTAAGCATCTCTTGATAGTGCTCGTATGCACTCTTGCTAGCCATGTAAATCTCTTGACGAGTAGTAGAGAACTGCTCCTTAGATCCATCTACAAATATGTAGGCTCCAGGCTTACCCTGCTGAACAAGCTTACGCTCTTCATTAGGGGTATAAAAAATAGGAGCCAACTCCTTATAACGACCGCTCTCTTCATTGTAAGAGGCAATGCGGTGACGCATGAACTCACGGAAGACGAAGATTGGAGCTTCAATATAGAAGGTAAAAGCATTGTGCTCAAATGGCGACCCGTGACGGTCACGCATTAGGTAGTTGATGAGGCCCTTATCTCGGTTCTCATTGGCCTCGGCTCCAGTGGATACACGGGCAGCCATGACGACAGCATCGTCAGATGCCATAGAGTTGATCAACTCTACAGTTACATCAGATCTAAATTCAATATTAAGCATGAGACCATGCTAACACATTAAACCTTCTAAATCAGCGGTATCCAGTGCTGCTCGAACTCTTCTTTATGCTTATTAGAGATAATATCTTTTAGCGGAACAACATCATAAGCAATAGTGATTCTTTTACCAAGCCACTCCCACTCCATCTGGGTATGCGGGTGACCCATCTCAGAGAGAATAGCTCTATTATTCTTATTCACATTTACCTTAGTTTTACCAAACACCGAGTATAGAGTCTCAGATGGCTCTGCATTTACACAGTAGTAGCCGTGAAAGTTAGGGGCACCCTCTAATCCATGCTCGTGCCAGCCTAAAAGACCTTCACCTCGGTGATTAATATTGAACCAACCTTGGACCATATACTGCTGCTTATCAAAATCAATGCCATAGTAGTCACAGGCTTCATGAACCATTTCAGAGACTGCAACAAACAATGAATGAATAGCAGGGATATGAAACTGAAAAACATTATATTGACGCCACTTTGCAGTAGAAACACTTCCGGCTTCTAAAAAGACTTCACCTTCAGCTAGTACTGGAGTAACCCCAAGTAGCTTAGCTTCCTCGATCTTTTTATATCTATCTTCAAGATTAGCTGCAAGTTCTAATAGATCAGAGTCTAGATATCTTTCAAAAAATCTATGCTCTCTATCCGTAGTACTAAATCCTGAAGGAGCCAGAGACATCAGCTCATTATATTTATCCATGGCTATCCTTCAAAAAATCCCATTGATGACACATTACCGTACCGTGAAAAGAACATAATTAATGCAATACGAACACCAGAAGTTATTGGATGAACCTCATGGATGTGTTCAACATCTCCTTTAAAGAAGAATAGAGATCCAGCCGAGGGGGTGTATTTAAGTTCTTGCTTAGGAAATTCTATCTCTCCACCAGAGAAATCCACCCCACCGCCAGAGTTAAGGTAGAGAACAGCTGAGTACTCTAGCTCTTCCGGAATACCGTCATCACGGTAGGTAGAGCCATCCAGCTTCGTACTATCAGAATGCATAGGGATTCCAGGGCCCTCGTAGAACTCCGTATAGCTAGCATTAACTAGTGACATATCAAGATTAAATCCAATTTCGATAGCTTTTCTAGAACTAACTAAGGCTGAAGTAAGTAGCCGTATTCGAGAGTCAGTAAGTGGATCACCCGAGTAAGCAAGAGCTGGATTGTCAATTGCTACCTCCGAGGCAATCTCCGAGTTAGGGAATCCAAGTGCTACCCGATGTGTAGGACGCTCATCTCCAGATATACACCTAGGAGATAGAAGGGCTATTATTTCCTGACATTCGGAGTCAGTAAGAAACTTCTCCAGCTCTACAGGGAAATCACTCATCTCCAAAGATGACCATTCTCTTCAAAATATCTGTATCAGAATCTAATTGGAAGTCTTTACATCTATCAAAGAACCAACTATTCCCAGGTTCAAAGTGGAATAGGAGAATTTCATATTCGTTATTCTCTGGATCTGGAAGAGGTTTACGGTAGTGCTCGAGCTTACTTCCAACAAAGCACAAAGCTTGATTAGGTTCTAAATAGTATGGCTTCTCATCTATATAGATAGGCCATGGCTCCGTTTTCTGAGTTAGACAATAGTCAATCGTATACTCACCAGCATCCATATCTAGATGATGTGGAAGCCTAGACCCTTCCCAAGCATACCTAGCATAGGAAGAATAGCTAGTTTTAATAGTTGGATCGCCAAAGACTTCACGAGCAACAGGTTCCAGCTGAGAGCTGTAATCTCTTTCAAGCTCATTGTTGTATACCAAAAATCGCCTACAATATGGATCATATTCACGATTTCGACCAGGCTCATGCTTAAGCTCATGGATGCGAGCAATCTGTTCGTCTGTAAAGACGTTATCAATTATGACTGGCTCTAGCATGGATATAATTTTAGCATGTTAGAAAACGAGTACGAGGACAACCTAGATATCAGCGAATACGCTAAACAAGGGTTTCCAGACCCCACCCCCGGTAAAGAAGAGATGACTTTCGAGGAGTGGCTACGCTACGGGTCATCCCGATACTGGACCTCAGCGCCAATCTGTTTTACTCATGACGGAATACCTCCAGAGAAGGAGGACTGCCACCATTACATCTTGGTATACAAGAATTTTAACCAAGCAATGGAATCAACACAAGAGTTTGCACCAGCAACTTGGAGGCACCACTCCCGTGGATTCAAGTGGTGGAATAAGGAAGTTTAGTCTTCTTTAGATTCCTTGAATAGCTTATATACATAATCAGGACCCTCAGTAAAATACCAATGGTCCTCGGGGCAGAAGTGGAACATGATCATTTCCACTCGATTATTCTCTGGATCTGGCATATCGTATCTACCATGAGCATCATGCCCACCCATAAAAGCTAAAGCCTGGCCCGGCGCTATAAAGAACTCTTCATCCTCAATAACCACACCCCAGGGCGTAACCTGAGAGACGCAGTAGTCAAGGGTATATACACACGCATTCTGGTCATGGTGCATTGGAAGTCTAGATGTTGGTTGGTTGTAGTCAACATATGCTGAATAAGTTGTCTTTAAGGTTTCATCACCAAAGATCTGACGAGCAAGTGGTTCTAGTTTCTTACTAAAGTATTCTTCTAGTTCAGCAAACTTACGGATGCGTCGATCATGGGCTTTATCTGCCCATGACTTAAGATATGACTTCGAATCAAGAAGTTCACGTAGAGCCAACTTATCTTCTTCAGAAAAGACATCTGAAATAATTACTGGATTAAAGTGCATACATTAATCCTACAATGGAGCCGCCTATCGGACTCGAACCGATAACATCCGCGTTACAAAGGCGGCGCTCTGCCAATTGGAGCTAAGGCGGCGTGGCAGTCCCAGCGAGAATCGAACTCGCCCTACCGCCGTGAAAGGGCGGCGTTCTAACCGATAAACTATGGGACCATATTCAATTAAAAGGATCGTTCTTTATCTCTACGCTCTAAATAACATTTAGGGCAGTAGCTACCTTTAAATCTTATACGATGCTTTCGACAAGGATAGCCCTTCAAAGATTTAAATTGGCCAAACATAGTCATAGCTTTCCGGCTTCACTCCAGAGTCTTCAGGCCAACCCCATTGCGAATACCATTCATAATCTTTATTAAGAAGAGCCATTCGATGAGATGCAGCAACTTCCTTAAATACTTTAGCATCAGTAACCCAACTCGGAGCAACTGCTTGAGTATTTTCAAGCAAGCCTAGCGAGATAGCAGTCTTAATAGTTGACTTTGCTTTATCACCAATAGTTGACTTATAGCCACGACGAATCCACTCATCCACCATTGCCTGGATATATAGGTAGAGTGATATCTCATGACCACGCCACATTTTTACAGCTGGATGGTTTACCCAGCCTTTAGGGGCACGGTGATTTCCCTGCGGGTCTAGTTCGAGTAGAGTCATAAGAATCTGCCAACCCTCAAGGGCATTTTTATTAAGGCGACGGTTGTCTAGAAGACGTGCGCAAGATTCAAAAGATTCAGTTGAGGGGACAAATGACTGCATTTTTTATTCTCGTTTCTTTAGAGTATTTTTATCATACCCTAAAGACTCTATAAAGTCAACCAACCGTTTATTTTCAGATAATAATGATCTATAGGCGTGCATCCGCTTAACATTATCTCTTAAAGGTATAGCCTCTAAATGCTCCGGATTAACACATAGTCTATTTCTACATAAATGGTCTATAGTTTCTCCAGGCTCCAGCACCCTTACCAGTTCTTCAAAAATAATTCTATGAACCATAACTTGTTTCCCAGACAAAGATATCTGCGGATAGCCCTTTTTTCCAGAGACCCTACCATTCCAAGACCAGCAATATTCAGTTTTTTCTATATTTTTATTAATTCTATCTAGAATAGAGACTTGATTTGAGAGGGTTGTAAGTTCTTTTCCCAGTCTTTGCTGACGCCAATGGGCACCACACAGCCCTTTAGATATCTGATTATTGACACACGAAGGAAAAGAGCAAGGGATTGAAGTTACAGAATTACCTTTAATGGTTAGTGGTCTCAGGGGTTGATTTCGTTTTAATTGGCTATAGTGGCCAGAACATACGTCACGAGCGTATTTCTTATTTACACACTTATTAAAGGAGCATATTTCTATCATATATAGATAATAACATATTTTCAATAAGCAGAATATCTATATTTTGGCAAAAAGTGGCGATCCTGAACGGGCTTGAACCGTCGACCTCCGCCGTGACAGGGCGGCGCTCTAACCAACTGAGCTACAGGACCATGTATTTAAGTATAGCGCCTCATGTAGGATTTGAACCCACGGCCTACCGGGTAGAAACCGGACGCTCTATCCGCTGAGCTAATGAGGCATTTCTATTAGTTTAGTGATATCAGTATAGATGTCAAGTGCAGTTTCCTTAGGACCTCCACCTCTATATATGTATAATTCTTCAGGAGAGTAGTCGCCAATATTATCTATAGATAAAGTATCAACCGGTCTACTATAGTCAGCTGAACACGAGACTATTGAGCTAAGTAGGATCTCAGACCCATACGCATTAGACAGTTCTAGAATTTTTTCCGAGCTAGTCCAGAGCAGTTCTTTATTACACAAAATAGCATCGCAGCCAGCAGCTAAAGAGATCTCCAGTAAATAAAAACTAGATATGTGATCACTACTAACATCGATAAATACATCAAACCCAGAGTCAAAGAACTCAGATACGGAATTGGTATAGAGATATTTATTGTATTTTCTAGCCTTAGTAGTGTCTTTAACCAGTATTGATGCTACAGATATCTGACTATCTCCATCCAGAAGAGACAGCAATTCTTCACCTACTTGACCACAGCCAACTATACCTACGCGGATACTGCTCAACTATGAACTCCACACGAAAGAGGTAATGACATATCTAGTTGGACCGTCACCGACAGACTTAACTCCATGCACAAAGTCAGGGCCAGCAGCAAAAATAACCAGGCTTTTCTCAGGAAACCTATAGCTCAAACCCTTGTTAGGAAAGTATAGTTCTCCGTCTACAAAGTCTTCATTGAGATATAAAACACTAGCAAAAGCTATCTTCTCGTCGTAAGCCTGATCGTGGTGCTCGGCTAAAGAAACACCTGTATATTGGCGTTGTACATTGATAAAAGGTTTAACTAGCAGCGTACCAGCACTGCTTAAAAATTTATACAATCTGTCAGCAAGTTTGAAGCTTAGGTCTAGATCAGGGACCGAGATACATTTGTCCAACCAAAACTCATTTACATGGTTTTGAATATTAGCCAATTCTTCTTTACCGTGGCGATACTCCACTTCTCCTCGTAGAGTTTCCATATACGAATCAGCCCACTCAGATTCAGGAGCAGACTTGCAAACATTTAAAAGATAGTTATGCTCTTCATCAATAATAAAGTTTCTAATTAGATAGATACCGTCTTCTAGCTCCTCGAGAATCAGGCCATCTATTGTTGTAGGGGTTAGTCGCATTATTCCTCCACTACTATTATGGTCCCTGCAGCGAGACTTGAACTCGCAATCCCGAAGGCGGCTGATTTTAAGTCAGCTGCGTATACCAATTCCACCATGCAGGGGTGAGTCGAGGTTGTGGGACTTGAACCCACGACGACCGAATTATGAGTTCGGGGCTCTAACCAGCTGAGCTAAACCTCGTGTCCATCAGTCTACAGCTAAACTCCTGTAGAACCAAATCCACCTTCGCCACGATCTGACGATGGGAGAACCTCTACCAACTCAAAGTCAGCAGATACAAATTCTTGAATAACTAGCTGAGCAATACGATCTCCACGACGGATAACAAAATCAGCATCGCCAGCATTATAAAGAATAACCTTAATTTCACCACGATAACCGGAGTCCACGGTTCCAGGGGTATTAAGAACAGTAACGCCATTACGAACAGCTAAACCACTGCGAGGGTGCACTAGACCTACATAGTTATCTGGAAGTGCAATCGAGACTCCAGTAGGGATTAGGAAGCGCTCTCCAGGAAGAAGTACGTAGTCGATAGCTGACTTAAGGTCAGCACCGGCATCACCGTGCTTTGCGTAGGATGGCATAAAGTCAGGACTAGTTGCAGTAATTTGAATTTTTGTCATGCGACTACATTACTACAGATAAAGAAAAAACTCCACGCCTTCCCGGGCATGGAGTTTAATCGCCAATGAAATAACCTAGACCGGAAACCAGCCCCTCAGTTGTTGGCACAACCTTCTCGATTACTCCGTAGTTTCTAGGGTCACGATCCCTACACACCCCTAACCCATCCCGCGAAGATGGCGATGTGGCTCCTTGCGAAACCTGTACATGTAGCATTTTAACCAAGTGCAAAGCACCGAGCGGATAGCGAGAATCGAACTCGCACCTTCAACTTGGAAGGATGAGGCACTACCATTATGCAATATCCGCGTAGCTGCGTCCAGCTACTTTTATTTTATATCATTCTCATAGTCACCGCTACACCAATTCGCGAAAATGGTCCTCCGACGTTATTTCCTTTTTAGGGGACGTGGGATATGCTGACTGCAATACATCATCACGGTTAGTAGATTAGATTAACATAACTTATTCATGAAGTCAAACTAAAAATACAGTTAAAAATAAAACACCCTGGCACTCTTTCGAGCTTGTTCCAGGGTGTTTAGTGTGAATAGGTGGAATGCTTTTTACCACCAGGGCCTAGCTATTACGGTCCAGTAGATCCGCTTTTGAGCCCACATGACGTTTGTCCGCTAAGACGATCCGCTAAGATCCGCCACTGCCTTACCTGCCCCATATAGCTTTGCAGGTTATTCAGCCATACTCCAAGATTTCCGTCGAAATCTTGTTGTCTATACTCTAACACACTTTTATTAGAAATGTTAGAAATTCTTATTTTTATTTTTAACTGCTGTCCCACCAGGACTCGAACCTAGAATGACGGTACCAAAAACCGTAGTGTTGCCGATTACACCATGGGACAAGTGGAGGAAGATGTGGGATTTGAACCCACGGTGGCTATTAACCACGACAGTTTTCAAGACTGTTCCGTTCGGCCGCTCCGGCAATCTTCCATTCGCTCTTCGTGCTCACCAGTTTTTTGCATGCTGGAAGCTATCGCCAAGAGCTCTATATGCTAGATGGTCGCTGCAGGCTCCGGACCTGAATGTCCTCACCAGTTTGCATCTATGGCTCCACCAGGGTCGGTTTCGCATACAGATAGCAGTCATAGAAATTATTCAGATTTCTATCTTGCGCTGCCCCTGTTGGAGTCGAACCAACAAACCTTCGAGTTAACGGCTCGCTGCTCTGCCAATTGAGCTAAGGGGCATTATTTAGCCCTAGAGGTCCGCCCACCGTCCGGAAGGCTCCCTCTAGCACTTGTCCTACCGTACCTTGGACCATTTACCTACCACGCCCATATGTCGTGTTTCAGAGTACGGAATAGTGGAGATGGGGGGAATTGAACCCCCGTCCGATCAAAGACAAACTATTCTTCTACAAGCTTAGGCAGTTTATATTTCCAGGACCGAACTGCCACATCCTGTGGTGCTTCAGTTTTACGTCTCCAGCATGGACGTGGTGCGGGTTTGTTCTACTTATTTAAAACCTGACTGCCCACCTAGAACTGGTGCTTTGTCAGGGGTACTAGTTACCTATTACTAAGCAGCTAGTGCGAATGCTGAACGTGAGTTTGCATTTATTTGGTTGCCCGATTCAAGAGGTACAGGCTTCTCTGCTTGCTTCACTAGTTTTTCGAATGACCGTCGAATCCGATCATCCCCGTATTCAATTATAAGTTAATTATAGCGACTAATTAGTTATCTGCTACAAGACGACGCTTGATTGGATCAAACTTCTTCGGGTGCTTCTTGAATGCCTTCTGATTTGGACGATCAGTGCTTCCCTTAGTTGGTGCTGCTGGCTTTGCGCCACCTTTACCCTTTGCCATTGTCTTTCCTTCTTTCTTTTTTAGAGCTCAATGCCGCGATTAGTTGCTCGCCACACACTGGGTCCGTGGTTTGTTTCTACACCAATCTTAGTAGCTTCATCTTCATAAAGTCTAACGATATGGATGCATGGATCAGATTCTTCAAACTCTTCATCTTCTGCAACTGTAGTTGGAAGCCCGTCATGTGTGTGGCAAACCGCTGGACCACACCATCCATTTTCAATTCCCGTTCGAAGCCATTCTTCAAAATCCATAATCTCTCCTAAAAATTAAACCCTCCACTCACTATAGAGCAGAGGGTTTAATTTAGCAAATCTATTTACTGGTATGGCTCGTGATCTGCATCATCAAGACCATCGATCTTAACTTCTGCAACTTCAGGTTCACCAAGTCCATCAGCAGTCTTCTTTGGATCCTTGACATTAAATGCTGCATTCACTTCTTCCATGGTCAACTTACCGTCATCCATAAATGCACGTGCAAGACGCTCGATAACAGCAGCTACAGCACCAGCACCAGCCATAAGGGCAGATTGTGCAATGCTTACACCGACAAGCGATCCAGTACCAATTGTTGCTAACGCTGTAGCAACGAAAACCGCGATAATGCGGTATACGATGTCCAAAAACATCTTCATAGTGTTCTCCCGGGAGTAGAGGTAATTAAGGAAGTCCTCTCTCCCAAGGGACACTATTATTTTACATCAAATTGTGCTAGCTTAGTACGAATATTGTCGCGACGACGTAAGCGACGACGGGTATTAGAACGGTCAGCTTCGGTAGTACCACCCCAGATACCGTCAATATATGGCTGCTTCATAGCATAGGCATAGCAAGCCATCTTATAAGGGCACTTAGAGCATAGCTCTTTAGCCCCAGTTACATTGGCATATACGGCAGATATAAACTTCCCATTTTGGTCATAATTCTCACGCGGGAAAAAAATTTCAGGATCAGTCTGAGCGCACATAGGCACCCCAAGCTCCGAAAAATCTGGCATATCTGTATAAATGTCATCTAGCATCGGAGCTCTTTTCTAGTTCTAGTTATCCTTTTTTAGCATGAAATCCACTACCCTTAAAGGTGATTGGAGGTGCGCTAAATACTCTAATTAGTCTACCTTCACACCCTTCAGTAGCGCAAGTCTCTCTTGTAGGTTCACTATTAATTCCACGAATCTCAGAGAATTTATGATCCGGGTCTATGCTGCACTTATATTCGTAGGTCGGCAAGGTGTCTCCATAAAGCTGTTAGTATTGTCATGTAAATTCTACCAATAGGAAGAGCATCGGTGGTTACTACCTACGTCCTCGACACTAGCGTTCTGCTAGCAAACCCAAAATCAATTTTTTCATTCGAAAAGCACGAGGTAGTTTTACCACTAATCGTCCTAAAAGAGTTGGAAAATAAAAGAAATGACCCCGAACTCGGATATCCGGCTCGTCAAGCCCTTAGGTCTTTAGAAGAGCTAAGAGGCTCTAAAGGTGATCTCAAGCATGGTGTTGTAGTTAATGCTGATGGAGGCACCCTTCGAGTTGAGGTATATCCAGGTGATAGATCACTTCTTCCAGAAACTATTAAAGATGATCGCTCCCACGATACTGCAATTATTACAGTAGCTGCCTCTCTACGTGAAAGAGGTCAAGATGTAGTGCTAGTAAGCAAAGATCTACCAATGCGACTACTAGCATCTACAGCTGTAGACATTACTGCTGAAGATTACCGTGCAGATATTCTTCCAGACTCTGGCTATACCGGAGTTGTACAAGTAAATGTTGAAAAAGAAATACTTGATTCACTATACGAAAATAAAGTTTTACCAACCTCTAGAGTTAGTGATGAACTAAAAGACACCCCCGTCCACACTGGAGTGATTCTAAAGGCAGGTAGATCATCTGCTATTGCACGAATCACTGCCTCAGGTGGAGTAGAGCTAGTCCCCCAAGACCTAGAAGCATTTGGTGTCCGCGGCAGATCAGCTCAGCAGCGTATTGCCTTATCACAGCTACTTGATAACTCTATTGGTATTGTCTCGATGAGCGGTAGCGGTGGAACCGGTAAGAGCATGCTTGCCTTAGCTGCCGGACTAGAAGCAGTAATCGAGCAACGTACTCATAAGAAGATAGTTGTCTTCCGCCCACTCTTTGCTGTTGGTGGTCAGGAACTAGGATTCCTTCCGGGCTCTGAAGCGGAGAAGATGAACCCATGGGCAGCAGCAGTATTCGATGCCTTAAGTGCATTTGCATCTAAGAACGTCATCGAGGATGTAATTGATCGTGGAATCATCGAGGTGCTACCTCTAACCCATATTCGTGGTCGTACCTTCACCGATACCATCATAATTATTGACGAGGCTCAAAACCTGGAGCGTAACGTACTCCTCACCGCTCTGAGCCGTACTGGAGAGAATACTCGAGTATTCATCAGTAGCGATGTTGCCCAGCGTGACAACCTGCGTGTTGGTCGTCACGATGGAATCGCCTCTGTTGTTGAGAAGCTTAAGGGCGAAGAACTATTTGCCCACATCAAGCTAACTCGTTCAGAGCGAAGCCAGGTTGCCGAGATGGTTACTCGACTCCTTGACGAATAAAACCAAGCAAAAGAAAACCCCTCCTTCGGGAGGGGTTCTCTTTTTTTTCTAAAGACTAGAAGTCCCAGTCATCATCCGTAGTCGACTCGTGCTTACCGATTACGTAAGACGAACCCGAGCCGGAGAAGAAGTCGTGGTTCTCATCTGCACTAGGTGACAATGCCGAAAGAATTGCAGGGTTTACATCGCAGATTTCCTTAGGGAATAGAGGATCAAATCCCATGTTCATAAGGGCCTTGTTTGCGTTATAGTGCATGTATTTCTTTACATCTTCAGTTAGACCTAGGTCATCATAAAGATCAGCGGCATACTTGATCTCATTCTCATACAACTCCATGAGAAGTGAGTAGGTAAACTCCTTCAACTCTTCCTGACGCTCTGGAGTTTGCTCATTGAATGACTGCTGAAACTTGTAGCCAACATAGTAACCATGAACCGCTTCATCACGAATGATGAGACGGATTAGGTCAGCAGTGTTAGTCAACTTACCACGTGCAGACCAGTGCATTGGTAGGTAGAAACCTGAATAGAACAGGAACGACTCCAAGAAGACAGAAGCAATCTTACGCTTCAGTGGATCATCTCCACGGTAGCGAGTAAGAACAATCTCAGCCTTCTTCTGAAGGTAAGGGTTCTCTTCTGACCAACGGAATGCATCATCAATCTCTTGGGTAGAGATGAGGGTGCTAAATACCGATGAGTATGACTTAGCGTGTACTGCTTCCATAAATGCAATATTGCAGAACACAGCCTCTTCATGCATGGTACGAGCATCCGGGATTAGGTTAGTTGCACCAATCGTACCCTGCACGGTATCCAACATAGTTAGACCCGTGAGGACACGAACAGTTACAAGCTTCTCTTCCGGCTTGAGGGTTGCCCAGCTTGGCACGTCATTCGACATAGCAATACGCTCTGGAAGCCAGAAGTTTGCAGTCAAACGGTTCCAAACATCTAGGTCAACTGGATCTTCAATCTTGTTCCAGTTAATTGGACGAGTAATGTAATTCATTGTTTCCTCTCTTAAAGCATGCAGCTTACACACTCGTTGGCTTCGGTACCTTCGAGAGCAAGTTGACGAATGCGGATGTAGTAGATGGTCTTGATACCCTTGCGCCATGCGTAAATCTGTGCACGGTTGACATCACGAGTAGTTGCGGTGTCCTTGAAGAACAAGGTGAGTGAAAGACCCTGATCCACGTGCTGAGTGGCGGCGGCGTAGGTGTCGATGATCTTCTCAGGACCAACCTCATAGGCATCTTCATAATACTCGAGATTGTCGTCAGCAAGGAATGGAGCCGGGTAGTAAACGCGACCCAGCTTTCCTTCCTTACGAGTCTCAATCTTTGAAGCAATTGGGTGGATCGAAGAAGTTGAGTTATTGATGTATGAGATCGAACCGGTTGGTGGAACAGCCTGAAGGTTCTGGTTATAGATGCCGTAAGTCTGGATAGACTTCTTCAGCTTCTTCCAGTCGTCCTGAGTAGGGACGTGGATTCCAGAGTCAGCAAAAAGTTTCTCTACCTTTTCGGTTGCTGGCTTCCACTCCTGGTTTAGATATTTATCAAAGAACTCACCAGTCGAGTACTTGGACTCGTAGAATCCGTGGAATACCTCGTTACGCTCCTTCGCAATCTTGTTAGATGCCTTAAGAGCGTTAAATAGTACGGTGTAGAAGTAGATGTTCGTGAAGTCGATGCCCTCTTCCGAACCATAGTGGATGTGCTCGCGAGCAAGGTAGCCATGCAGGTTCATCTGACCAAGACCAATAGCGTGTGCACGCTTATTACCTTCAGCAATAGAAGGCACAGAATCGATGTAGCTAAGGTCAGATACAGCAGTTAGGGCACGCACTGAGGTCTCAATGGTCTGAGCAAAGTTCTTTCCATCCATAACCTTGGCAATATTCAGCGAACCGAGGTTACAGCTAATATCATTACCGATGAGCTTATAGCCTAGGTCTGCATTGTAGTACGAAGGGGTATTGACCTGCAGGATCTCGGAGCACAGGTTGCTCATGTTGATGCGGCCGGCGATCGGGTTGGCGTTATTCACGGTGTCCTCGTACATGATGTACGGGTAACCAGATTCGAACTGCAATTCTGCGATGCGCTCGAACAGAACTCGGGCCTTAATCTTGGTCTTCTTGATGCGTGGGTCGTCCACCATCTCCTGGTACTTCTCGGTTACGCTAATGTCACCAAAAGGAACACCATAAACCTGCTCTACATCATATGGCGAGAACAGGTACATATCTTCACCATTTTTAGCAAGTTCCAAAGTTACGTCTGGAACAACAACGCCAATCGAGAGAGTCTTAATACGGATCTTCTCGTCGGCATTCTCACGCTTGGTGTCGAGGAAGCGCAGGATGTCTGGGTGGTGTGCGTTCAGGTAAACCGCACCCGCACCCTGACGAGCGCCAAGCTGGTTTGCATACGAGAAAGCATCTTCCAGCATCTTCATTACTGGGATAATTCCTGAAGACTGGTTCTCAATCTTCTTAATCGGAGCACCGAGCTCACGCAGGTTGCTGAGATTTAGGGCTACACCACCACCACGCTTTGAAAGCTGAAGCGATGAGTTGATGCCACGAGAGATTGACTCCATGTTGTCTTCGATGCGAAGCAAGAAGCATGAGACATACTCTCCACGCTGCTTCTTACCGGAGTTTAGGAAGGTTGGGGTTGCCGGCTGGAAACGACCAGTGATGATCTCCTCAATCAGCTTATTAACCATGTCCTTATCGCCTTTGGCTAGAGTAAGGGCGTTCATTACAACACGGTCTTCAAAACGCTCTAAATAGCGCTCACCGTCAAAGGTCTTAAGAGCATAAGAGCTAAAGAACTTATAGGCACCCATGAATGCCTCAAAGCGGAACTTAAATGAATATGCATACTTGAAGGCATCTTTGATGAATTCTGGATCATACTGGTCCAAAATTTCCTTCTCATAGTATTCATTTTCAACCAGGTAGTGTAGCTTTTCCTCAATCGAGTGGAAGAACACAGTGTTCTGGTTTACGTGGTCTAGGAAGTAAGCACGTGCCGCTTCCTTATCGCGGTGGAGCTGGAGCTTACCATCGCCATCCCACAAATTGATCATTGCATTTAGTTCGTGGTAGCTGTATTTGTTTTCCATAGCAGCTCTAGCCTCTCTTTTACTTGTTCTACATCGTCTGGTGTGCCAGTTATTTCAACTTTATACAGCAAAGGCACTCCGGTTTTTGCTGAAATAATCTCCGCAGCCTTACAGAAGTGAGTACCGAAGTTGAAATCTCCAGTACCTATAACACCTCTAAGTAAAGCACGATTACTTTCTATATTCAAGAAATTAATCACCGATTTAGGAACAGTTCTATTGTCTGCTCCACCACCGTACGTAGGACTTACTATAACGTATTCACGTTCTACAGTCAAGGGGGATTTTTCATCCCAGCGCAGGGGTATCTGAATTAGGTTAAAACCTAATTTATTTACAAATCTTTTAGTATTCCCCGACACGTTTGAGAAATAAACGATGTCGTACATACGAGCTACTTCAGGGAGTTTAGTCGGTCAGGGAGGAAACCACTCCAATGCGCATCTCCGGCAACTACAACAGGAGCAGCTTGATAGCCAAGACCCTTCACATAATCAGCGGCATCAGAGTCAACGCTAAGGTCAATAGTAGTGAAATCAATGCCGTTATTTGTTAAATATCTCTTTGTTGTGTCGCACTGTACGCAAGAGGGGAGAGTATAAACGGTTACGGCCATTTTTGATTTTCTTTCAATAGGAGATGAGAAATCCTGACGTTTTTTGAGGACGCCAGGACCATTAGTTAATCCAGTATAGGACAAAAATCAACTACTGATTTTCGTCATTATTCAAGAATAGTGCATCCATAATCTCTTTGCAAGCTGAACAAATTCGGAGCTTATCCGGATTGCGGAATGGCACAAAAACCTTGCCACAGATGGCTTGAACAGGGGTACCTAAGACATATCCAGCAGTGGTCGAGACTTTCTCAGCATAGTGAGCAAAGACTTCGTTGCCTTCATCATCAAGCTGAATCTGATTTTCAGTCTCTACAATTTCTAAGGTAGATACGCTAGTCATTAGGGACCTCTAGGGGGTTTTTAAAAGCCATACACGTATTTTACCTCAAAATTAAAGTTTTATCCATGATGTAAAATAAGAATAGCCAAATCCTACTCTCCTGCGGAAGAAATATATGAGCACACCAGCTGGACTATACAATATGGTTGCTGACCAAGGCTCTACTTTTTCACGCACTATCCTATGGAGAGACCCTGCAAAAAAGCCTATCCTACTTAGAGGATACACAGCCCGCATGCAGGTGAGAAAAACAAGCGATAGCGATGTAATAATCCTTGACCTAACAACTGAAAATGGTGGGATCAGTTTAGGAGCTTCAAATGGAAACATTGAACTTTATGTTTCTGATGAAGATATGGCAACCATACCTGAAGATAAGTACGTTTACGATCTAGAGCTAGTTGCCCCAAACTCCGAGCTTTATGTATACAAACTGATTCAGGGAAATTTTGTAGTTAGAGCAGAGGTGACCAGATAATGGCTGGAGATGTAGCGAGTAGTGTCGCATCCGGTAAATATGTTCGCCAAATCATAGTCTCCGCCCCCGGACCCCAAGGTCCAGCTGGAACTAACGGTATTGCTGCCAGTGAAATTGTACCCCTAGTTTCTTATAGGCATCTACAAAGCACTCCGGCAACAATCTGGACTGTACTGCACAATTTAAACTTCTTTCCAAATGTGACTGTCTTTGACAGTGGGGAATCGCAGATAGAAGGAACAGTGACACATATCAATGAAACTCAACTAACCATATCTTTTTCAGAGGCAATTTCTGGAAAAGCTCATCTCTCATAAGGAAACATAATGTCACGTCAATTCCTAACGGGGCTCAATCTTAATAAGAATGAGCTGCTGAATGCCAGAATCCAAAACCTGGCTATTGCTCCTCAGTCACCTGTAGCTGGTCAAATCTATTACAACACTGGTGACAACACTCTTCGCTACTTCAATGGCACCTCTTGGCTAACCCTTGCTCAGGGTGGAAGCGTTTCAGATGCTATCAATGCAGCAATCACAGCTCTTGATCTAGCAAACACCTATGATGCTAAGGGTGCTGCAGCAGCGGCTCAGACTGCAGCTGAAGGATATGCAGATTCACTCGCAGGTAACTACGATGCAGTGGGCTCAGCGGCTTCTGCTGAAGCAGCTGCTAAATCATATGCCAATGGTCTTGCTGTCAACTATGACGTAGCTGGAGCAGCATCAGCTGCCCAAACTGCAGCTCAGAACTACGCTGATGGTCTAGCTGTAAACTACGATGCTGCAGGTTCTGCAAGCACCGTACAAGGACACCTAGATACCCACACTGGATCTTCCTCTGGAGTTCACGGAGTAACTGGTGATGTTGTTGGAACTTCTGATATTCAGAATCTTTCTAATAAGACCTTCACCGGGGATACCTACTTCCAATCAGCTGGTGGAGCAGGCGGGGCTAATAACTTTGTTAGCGTTGATAATAGTTCTGGAAAACTAACCGTACATTCAGGTTATGCAGTAGACATAACTACTCCCGGAACCGTAGACATTGTTTCCACTACTGGAAATATCGTTCTTAATGCTGATGGTACTGCCTATATTACAGCCGCGTCGGCAGGCAATGAGATCGCTTCTCACGGTTATGTAGGCGGTCTTATTGGTGATGCAACTGTTAATGGCTCAACTGGAAATACTGTTAAGGATCGCATTGACTCTGCAGTAGCAGGATTAGTCGCTGGTGCTCCGGATCTTCTTAACACTCTCAATGAACTTGCAGCAGCAATTGCTGATGACCCAAGCTTCGCAACCTCTGTTACCAATGCTATTGCTAATAAGGTTGCTAAGAATGGCGACACCATGACTGGTGACCTAACTCTTGCAAGCGATCCGACATCTAACTTAATGGCTGCAACCAAGCAGTATGTAGATAATACTGTATCTGGAGCTATCTCGGCTGCTGCTCCTACTACTAAGCACACCGAAGCAAATGCGGAACTAGTGCCGTCTAGTAATGTTGTTTCATGGACCGTGACTCACGGACTAGGTACCCGCAACGTACTAGTTCAGGTATTTGATGCCGTATCATATGATCAGGTTGAAGTAGATGTAGTTCGTACCAGCACTACTGTTGCAACTCTTTCATGGGTTTCAGCAGCTACTGTTGCAGCTGGTGCATATCAAGTTGTAGTAATCGGCTAATAAGCCTTTAAATAAAGAGGAAAAACTTTGTCAAGAAAGTTTTTAACGCCAGTAAACCTGCCACATGGGCCAGTTCTACCTGCGGCAGGTTTAACTGGCGACCTCTTTTTTCTAACTACAGACAAAAAGGTATATACCTTTGATGGCAGTTCCTGGTCTGCTTCTAGCGGGCCATCTGCAGCAATGTCAACCCTTACAGATGTTCAGGCACCCTCACCTGCAGGCGGAGATGTCCTTCTCTACGACCAAACCACTACCTCCTGGGTAAATATTAGTTTGATCAGCCTACTGTCCGATTTCGGGCTTATTTCTGCAGATGCTGGACTATACAACGTGTCTTCAGTAACTGGTACAATTGATGGTGGAACCTCTACCACTACTACCTACAACTTTACCTATGATGGTGGAAACGAAAGTAGCTTCTAATGGCAATTAAGATTCAGCTTAGACGCGGTACTGCCGCTAACTGGACCTCAACTAACCCTACCCTTTCTGATGGTGAAGTCGGCTTTGAGTCAGACTCTGGCAAGTTTAAAATTGGTCGAGCCGGCCTCGCTTGGGCTGATCTCGGATATGCAACCGATCTACCTAGTCAGGTTGATGCATTAATTGCTGACCTTGCAAATACAGTCTCAGCACACAGCAGCTCACACACTAACGTTCACGGCATCGCTGATACAAACGAACTAGAGACTAAGACTGGTGCTCAGAATAGGGTAGATGTTGGAGTTTCCACTGCAGAGTCATATACAGATTCAGAGCTATATGCCCACAACTCTTCAATTCTTAATATTCACGGTATTGCAAACACTGCTGCCCTCGAAACTAAGACTGGCGCTCAGACCAAGGCAGATACTGCTGAATCAGCAGCAAAGGCTTACGCTGACTCAGCCATCTCTGCGCTAGTAGATTCATCACCAAACCTACTAAATACCTTAAATGAACTGGCCGCAGCTCTTGGAGATGACCCTAACTTCTCCACTACTGTTGCTAATAACATTGCAACTAAGGCAACTCTTGTTGTAGACACTGCCGCCAACCTGACTTCTGCTAATGCAGTACCTGAGGCAAGCAGCTTCGTTCTAGAGTCAAATACCGGTAAGTTCAAGATCGGTAATGGTACCTCCCACTGGACTGCTCTTCCATATGCTGGAACAACCTCTACAGAGATTACCGATCTAACAGCTCAGCTAGAGAACTATGCCAACAATATGATGGCATATCACATGGCCCAAACCACCGAGGTCCATGGTATTGCTAATGTTGCCGACCTAGTTGTTTCATCAACTCTTTATGCACACACAAGCGATACTACAAATGTACATGGTATCGCTAATACTGCCGATCTAGCGATGCTCTCAGACATCGATACCCACAACCTAGACACCACAAACGTGCACGGTATCGCAAATACTGCAGCACTTGCAACTAAGTCAGACATCGACACCCACAACACTACGACTACCAACGTACATGGTATTGCTAATACTGCACTCCTTCTAACAACTGCCGACCAAACCACTATCAACAACTCGATAGCTCTCAAGGCAGACATTAACTCCCCGACTCTAACTGGAACTGTCGTTCTCCCTGCCACTACCTCAATTGGCAATGTGTCAGCGTCAGAGATTAGTTACGTAGATGGTGTTACCTCAGGTATTCAGGCTCAGCTTGATAGCAAGGCCCCGACTGCCAATGCCACATTTACCGGAACAACCTCCGGTATTACCAAAGCAATGGTTGGTTTATCTAATGTTGACAACACCTCAGATGCTAATAAGTCAATCTCTACAGCAACCCAATCTGCCCTAGATTTGAAGGCACCTACTTCAAACCCAACCTTTACCGGTACTGTAGTTCTACCAGCAGCAACCTCTATCGGAAACGTATCTGCAACCGAGCTAGGCTATGTAGATGGTGTTACTTCAAGCATTCAAGCTCAGCTTGATTCAAAGCTAAGCACAGCCTCTATTGCAGCAACTTACGCACCGATCGAGTCACCAACCTTCACAGGAACCGTTTCCGGTGTAACTAAGGCTATGGTAGGACTCGGCAACGTAGATAACACTTCGGATGCTGGCAAGCCTGTATCAACTGCTCAGCAGGCTGCACTTGACCTAAAGGCACCACTTGCCAACGCAACACTTACTGGAACTGTAGTTCTTCCTGCAACTACATCTATCGGTACAGTATCTGCCGCCGAGATCGGATATGTAGATGGAGTAACATCTTCAATCCAAACTCAGTTGGATTCTAAGGCACCTACTTCAAACCCAACCTTTACCGGTACCGTTTCCGGAATTACCAAGTCAATGGTTGGTCTTGCTAACGTAGATAATACATCGGATGCCAATAAGCCAGTATCTACTGCAACTCAGACTGCTTTGGATCTTAAGGCTAACCTAGCTAGCCCAACCTTCACTGGAACTCTTGTTGCCCCTACAGTTAATGCAACTGACCTAACTACTGCTAACCTAACGGTCACCGGAACCCAAACTATTGTAAATAGTACTAACCTTGCAGTAGCTGACTCACTTATCTACCTAGCTGACTCGCAGTATTCAGCTGATATTTTAGATATAGGTATTTATGGTGCCTACGGTAATGGTGGAACCAACAGCTCTAACCACCCACACACTGGTCTTGTCCGCGATGCCTCCGATGGAGTATGGAAGCTAGTATCTGGAGCAACCGAACCAACAGATAGCGTAGTCGACTTCACTGGAGTTACCTATGACACTCTAAAGATTGGTGCTCTGCAGGCAACATCTGCAACTATTGGAAATGTCTCAAACACCGAGCTCCAATATCTTGATGGCGTAACCTCGGCAGTCCAGACTCAGATTGATTCAAAGGCTCCAACGGCCAGTCCAACCTTTACAGGAACTGTAACCCTCCCAACTGGAACTGTTACTTCAGCAATGATCCTGGACGGGACCATTGTTAATGGCGATATTTCAGACTCAGCTGCTATCGCAGTTTCTAAGCTTGCAGCATCAACCATCTCAGGTATCACCCTAGGAAGTAACCTAAACACTCTTACCATCAACAGCGGCCTAACCGGAACTTCATACAACGGTTCAAGCGCTGTGACTATCGGTATTGATACTGCAGTGGTTGCAACCCTAACTGGAACTCAGACCCTCACCAACAAGACAATCAGCCTCGCTTCCGGTGGAGTTACATTCTCAGATGGGTCAGTTCAAACTGTTGCTGGCGTTCCTTCAATTACTACTATCTCGGGTAAGAGCGCTTCATACACCCTAAGCGCACTAACTGAGCGTGACACAATCATTGAAGTTGCTAATACATCAGCCACTACTCTAACTATTCCTCTGGACTCAACATTGAACTTCCCAGTAGGCACTACAATTGATATTATTCAGACTTCAACAGGTCAGGTAACAATTGCTGGTGCCGGTGGAGTTACCGTAAATGCTACTCCAGGTCTGAAGCTTCGCACTCAGTGGTCATCTGCTACACTACTAAAGCGTGCAGCAAACACCTGGTTGGTCTACGGAGACCTGTCAGCTTAATAGGAGAGAATTAAGAAATGGCAAAAAGAGCTGGTAGACACTCACAGTCACAGAATGACTTCCTACAGCCTAATGATGTAACAATCACAACTGCAACTAACGTTGGAACTAACCGACCATACCTTGCTGTAGCTACCGGAACTAATGGTCAGGGTGGTGCTGTAAACCTAGTATGGACCCTTCCAGCACTATCTCCAGCAGCAACAAGCTATGACATCACTTCAACCCCAGCAACTGTAACTAAGAATACAACTACACTACCTACTGGTGGTGCACCGTTTGTGTTTGAAGGTCTTGCTTCTGGAGTTTCATATACATTCTCTGTAGTTGCAAAGAATGCTGCTGGAAATTCTAATGCAGTAACATCATCTTCAGTTGCAGTTACTACTGTTCCTCAAGCTCCTCAGTCGCCAGCCCTAAGCTCGCCAAGTGCTGACTCTGACCGAATTGCTTGGACTGTAGGAGCAACTGGTGGTTCAGCTATTACTCAAACTACGCTGGTTCCATCGCTAGCCCCAAATACTCCTATCGTCATCGGAGTAGGGTCCCTAGCCAATAGCGGCACTCCTACTAGCGCTGTATACTACGATACCCCCGTTCCAGGTGGAACAAATGAGTACTTTAGCCTCTATGCCACTAACGCAAATGGTAACTCGGCTACTGTAACCACTAATACTATCTCTACTACACCACCGTTCTTCCCACCGTTCTTCCCACCGTTCTTCCCTCCTTACTTCCCATTCTTCCCACCGTTCTTCCCACCGTTCTTCCCACCGTTCTTCCCTCCTTACTTCCCATTCTTCCCACCGTTCTTCCCACCTTTCTTCCCTTACTTCCCCTTCTTCCCACCTTTCTTCCCACCGTTCTTCCCACCGTTCTTCCCACCGTTCTTCCCACCTTCATTCCCACCACGCTTTGGAATCTTCTCTATTGATCCGAGTATGATGGAAGAGGAATCTGAAGTCGAAGAAGACGAAGAATAAAAAAAGATATAACCTAGAAGAGGGGCAGAGAAATCTGCTCCTCTTTTAGCATTCCCAGGAGAGATTGTGCCTATACACGCTGATACTAGTCCAAACATTAAATGGAAGCTTCCAGAAGGCAAGCCAGCTTTTTATCTAGAAAATGTATTTACTAAAGATATTTTGAATAAGGTAAAAACAACTATTGATGAACAAGCAAACTGGGGACCAGGTTCAGAAAATAAACCTAATGCAACTCCGTATCACAACATCCTCGGTAGATGGCATACAGAGGTAGACTTTCCACCAGAGGTCTGGGAGTACCTAGAGAATCTAGGAAAAGAACAATGGGGATTACCAGAACTTAGACTAAAAATAGTTTGGGTAGCCAGATACCAGCAATATAAGGGAATAACCCCATACATCTGGGAGCACATGGATCAACCAGCTACTCAATACACAGCGGATATTTGCGTGGAATCACATCGAGTTCCGAGCTGGGGGCTCTCAATTGATGGTGAGCGTTTCGAGGAGCAAAATAATAGCGGAATCTTTTTTATGGGCCAACAGCAGGTACATACTCGGCCTAGATATCCAGTAGACGATGAAGAAGCTTACGTAACAGTTCTTTTTGCTAATTATGCAACTAAAGACCACTGGATTTATGACATTGATTGCTACTCCGAAGAAGGAAATATCCAGTACGCAGAGGCTATGAAGAAGTATAAGCTCGATGGTGACATAAGATATTACGAGCATTCCGGGCATGGGCCATACTTTAACGACTTACCGGAAGGTAATAAGGAATGTCCTGGATGTCAGCAATGCACTGTTGTAGGTATAGACTTTATTAAGAATGTTGAAGGATATATACCTCTATGACAAAAATACTTGTCTCAATGATCGCCTATCGCGAGCGTCAACTAGCTGAGTCAGTTAGAGATTGCTATGAGAAGGCAGCTAAGCCAGGGAATCTAATATTCTCGATTGTATCGGAGCAAAGTAAGCCAGAGCTTCATGCAGACCTAAGTTTCATCCCTGAGGGTCAGCTAGTCTATAGAAAATACGATCTCTCAAAATATAGAGGGGTACTTTGGTCTAGGGATAAGACAACAGAAGTATCTGAAGAATATGACTATATTCTCTATACCTGCGGGCACAACTTATTTGCCGAAGGCTGGGACACTATAGTTCTAGAGGAATACGAAAAAGCAAAAGAAATAAATCCTAAAGCGCTACTCACGGTCTCTGGGCCAGAGTACGAGATGAATTCAGACTGGAGCATTAGCTATACTTCTAGAGCAGGACGAGTAAAAAATAGCTATAGACCATTCATAACTGAAGGATATATTCCAGGCCATAGTTTCCCGGGAACTCAGCTAGTTCCGGAGGATAGTTCGGTTCATGAAGACTACTACCTACAGCTCAGCTGGGTATTTGCACCTAAAGAGTTTGTAGATGAAGTCCCGCTAGACCCGGATATGTGTTATCACGGTGAAGAGATTTATGTAACCATCCAAGCATGGTGCCGCGGGTGGCGTTTCTATTCAACACCAAGAATCCTTTATTACCACAATACATACAAAGAGTACCCAGACGAGATCCACTCTAGAATGACTACCCACCGCCCGTGGTCAGATATGAATAAAGATGCTTTCTGGAAACAATCAGATGATTCAATGTTGAAACTAAATCTATTACTATCAGGGAGACTTACAGGCATATATGGAGACATCCCTAAAGAGTCCGTAGAAGAGTATTGCAAAATGTCAGGGATGGATCATAGAATTTGCGAATATAATCCAAACTATAACAACTTAGGTATACCTAGACACGCAGAAGATTTTAGACTTTTAGAGCCAATTATTTTAGAATAAGGTATAGACTGGATCTATGAATGATTGGTTCACTAAAGATAGATCAGAGACCTCATCTAATAGAATGCCAGATCGACAGTATGGTAACGTTACCGTACTAAATCCAGCTCTAGGTATAAATATCTATAGAGGCGCCTATACACCAGAGCAATGCGCAAAGTTTATTCAAACCCTCGAAAATAAGCTAGATGGGTCAGGACCCTACAAATGGCAGGGTGCCATGGTTACCAACTCAGCTGAGGCGGATGTTTCAGCTAGAAATGCCCTAGACTTTAAGTTTGGCTCGAAGGATTTAGGGCCTAGAACTCCTCAGAATGCCGAGCTTCTGGATATGCATGAAGAAATTTTTCAGAGCATGTATAGCTGCGTATCAGACTACGGGCGCTACTGGGGTGTAGGGATGCAGTCATTCGAGGCATTTAATTTTGTAAAGTATCCCGGTAAGGGTACCCACTTTAAGATTCACGCTGACCATGGTCCAACCTATGTCAGTACTGTATCTATCGTTATCTATTTGAATGATGACTATGAAGGCGGAGAGATTTATTTCCCTCGAATGGATGGCTTGAAGATTAAGCCTAAAGCAGGAGATATTGTAGTATTCCCGTCTATCTTTATCTATGAGCATGCCTCTGAAGATATGATCGACGGAACCAAGTACGCTATAGTCATCATGAGCGACTACAATGATCGTGATAATGTTAATCGTCGAGTACCACATGTAATTACGGAATATGAGTTGAAATACTAATGCAACCAGAGATAGTAAGTACCTCAGCGAAAATAGAAGAGCTAGGTAAGCAAGAGCAGAAGACAGTAGAAGAACGTCTAAAAGCTTGGTATAACATCGAAGAGAAAACCTGGACATCCTGCGAAGAGGTTGCCCCTGGGTCAGGAATTTGGGTATATCGAGATGTCCTACCAAAGGATATGAATATCATCGAGCGACTGGAAACAGTGCTAGCTGATCCAAGCAATAACTACTCATACGCCGAGGCTATGGTTGGCTATGCCATGCGAATGCCAGAATACCGTGATTGCGTAGATTTTAAATACAAAAAGTCAGACATTATCAACGATAAGTCAGAAGCTGGACTAGCACTACAAGAGTTGGCAGATGATGTCAACTATCGCCAACTCCAAGCTGTTAAGGACTATACCCGCCGATACAACGTAGGAGAGCTTCGATACTGGGAAGCAACTAACTACGTTCGTTATGGAGAAGGTCAGCACTTCCAGGAGCACCACGACCACGGCTACTCATACAACTGCGTAGTATCTCTAGTTAGCTTTCCTAATGATGACTATGAAGGTGGAGAATTGTTCTTCCGTCTACAGGGTGCAACCATTAAACCAAAGGCTGGAGAGACTTATATCTTCCCTTCAAACTTCATGTACCCGCATCGTGCAATGCCAGTAATCTCTGGTGTCAAATATTCGATGGTTACCATGCTTGACTTCTCAGAGAAGTTCCACAACCCTAAGTTCTACGAGGAGACTGGTAACTAGTGAAGACTATTACTGTAACCAAGGCTGGAAACAATGTAGCAAACATTGAACCATTAACCGCTAGACGAGACTGGATGGACGAGACTGCAGATAAGCACGCATATATGTGCTTCCCTGTAAGTCTGACTAATAAACTAGGCTGGGGAATATCGTTCCCTAAGGATATTCGCTTCATCTGGGATGGAATTACCGATACTACTGACACCCACATCAAAGTCCTCGAGGGGGAAGAGTATGTATACACTGGCCGCGGAAATGCGACTATTAGCTTCAGATCAGGTTTAGTGTTTAAAACTGATCAGAACACTACCCTTCTATCGATGCCTGTTCCAAATCAGTTCATTCGTGGTGCTCAATGCTATACAACCCTGATTAGTACTTCATTCTATATGCCAGAACTACCTCTGGGTTGGCGTCTAACGGAACCAAACATTGAAGTATTCATCCCGGCTGGAACTCCAGTTGCTGCAGTTCTCCCTATCTCTTTAGGAGCCTTAGAGGGCGACTATCAACTAGAGATTTCAGATAAATTCCTTGACCGTGCGTACTGGGAAGAAGTAACCAAGTACGGAGATGCTGCAGAAATCAAAAATGGTGTCGGGGACTGGTCAAAAATGTATCGAGATGCTTTGAACTACAAGGGTGAAGTCGTCGGAAAACACGAAACTAAATCGATTAAATTGAAGACCATTACATGCCCAGTGACAGGAGCCACGATTGAGCAACAAGATTAAATTTATTGCTAACCGCCCGTGGCTTAAAAAAGACAGTAAGTCAACACCTGAACCCACATCTAAAAACATTCCAGACTGGTATCGTAAAGCAGATCGGTTTGCCATCAATCCAATGACTAACGAGCCATGGGAGCACCCACAGCAAGGGAAGATCCCTACATGGAAGGCGTGCCCAGCAATCATGGATGTAATGATGACTGGATATGTCTATAAAACACCATGTGACCTAGAGTTCTATCTAGATTCAAATAATCAAATTGCAGTAAAAGTATTAGACCCTCAGAACCAAGATTTCTGCGGCCCCCGAGACCCACTACCTCAGTTTGTCCACCCCATGGGTTATCACGAGAAGCACTTTGCTTGGTGGGCTGACTGGGCCGTATCAGTTCCGGAGGGGTACAGCGTTCTGTACACTCACCCACTGAATCGGTATGATCTACCATTCCAGACAACTAATGGCGTGATTGACAATGATAAGGTGAATTTACCAGGAACCATGCCTTTCTTTATTAAGGAAGGTTGGACTGGAATTCTACCAGCTGGAACTCCTTATGCTCAGCTCATCCCTTTCAAGCGTGAGGACTGGGAGTCAGAGATCTCGGTTCCTGACTACAAGACTATGGTTAAGAGTAACCATGATAACTCAACCAAGTATCGAGTACGAGATGGTGGAGTATACAAGAACTCCGTCTGGACTAGAAGAATTTACGGATAACTAGGATATAACTATGCAGAATAACGAGTTCGAAAACTCCAATAACCAACACGCGATGAATGACCGAGTCTCTATAACTCCTTCAGGATTCTTTGGTAACTCCCCTGACAACATTGTTACTCTAGAAAACTTTATGACTGAAGAAGAGATTACTACTTTAGATACCTTCATTCGTAATAACGAATATTGGGACGTGACTGAAACTCACTACAATGACGATGGTACCGTAATCTATGACTCAGAGTACTGGAAGGATCGAGTAGCCACATACGATACGATCCGTAAAACTAGTGAAGAGATTCCTAAGATTATTGAAGGAATGGTAGCTCGCCTAAAGGTTGAGGTAGATAAGTACCTTCAGGTTGACGCAATCCCCACTAGCCCGGCTATGGTGCGCTGGCTTCCAGGTCAGTTGCAGATGCCCCATGCAGACAAAGAACTGCATGAAGAGCCTAACCGCGGTATCCCTAATGATTTCCCTTACTACGATATTGCTGGACTCTTTTATATCAATGATGACTACGAGGGTGGGGAGTTGTATTTCCCACTCCAAGGAATTCAGTTCAAGCCTAAGCGTGGAGCTGCATACTTCTTCCCTGGTGATATGAACTACATCCATGGAGTAACGAAGATCGAATCAGGCATTCGCTACACTTGCCCATTTTTCTGGACTATCGCCAAGCACACAGGTGAACGTCAACCTCAATGAATACTATAACTTACTACAAAGATGAGCCTATTTTAGATAGTAAGTTGGGTATTAAAACTAATCGACTAGTTAGAATATCTGATTTCCTGGATGAAAAAGAGCTGGATATCCTTATGGATATTTTAAAAAATGATGAACTTCCTTGGAGCGAGACATCATTCAATAAGTCCTATGGAATCTCTTTAGTAGATATGGAAAGTAACCTCGAGTCTAGAGGTCTTTCAAAGGATTACTTTTTAAACCTAAGTAAAAAGTTTAAATCAACTGTAGAAAGTATCTTTGAACACCCTGTACTAGATACCTATGTACAAGCCCAGCGGTGGTCAAAAGGTGGACAAGCTGACCCACACTCAGATAATTCAGACTACAAGGGCAATGTATCTGAGTTTAGTAAGTTGAAATATGTATCTATACTATATGCTAATTCTGACTACTCAGGCGGGGAGATCTACTTCCCAGATCATGGCCTAGAGATAAAACCGGAAAAGAATGACTTACTAGTTTTTCCCGGTGGTTTTGAAAATATTCACGGGGTGAAGGAAGTAACCTCAGGATTTAGATACACCATTATGGCCTTTTGGGACTTTTAATTACAAATAGATACTTAAGATAGGATTATATACATGTCAGAGAATAAAGAAATGCACCTAGCTGAGAAACTTCATGAAGAGGTTTTCCTATACGAGAACGTAATCGAGGACCCTCGTAAACTCATTAAGATGATTGAAGATCTTGATTCGGTCGAGGAAGTCTACTCTGTCATCCCTAAGTGGGGTAAGTGGCTATCAAATAGCAATGATGGTCACACTTTTGGTGGTAAAAAAGATTTTAATCCTGATCTGGTTGACCAACTTCCAGAGGAATATAAGGCAGATGTTCAGTACATTATTGATCAGATTCGCTCAGGTGTTAAGAAGGTAGCGGAAGCTTACTTTAGAGACCGAGAGTTCGATTATGAGCCAAATCTATCTCCTTTCGTAGGAATCATGAAGTATCGACCAGGCTGTGCAATGGGGGCCCACTTTGATGCCCAGGCTGGCGACCGTACTTTGAAGTACTCTATTGTTCTATATCTGAATGAAGACTACGAGGGTGGGGAAATCTCATTCATCATTCGAGACTATGATCTCCGCGACCCAAAGAATGACCTACTGAAGCCAGAAGAAGATATCGAGGATGCTAAGGATTCAGGTCTAATTGACTTCTGGCGTAAGCCAAAGGCTGGATCAGCATTGATCTTCCCGTCTACGCATCCCTACAAGCATCAGGTTCACATCATGAAGTCTGGAGATAAATACATGTTCCCTGGATTTGTATTCCACCCAGACTATGATCAACATGATGAAGAGTCTCGTAAGTTCTTTAACGCAGGATCCCAGTACGAGCCAATTGTAAACCCGTATTTAACACCAGAGGCATAACTGTGGGCATTGCCTATAAAGAGGTTTACAACAATATCCTATATTTCGAGAACGCAATTCCAAATATAGAATCAGTAGTCAATGACATTGAAAAGACTAATAGTATTGCATTAACCCCATGGCTGCCTTGGTATGCTAATTCAGAGGGGTCACATCGATATGGTGACTTAAAGAGTATGGTCAAAGATCTTTTAACTGAAGAATCAGACCTCACCACTAAGCAAGCAATCATCGGGATTTTTGGAACAATAGCCACTTCCATGGGGATATGCGCTATTGAATACGCCTTTAAATACGGAATAGATCCCGAACAGCTCGAGTATGCGCTAGAAGCCATGAAGCTACCAAATACAAAGATTGGCATAAATAAATACTCTGAAGGCCAGTTCATGGGACCGCACATTGACTGGAATGAGCAAAACTACGATATTGCATACACCATCGTTGTCTATTTGAATGATGACTATGAAGGCGGAGAGTTATATTTCGTTGATCCTTCCATAGACCTTAAGCTAAAACCTAAGGCTGGAAGCATAGTAATGTTTCCATCCAACCTTCCCTACCTCCACCAGTCGTGTGAAATTACTAAAGGTAGAAAAATGCTTATTACTCATCACTGGAAGAGTAAGCTCCTACTAAGAAAAGACAGCTGATGTCTGGAGATTTAAATCCAGTTAACCTGGATATGGTTGAAAAGTTTAAGTTAGAAGTTAGAGATAAAGTGGCTTCTGGCTACATGCTAACCGTAGCTAGAGATGGCGAGAATCCAGTCAGATCTATCTACTTCTATGACAATGCCCTGGATGCAGCTACAGGATATGCAGCCTACTCCGACTGGGGATTTGCGAAAGAATATCTAACCGTGACTTTATACGAGCCTACCGGCACTACACATGAAAAAATACTTAAACGCCCACGTGGCGGAGAATGTACGTTCCTAAAAAATGACTACCTAGAGGTTACTAAAGCTCTAGAATCGGCTAAATTAGAGACGCCAGAACCAACTTTTAATAAACTAATTTTTACGTTTGCTAAGATATTTTCTAGAGACAATCAAAGATTTGACCACGAAAGATTTCTTTCTAACTTAGGATATACAGGAGAGACAACCGATGAGCATCGAGAATAAAAGATTCTTAAAGGAAGATATCATCTGCTACGACGACTTCATCCCGGTAGAGGACCAGCAAAAGCTCGTATCCTACTTCGAAGATCCTGAACTACCGTGGACAATGTCGGCATTTTTCGAGTCATACGGGATGAGCCTTCTACCCGACGAACCACTTTTAGAGAAGTACGGATTGCCTAAGGATTACCTAGGAAACCTAGCATCAAGACTTAAAGAGTATGTAGAAGATGCGCATCAGCGCCCAGTTAAGTCTGTATCTAGCCATGCCCAAAAATGGGAAAAGGGAGCTTTTGCACCGTTCCACTCGGATAATACCGATATGGATGGCAACTGGTCAGCATGGGAGAAAAGTAAGTTTGTTTGCCTACTCTATGTAAACGATGATTACGAGGGTGGAGAACTCGATTTTAGAGACCACAGCTTAACAATTAAACCTAAATCGGGTCAATTAATTACATTCCCGGGGGGAATTAACAATGTACACCAGGTTAAGGAAGTTCTAACAGGGACTCGCCACACTATCGGAGCATTCTGGGATTTTGCCGAATCCGAGTATTCGGAGGAGCGCATCAAGGAGTGGGACGAGGAGGTCACTAAGGTGCGTGAACAGCAGGCTGTACAGCAGGCAGAATGGAAGCAGGGTATTAAGAACGGCACCCCTATCTACTAGTATCAATCTTGCTCCAATAGGGTAAAATAGTAGAAGAAATAGGCCAATTTCTCAGAGGATTTCCCCGTGCACTGTGCTACCGCAAATTATTACGACATTATTGTCGATCAAGGCGCTACGCTTTTGCGGTCAATTGCAGTCAAAAACTCAGCAAAAAAGCCAATAACCATTACTGGATATACAGCTCGTATGCAAGTTCGTGAAAAAACCTCGTCTATGTCGGTAGTTCTAACGTTGACCACTGAGAACGGTGGTATCGAGATCAATGGAACAGCCGGATCAATATTAATCATAGCTAGCCCATCCCAGACTGAAGCCTTAGAAATAGGTAAATACACTTATGATCTGGAAGTAGAAGAAACCTCTACGGGGATAGTAACAAAAGTTATTCAAGGCAATCTTGTCGTTCGTCCGGAGGTTACTCGATAATGGCACTTTCCGACAACTTTGCATTTGTAGAGGTTAAAAACGTTGGTGTTCAAGGCCCGGCTGGACCAACTGGTCCGGCAGGTCAGTTTGGTGGTCCCACTGGCCCAACTGGTTCTACAGGTGCAACTGGTGCTACAGGTGCTACAGGAGAATCAATCACTGGACCTACTGGAGCAGCTGGTCAACAAGGTATTCAAGGTATTCAGGGCCCTACAGGTGCAACTGGTTCTGTAGGTCTTAGCATAACAGGACCCACTGGTGCGCAAGGCCCTCAAGGTATTCCTGGAGATCAAGGTCTAACAGGGCTAAAAGGAGATACAGGTCCAACTGGTGCTGCTTCAACTATTGCAGGACCTACTGGTGCCACGGGTGAGCAAGGTCCAACCGGAGCTCGAGGATTAACCGGACTAACTGGAGCAACAGGACAGACGGGTGCGACAGGTCCTCAGGGTGCAACTGGTGACCGAGGTCTTACTGGACTTCAGGGGGCTCAAGGTGTAACCGGTCCTCAAGGTATTCAAGGATTCCAGGGTATCCAAGGCGAGCAAGGTGTAACCGGACCAACAGGAACCCAGGGTCCAACTGGCCCTCAAGGTATTCAAGGAAATACTGGTAGAGATTCAAATGTAACTGGCCCAACCGGTGCTACAGGTGCAACTGGTACACAGGGTATTCAAGGTATTCAGGGCATCGTGGGACCTACCGGTGCCCAAGGTACTACAGGTTTAACGGGTCTTCAGGGTCATACTGGTCCTACAGGTGCAACTGGTGATCAAGGCCCTCAGGGCGTAACTGGCCCAACAGGTGCTCAAGGTATCCAAGGTATTCAAGGTATTGCCGGACACGATTCAACCATAGCTGGACCAACTGGTGCGACAGGTTCTAGAGGTCTTCAGGGCGACGTAGGGCCAACTGGTCCGCAAGGTATAGCCGGTGACCGAGGTCTTACTGGTATGCGAGGTGCTACTGGACCAACAGGAGCTACCGGTGATTCAGGTCCTACGGGTCCTCAGGGTCTTAAAGGTGACCAAGGTATCTCGATTGACTTTAAGGGTACTGTAGCCACAGTTGCTGATCTTCCAGCCGTAGGTTCCCGGGTTAATGCAGCATATGTCGTCCTAGAGACTGGCGATATGTATGTATGGAGCACCAGCGCTCAATGGGATAATATTGGACACGTGGTTGGCCCACAGGGTGATATTGGCCCAACTGGGCCTGCCGTAACCGGACCAACGGGTGCGCAGGGTGTTTACCAAGTAAATAGCATGTTCCCTCAGAATCCCGTAGAGGGCGATGTTTGGTTCGATGCAAATACAGGAAAAACTTACATATATTTCCAAACATTCTGGGTAGAAATTACCGGTCACAAGGTAGGCCCAACGGGACCAACCGGACCAATGTCAGATATAGCTGGACCAACCGGACCAATTGGCGTAGGTATACCTAATGGTGGAACCATAAATCAGGTTCTCATAAAGACCGGTGACAACGACTATGAGTTCGGTTGGACCGACATAAATACCTTGCTTCACATTGACGGAGGAACAGTCTAATGACCGATTTTATTTTTCCACTAGATCCGTCGCAGGGTGATATTTATAGCTTCGAAGGCTCGTCATGGGTTTGGAATGGCTACACCTGGGAAGCCCGCTCGACTCAAGCAGTCGGTGGACCCACCGGTCCTACAGGAGCTGCCTCTAGTATCCCTGGCCCAACCGGACCATCGGTAACCGGCCCTACGGGATCAACTGGAGAGCAAGGTCCAACTGGAGCAACAGGTCCTAGTGTAACTGGACCAACTGGTGCTCAGGGTGAGACCGGGTCTATCGGACGTATCGGCCCGACCGGATCGCGAGGTGTACAGGGGATTCAAGGTATCCAAGGTATCCAAGGTATCCAAGGATTAACTGGTCAAATCGGGCCTAGAGGAGATGTAGGACCAACTGGCCCAACAGGTGCTACAGGTGCAGATTCAACAGTTGCAGGACCAACAGGTGCAACCGGACCTTCTGTAACTGGACCAACTGGTGCTCCTTCAAATGTAACTGGACCTACTGGCGCTCGAGGTGCTCAGGGTGATCAGGGCGTACAAGGCATTCAAGGTATTCAAGGCATTCAAGGTGTTACGGGGGATACTGGTGCTACTGGCCCTACAGGTGCAACCGGACCTTCTGTAACTGGTCCAACTGGATCAACTGGAAACCAGGGTGTAATAACTCAGGCTACTGCACCTTCTGATATTTCTCAGTTATGGCTTGATACTAGTGTTAGCGGTATTGAAGGCATGGGACCAACCGGCCCAACCGGTGCTTCGGGCGATGCAGGACTTCCTGGTGCTACTGGCCCTACTGGTGCAACTGGTGATTCAGGTCCTACGGGTCCTTCCGTGACTGGCCCAACAGGTGCTACAGGTGCAGATTCAACAGTTGCAGGACCAACAGGTGCAACCGGACCAGCTGGCATTTCCGTAACAGGACCAACTGGAGCTGCTTCTACTGTTCCCGGACCAACCGGACCAGCAGGCGCTAATGGATATGTTGGCGCAGATGGTACACCAGGAGCCACGGGACCTACTGGTGCTGCAGGAACTAATGGAACTGATGGCCCTACTGGCCCTACAGGGTCTCAAGGCCCAATTGGCGCTACTGGTCCTAGCATAACAGGACCTACTGGTGCTGCAAGCACGGTAACCGGGCCAACCGGATCAACTGGAAATACTGGAGCAACAGGTGCAGCCGGACCTGGCGTTGCTGCAGGCGGAACTGCCGGGCAGATCCTTGCAAAGGTTGATGGTACCGACTACAACACGACTTGGATTGCTAACTACTCAGAGTCAATTCGCCACCAGGTTAAAGCTGCGGCTGCAATCAATAAGGGTCAGCCAGTCTATGTAAGTTCTGCTGATGGAACAAACATGATTGTTTCTCTAGCAAGTAATGCAAGTGAAGCTACGTCGAGCAAGACTATGGGTCTACTTGATGCAACCGTTGCGATTAATGGTGTAGCAAATGTAATTACTGAAGGTCTTCTTGCTGGATTAAATACTAATGGAGCTAGTGCTGGAGATCCTGTATGGCTAGGAGTTAATGGATCTCTTGTTTATGGTTTAGCAAATAAGCCAGTTGCTCCGGCGCACCTAGTATTTATTGGTATTGTTACTCGTGCAAACTCAAATAATGGTGAAATTTTTATTCGCCCTCAGAATGGATTTGAACTAGACGAGTTGCACGATATACTTATTACTTCAAAAACTAATGGCGATTTGCTTCAGTATGAGTCATCTACTGGTCTTTGGAAAAATAAAGACCAATCTACGCTCGTTATCGCTGAGTCACAGGTAACTAATCTTGTTACTGATCTAGCATCTAAGGCATCACTAACATACCCGGTGAATGCACAGACCGGAACAACCTACACCTTAGCCGCAACTGATCCACTATATTTCACTGAATTCAATAATGCATCAACAATTACAGTGACAGTACCGACTAATGCTTCGGTATCAATCCCTGTAGGCTCATCAATAACCTTTATGCAGACAGGTGCTGGCCAGGTTACAGTTGTTGCAGCTTCTGGAGTTACCCTAAACTACACTCCTGGAAATAATACTCGTGCTCAGTGGTCATCGGCCACTCTTTACAAGAGATCAGCCGACACATGGGTACTATTCGGAGATACGGTGGCGTAATGAGACCACATATCTCGGCATCATCATCTTCTCTTCGTAAGAAGTTTGTTGATACTTTTATCCGTGCAAATACAACCTCTACACCAGGTGCTGCTACTGATGGAAGTAAGTGGAATATCCTTAGTGGAACATTCAACATTGTAAATAACCTACTAAATACATCTACCTCTGCATCAAGCTACCCTCTACAAGTAGTAGATATGGGTGTAAAAAACGCTAAGGTAGAACTAATTGCAGGTGGTCAGGGGGCCATGGCTGCCCTATGGGTCACAGATTCCGGTAACTGGTGGGGAGTACAAAGCTTTAGCCAACCAGAAAACTGTAACTGCTCTCAAGTTGGGTATAGCTGTAGCTGTTCAGACCAACCATATGACTGCTCCTGTGTTCCTCAATATGCAAGTGGTACAACATGTTCAACATGCTACAGCTATAGCTGTAGTTATGGAGCAACAGGGACATATTACTGCTCTGGAGGAGCATACGGTTGCGATGTACGAGTGTACGGAGTTGGCTGCGTAGCTTGGTATTATGTAGCACCAACATGTACTGCAGATTACAGTACCGTGTGTAGTACAACACCCTATGACTGCAACTGCTATAGTTGGTCAAGTGCTTGGTACTCTTGCAGCACATGCTATCGAACTGTTTGTAGCACATGTTACTACACTTCATGTAATACCTGCTACCCACAGTATTTTAAAATTTTAAATAGTGTCTCAGGAGTAGTTAGTTCGATATGGTCCCAGGCGATCGCGGCAATATCGGCTGCTTTTAGAGTTAAAACTTTTGGAGACGTTATTACAATCCAAGCATATTCAGATACTAATATGACTTCACAGATAGGTTCTGATATGACCTATACAGCTACCGGTTCTGTAAAATCAACTAAGTTCGGATTAGCTATTGCTCCAAGCTCGTACAACCAAACTACAAATATTAGTAAAATAACTATAGATAGAAACTAAGGAAGAAAATGTCAGATCAACTGCCAGTAGTTCCAGCTCTGGAGCGTCCAGCTCCTCCAGTAGAAGCTACCCCTGGAGAGAACCAATTTCACATTGCTGTTCTAATTGACAACGTTGTGTATCAAATGCTACAGACTAATGGTAAGAATGCCTCGGTATTCCTAGCTAACCCAACATTTGTTCAGGTTGCCATGGGAGATGCTCAGGTAGGCTACACCTATGACCCTCAGACCGGAACATTTTCTGCATAATTGTAGTATTATTTATCTATGAAGTTTATTAAATTCTTCACTGATAAAGCCAAAGAAGCTTACGGGAAACCAGTACCCACAAAAATGACCATACCCGCCTGGTATAAAGATGCTGAAAGCACCTTTACTAGCGATGGGCATCAAGAAGAATCAGCTGGTTTAAAGAAATGCATGCCATTTGTTGACTCCATGATGAGCGGGTATGTATTAAGATTTCCTTTTGATGTAGAGGTGTCTAGGTCCGACTCTGGAGAAATTAATTTTTCTTATGCTAAAACACCAGTAGGCGAGATTATTCACGAGCGTCCTAAGGAGTTAGGTGCAACTATACCTCGACCCCCTGGATTTGCTCCAAATCATCTGGCATTCTCCGGTTTCTGGGGAATAAAAACTCCTAAAGGGTTTAGTCTCTTAGTTACTCATCCACTAAACCGACACGAGCTCCCATTTCACACCGTTTCAGCAATAATGGACTCCGATGAATTTTTTGCTGCTGGAAATATCCCCTTCTTTATAAAGGAAGACTTTGAAGGAGTAATTCCTGAAGGTACGCCAATAGCTCAGCTAATACCAATTAAACGTGAATCCTGGGTAATGGTAGATAAGGCTGAAAATATTAAAAAGAAAGCTGACTACCGAGGAATGTTGGCTCGTATGGCTGACTTTAACTATAAAAAGACAATGTGGCACCGCAAGGAATATAACTAATGAAGCCAAGGCACAAAATACCTAAACCATCAGAGGCAGGAATGCCTTCAGTATCTATTTTTACGAAGATAAAGAACTCGCTATCCAGTAATCACAGTCACGATAGTGGTAATAGTCATAGTCACGACAAGAGCCATACCCATAATAGTGAGCCAGAGAATGCAACTATCCATACAATAGCTCTAGTTATTGATGGTCAAGTATTTGACGTCATGAGAGCTCAGGATTTTTTGGCCGATATGTTGCTAGCTCAACCTACTTTTGTGCTGGTTACTGAAGATACTTCAGAAGCCAAGATCAACTATAAATATGTAGATGGGAAGTTTATAGAAAATGAACCAACTACCTGAGATTCCACCGCTCCCTACGCCCGAACAACTTAGGCGAGCAGCAAAACCATGGGACCTACTAAATGATGACATAGGTAGGGTATCTGATGAAGTAGCTGATCAGAGAATGGCTATATGCTTGACCTGCCCATTTCTATTTAAAATCAGTAAACAATGCCGTAAATGCGGCTGTATGATGAATCTCAAAACTAAGCTGCCAAATGCAGCATGCCCAGAGGGGCACTGGGGGACGGCCCCTAAGGCTTCCGAATAATAGGGTAAAATAGTAGAAGACTGCACCCTACTCACCCACGAGGCATGGACGTACTATGAGCCAATTAAAGCAATTTAACCAAGATTCCGGACAATGGGAGCCGGTAATTGTTGGTGCTCATGGTCCTACGGGACCAACTGGTCCTCAGGGTGATCAAGGTCCCATTGGTGCTGACTCTACTGTAACTGGACCAACTGGTGCGACTGGACCGCAAGGTCCTCAGGGTACTTTTGGTGGAGCAACATATGAATACCACTACCTAACATCAGTTATTGATGAAAACCCAGGGCACGGTAATCTAAGCTTCAATAATCTATTAACTAGTGCTACAGAAATGTATATTTCTTGGTACGACCTATCTGATACAGATATCTCAAGCTTCCTACAAACTATTGATGACTCATCTTCTGCCATCAAGGGAACTTTTAAAATTTCGGAGATAAATGCTCCAGAAAACTATATCTACTATTCAATAGTTGGCAATCACTACCACCATGACACCTATTTTGAAGTACCTATTGCCTATGTTTCTGGCTCGGTTACTTCAATTTCAAATACAGCTGGTATCTACATCACCTTTGCTCGTACTGGAGATGTTGGAGATAAAGGACCAACTGGACCAACAGGTGCTCAGGGTGAGACCGGTGCAACTGGACCGACTGGTGCTCCTTCAAATGTAGTGGGCCCTACTGGAGCCACCGGACCTATAGGTATTTCCGTAACTGGCCCAACTGGTATACAAGGTGCCACCGGTGTAACCGGGCCGCAAGGTACTCAAGGTGTCCAGGGTGTGCAGGGTAATCCTGGACCAACTGGACCGCAGGGTGGAGTCGGCCCAACGGGTGCTACCGGACCTTCTGTAACTGGACCTTCGGTTACTGGTCCAACAGGAACTAAGGGACCAACCGGTCCTACTGGCGCAACTGGTGCAGGAATCCAGGGAGCGACTGGTCCAACTGGAACCGCAGGGTCTCAGGGTGTGCAGGGGCCAACCGGACCTCAGGGTGTGCAAGGAATTCAAGGAACTGCAGGAGCAATAGGACCTACAGGGCCTGGAGTGACTGGACCAACCGGACCAGCATCCACCGTAACAGGACCTACAGGGCCTGGAGTGACTGGACCAACCGGACCTGTTTCGTATCACTACTCGTTTAATCAGCTAGCCACTAGCTATACACTTGCGCTATCTGATGATGGTCAAATCGTAGAGATATCAAGTAGTTCGGATACCAACCTATATGTCCCCGATGAGGCAACCGTTGGATTTACTACTGGTGCACAAATTACAGTAATTAGTACTGGAACTGGTTTTGTAACCCTAACTCCAGCTAATGGAAACGTAACAATCCAGGGAGTTCCTGGTCTTAGAATTCGCACCCGTTGGGCGTCAGCAACTCTTATCAAGCGTCCAGGAACCAACTCCTGGATTGCTGTTGGCGATTTGATGGCATAGTCATGAAGCCATTCCTGGGAGGACGAGCTTCAGCAAATGTGTGGACATATCTTCCACCAAAAGCTCCAACAAATATCTCTGCTACAGACGTAGGACTTAACCGTCAATATAATAATGGATCAGTTGATATAAGTTTTACTCCAGATCCGACTAGCGGTCCCACACTTTACTACCAAGCAACATCTAGTCCAGGAAATTTTACAGCTATAAGCTCTACTTCACCAATCAATATTACTGGACTACAGAGTGGTGTTTCTTATACTTATACCATTAAAGCCATTGGTTATTGGACCAACGGAGATTCAGCTCCTTCAGCACCTTCGGCTGCAGTAGTGGCTACAACCGTGCCTCAGGCTCCAATTATTGGTACAGCAACTAATATCGGTACTGATAGAAGTTACGGAAACCCGGGAGCTACTGTTGGATTCGTTCCTCGAGCTACTGGTGGTAAAACTGTTTCTACTTATGAAGTATACTCAAGCCTAAACTCAACAGTTAAGGTTGGAGAAGGATCTTCTTCACCAGTAACCGCAAATAGCCTAATTCCTGGATACAATACTTCATTTGTAGTTGCAGTTAGAAATGCTAACGGACTATCCTTACAGTCAGATTGGTCAAACTCAGCGCTAATTACCTCTAAGCCAGCAGGCCCAGCTGTAAATGCAAGTGTAACTGCAGCCGGAACTATATCCGTAACCTGGAATTTCTATGGTCACGAGGGAGGTGCTCCGCTATCAGCAGTAGCAGTCAAGCTATATAACGGTAATACTGGTGCTCTAGCATATACCGCCTCTGGAATAGGTGCTACCGATACTAGTACAACATTTACTGGAGTTGCTGATGGTATCTACTATGCTACAGTAGTTGGAACTAATATAAACGGTGTTGGTGATCAAGGTTCCAGTTCCTACGTGACTACAGTAGGTAGTCTAAATGTGACAGCAGTAGCAGCCTCAGATACTCAAATAAATACCACATGGACCATGGGCCCAACGGGGACATCCTATTTTAGTTTCTCGTTGGTTGATAATACAGATCCAGGCGGAGTGTCCTACAATGGATCATCTTATTCAAACTCAGCGGCTAACTTCTATAACTTTACTGGACTAGTTTCGGGCCATAGCTATACGTTTACAGTTCAAGCAATTGGAGCTGGCGGTGTAGTACTTCTCTCTGGAACAGCGACAGTAGGGTCAACTACCACTACTACAACTACCACGACAAACCCACCTGGAGTATTTTCAGTAAGTTTAACCGCTAACTCTGCTACATCAGTTAGTGGAAGTTGGTCAAATCCTCCAGCTGGTACTGCAATATATGACTATGTACTCTCATCTGGAGGCACGACTATTGCGTCTGGAAATGCTACGAGTGCTACCTCTGGCTCATGGACTGTAGCCGGAGGAACAAGCTATACCCTAACTGTTTCAGCGAAAAGCTCATCTTTTACAGTTCTAGCATCAAACTCCGCGAGTGTAACTACTCCTGCATCAGCACCATTTACAGTAACTCTAACTGAAAACTCATCTACCTCACTTACAGGTAGTTGGTCTAATCCACCATCTGGAACAGCACTATACTCATACACCTTGAGTTCCGGGGGAGTTACTATAGACTCATCATCTGGATATGGTGGAACAAGCGTAAGCTGGGCAGTATCTCCTGGCAATTCATATAGCTTGTCTGTCTCAGCATTAAGCTCTTCATTTGCAACTCTGGCATCAAATTCAGCCGGAATAACAATGTCAGGAGCAGCAACTACCACTACAACTACTACTACAACCACTACCACTACCGCAGGGGTGACGTGTGGCCCTAGTTATGGCAGAGTGAATGGTAATTTATTCTATGTAGGGTATAGTACAAACGGATATACAGGAACTATCTGCGGTAGCGGTTATGTACAACAGTTTTACTATAAGTGTTCTGATGGATCTACCGGATCAACAGCATATTACGAATGTACTGGTGGAAGTGGAGTAGGAGGGACTACCACTACAGCCGCTCCAACTACCACTACTGCTGCTCCAACTACAACAACGACAGCAACACCACCTTCATTCCCACCACGCTTTGGAATCTTCTCTATTGATCCGAGTATGATGGAAGAGGAATTATAATTAGCTATGGCAACTTTTTCATTAATCATTGATAATGCATTTGCATTTAATTTAGAGATAGTAGAGCTCAACGACGGATTTTATGACACCCTAAGATCAAATCCTTCAATAGTTATCTGCGATGGGTTGGATGTAGTAGTAGGGTCTACATATGCTGAAGGCACATTCTATATGGATGGATCTCCAGTAGCCGAAATAGACATTAATCCTATGGCTACTAAATTTGCATTCTTGCTAGGAGATTCAGTAGCACTAGTTCAAGAAATAGCAAATGAAAATGAAATGCTAGTGGCAGCATACTCTAGTGATCCAAAATTTGTAGAGGTACTACAGAATGCCTAGTGCTTGGCAGCTCTATAAAGAGAAAGTAGTCAGCACACGGGGTACGGAGATATCACCTAAATCAACAGATATCCTATCTCTAGAGAAGATAGACCAAGACATCAGCAATGCTAGATTAGATATTTGCCGAGATTGCCCACTATTTGTGAACTACACTAGCCAATGTTCCCAGTGTGGATGCTTTATGCCTACAAGAGTAGAATTTAAAGATTCAACATGTCCAACCAACAAATGGTGACTAATAGCATATTTGTTCAGCTCCCCGCCTATAGGGATTTAGAGCTCCCTGAGACAATAAAAAATGCCATAGAAATGTCATCAGGAAATAATAAAATTGTTTTTGGGGTGCACAACTGCACGCTAGAACAAGACTCTATATCAATTTCTCATGTAAATACACCGGAGCATGTAGAGATTAGGTATATAGAAAGCATAGCTCCAGATAATATTGGAGTACAACTATCTAGGTATATGGCAAATGAATTGTATATAGACGAAGACTTCTATCTTCAAACAGATGCACACATGCGATTCCAAAAGAACTGGGATGAACTTGCTATACAAGACTATAGATGGTATGAAAATATTGGAATAGCAAAACCACTAATAACTATGTACCCGCCTAACTATAGGTATATAGAAAACGGAAGTGTAATATTAGAGGATCACTTCGAACAAAAAAATACACGAGTCTCTTTTAAAGAACGAATTGACTCCTTTGAATTAGGATTTATACCTAGTCAGTTAGCTATAACAACACCACCCGGGTGTCAATACACATCTTCAGTAGCTGGCGGCATGATTTTTACTGATGGATCTTTTGCAAAAATTAAACCTAATAAAAAAGTAGCCTTCTGGGGTGAAGAAATTCTTATTGCAGCCAGAGCATTTACTCACGGTTTTAATATTGTGACTGCCAGAAATCACTTAGTATGGCATCTATATCACAGCGGGCAGCCCTACCACTTAGCAAGAAGACACCACGCCTGGGCAGACTGGCCCGACCTTTGGCCAACTTTAGATAAAGAATCACGCCTAGAAGTCAAATCTATATTCGAATTAGAAAGAATTGGAGAAGATGCATTAGGCTCCGTACGAACTTTAAGTGAGTTTGGAGTATTCGCTGGACTTGACTTTAAAAATAAAAAAGTTATAACAACTAGGGATTAGTTATTTTTACTATTATGCTCAGCTATTGCAGCCTGAAGTTCTACAGTTTTTGCAAACTGACCAGAAAAACTATATTCGCCAGCGTGAGAAATCTTCACCCAGGGGGCGGCCCAAACATCATTACCTAGAGATCTCCACATTGCACAGAAGGCATAGTCCTCTGACAAAAGAATCTCTTTTTCATTGATAGCGGTAGTAAAATACTCAACAACATCTTCACCAAAAGGAATAGTACTTCCATAACTATTACTCTTATATGTTTTGCACAATGGCTTAAGATCATTAAATACTTTACGAGTAATAAACATCATACCGGTACCAATATCCATAACTCTAAATGGCTCATTGGCATCAAAATGCTGAGATGTGTCTAACATATTTACAGCAAAGATTCCAGAATATTCTTCTAAATTTTCTTTACCAAGCAGTGCTGCATTTCTAACAGCCTGCCAGTTGATTGACTTCATAGGGTAAATTGCACCAATTAAATCTTTACCAGATTCAACCATTTTTACAATATCATCAGCATCAAATCCATGATCACCATCAATAAATAGCAGAGCATCACAGTCGGATGTTAGGAAAGAATAAGTAAGAGTATTTCGAGCTCTAGTTATAAGACTTTCGTTGGTGAGGTTGGTCTGTACAACGGAGTGACCACGCTGAGCAAGTCTTATTGTTAGATTGGCAAGGCTCGTAATGAATACACTCTTGGCATTACCACCATACATAGGTGTTGCAATACAAATTTTCACTATTATCCTAAATAAGACTGCGGGGACTAGAAATAACTCCTAGTCCCCGTCTATACCTCTCCCGGTACAGTTCTATCTTATACCATAAATATTAGATATTCTTTGCAAAACGCGTCATATCGTTCCAGTTGACTTCGCTGACCTGCTGAGGAACAGCCTTCGGGGTTCGCATATAGTTACGAATCTCTGCTCTAGCTCCCTGGCCAACTACTTCTAGACCACGGTCAGAAATTTTACGCTGGAATGCAATCTGAGTCATAGGCTTTTCACCACGCATATCGCTCCACGAGCGGTATACATAGTAAATATCTCCAACTAAAACTGCAGCGCCTTCAGACTTAGTAGTCTCTTCTTCTAGAAAAATACCAATTCGGTCCTCGTTCTTGCGATAAACTTCTGCAGCTTCCTTAACAGCAGTACACCAACCAAGTGGATCTTTTTCTGAAGAACCAAGGTATTTAATAGCACCCTCTACTGCCCATGAAAGAACAGCTGGAAGACCACCATCAGGATCAGATAGATAGGCCTTTAAATCGGGATCAGGCTTCTCAGCTACCTTTGACCATGGAATTGGACGTAGACGACGCCACATGGCATCATCATTAATGATAGGGCGGTGGTTAGTGGTAATCCATAGCTTACCCTGAGCCTTAAATGTAAACGGCTTCTCACCGGGAGAACGAGCAGAGATGGTTGATGAACCAGTCATCTGCTTAATTTGGTTCTCATTGATACGCTCAGACTCTGGCAACTCATCAACCCAAATCATACGCTTACCACGCAGCTCAGCCATATAGTACTGCTGAGAAGAGTTATTACCGTTACCAGCTGCAAGTTGGTCAGATGGTAGGGTTCCTGCATATTGCTCAGTGCCGAGTGCTTCAACGATGGTTTCGACAAAAGTATTTTTACCAGAACCAGCCGGACCATAGACAAGGAATAGAACATCCTGGTTGCTAAGGCCAGTTAAGGTGTAGCCAACTGCACGCTGAACCCAGTCCTGAAGCTCCTTATCGCCACCAGTAGCGAAGTCAATAAACTGCTCCCAGCGTACATTGCGAAGTCCTGGAGTATAAGAAACAGGAGCACGCTTAGTGATATAAAGATCTGGACGCCCCTTGTGAAGCTCTCCAGTCTTAAGATCAATAACACCATTCATAACGCCGAGTAAGTGGTGCGAACCATCCCACTGCTCAACGCTTACCTGAACTCGAGTGTCAGAGTTTGCCTGATTAATCATATTTGCAATACGGCTATTAGATTTTGCCTGCTTAGCCCAGTTAACAATATCCTGCTTCTTTTGCTCATCGCCATCGCCGTAGTTAACTACCTCACTGGCGATTACGGGAGAGATTCGCTTAGCAAGTTCATTAATGCCTAGCTCTTCTACATCTGGCTTCCAGAAGTTGCCAGTCCAGTGAAACCAACCAAGACCTGGAGTATAGCGAAGAGCGGAACCAAAAGTATCAATAATACGACGACCGTTACCGACATCAGTAAGGGTGCGACGGCCTGGAGTTCCTCCACCCTCGGCTTCAAGAGCATCAGCATCCTTAGGAATGTCCATATTTCCACCACTAGCGGCATCCGTAACAGACATACCGCTCTCAACTAAGGCGGTAACAGTAGTTCCAACATTATTTGCAGCAGGAGTTGGCTCTACTACCGTAGGCACATCCGGTAAGAATACAGGTACACCCTCTTCATGGGCAGATTCTGCCCAGGATTTACCCTGATTCTCAACCCATTCAGAAATTCCAGGCCAAGACTTATCAATCTTTGGGTTATTGGCAACAAAATCAATAGCTCGATGAGTATGCATCAGAATCGAATTCTGACCTTCAAGCTCCATTGGAGGACGAATCTTCTCCCCATTAAATCGAATCATCATTGACTCGATGAGCATGCGTGATTCAGGGCTAGTACCAAACTTATTTGCTAGAGCGCATGCGAGTTGGTAGACACCAACAGCACGACCACCCTCATCAATCCCCTCTTCAAGGATTGCCTGGACATCAACCTTTTCTCCACGAAACTCTAAGTCCCCAAGCCAGCCCCACTCACCCTCTTTATATGTAGTGGTTGCTCCGCCCGAACGACGAAGTGATTTTGCTCGAAGGGCGTTTAAAAGTTCTTCTGGAGCTTCAGATACTTCCATCTTCCATGGCTCATGGCCTGGCTTCCAGTCATATGTCATGCCAGAGAAGTGGCGAGACGGGGAAAGAAGAATGTAACCATTGTGCTTGATGTCAATACCACCAAGCCCCTCTTTCGAAAGGTTACCCAGGAACTTCTCGTTTGGGTCACATTTATATAGAAGGTGGCGTCCACGAACTACCTTGCCCTTAACAGTGTATTCACCGGTAATAGCTTCAGTAGTGGCAATAATTGCGCCCTCAGAACGCTCTTCTAGAACCTGGAAAGAATCATCGCCGCCGGAGCGTGGATCGATATCGATTGCGAAGAAGCCAGATGGCTTACAGAATACTCCGATGTTGTAGTCGGGGTTTTCTTCCCACCACTGTGCGACCTTAATCGGATCATTCGAAGCTTCGGTATTCCAGTTATAAAGCGCTGGGTGCTTACCAATTTCACGTGGATCAGAGTGTGGCTTACCACAGGTGCAACGTCCATCCTTCGTGATGCCATGAACGGGAAGGATATACCAGCCATTTTTTGCGTACCATACAGCAGCAGGGCCAAGGCGGCCAGCCGCAGACTCCCAGTTAGCCATTAGTTGTCCACCATTCCGTCATTAAAAACATACATATGCTCTCCAAAGTTATTGACAGCATACACCCATACTCGAAGATGCTGCAAGTCACGCATTAATAAATAATTCAGATTGACTGAACAAACTCATCAACGGCTCGACCTAACAGCCCGTCAAATAAGGAAAACCCTTCTAGGGTACAATAGAAGAACGAATCTAACCGCTCCCCGTAGAATCCATTATAGGCCATGCAACTAGAGATTATTCTAACAATCGCCGCGGTAATTACCGCAATCGGCGTCATCGTCGGAGGGCTTGTAGCCATCTACCGCTTTGTAAGAAAGATTAGCGACTCTATTGGAGTTGATAGCAAAGGACGAACCCTTGCAGAGCGTCTAGACCGAGTTGAACACCAACTCTGGGAGAATGGCGGTAGCTCATTAGCCGATAGAGTTAATATAATTGAAGCTCACAGTATCAAGACATCGGCTGAAGTAGAGTTGATTAAAGATTTTATGATTACCTCTAGAACTAGACCAACTTCAGTATCTTCAAAACCAAGGCAAAGAAAAGCTAGTTAACTGAAAATTTAGTACTATACTACTTAATGACACTATAGACGTACGAGGGAGAACTATGTCGCTGTCAGACAAGCTTCAAGCTGCATCCACGCAATCAAATCAACTGTGTGTATTGGCAAAGCTATTTATTGATCCAAAACTTTCAAAGCAGGATCAAGCAAATCTACTAGCAATTGTAAAAACTAGTAAAGAAGATCCTACCCATGTAGCAAGTGCTGAACTAGGACGCATCTTACGAGGCGAGGGGTTTGATATTAGTAATAGCACCATAGACCGACACCGTCGAGGCGACTGCGGTTGCGGAAAGAGAGCCAACTAAACATGGGTTTCTCAGAAAAATTAGAAAAATTAGCTTCAGCTGGTCCGCAGGGTTCAGACATTAAAGCGATGAATATTCCTGAAGATTGGCGTCCTCGCATGGATATCGATACCGCCAAGGGCGGTTTTGTCATATCTAAGCCAGCCCCTACATCAGAAGTCCAAGATGCTACTGCAGTACTAGAGGACTTTGGTCTGGATCCCCGTGAATGGACCGTAGCGTCCATGAGACGAGGAAAGTGGCAGAAGTATGATGGAGAATTCCTAGAGTCCGTACGAGTCAACCTACTGCCAGCGGGGACTATTTACGAGGATAACCTAGATGCCGAGAAGCTCATTGATGAGATTAAGAAGTGGCGTCCAGCAGCAGGGATTAAGCAAGCTACCGGCAAGGGATCATTTGCAGCATTCCCTAGCGATCAGCAGATTGGAAAAAAGACTAGCAACGGCGGGTCTCAGCAATCTATTGATCGTGTTCTAGATTTAACTGAAAAAGCAGTGAATAGATTCAAGGGCTATCAAAAGATGGGCCTAGATCTTGGAACCATAACCCTGGGACTTCCTGGAGATCACGTTGAAGGTAACGTATCTCAGAATGGACGTCTACAGGGTCTTGCTGCATCTGACCTAGGCTTGACCGAACAGGTGCGTGTTGCACGTCGTCTTCTTATGGCTCAGATTAAGGCTCTGGCTCCTCTAGCCGAGCATATGATTGTTCCAGTGATTAATGGAAACCACGACGAGGTTACTCGCCAAGTAGCTGCAGATCCGGCTGATGGTTGGAACGTAGAGATTGCCTCTGCTGTTCAAGATGCCTGTGCCGAGAACCCTGCCCTACAGCATATCCAGTTCCGTTTCCCTTCCTCGGGGCACCAGACACTAGTGACCGAGATTTGCGGAGTCCACCTTGGAATTTTCCACGGACACCAGAGCAGCCAAAATGGTATTGAAAAATATCTATCCGGTCAATCCCTCGGGCAGACCGCTCTTGGGCTCGCCGACATCTGGGTATCTGGCCATTACCATAACTTCCGTACCATGGACGTAAGCGACCGCCTATGGCTTCAGTGTCCAACTACAGACCCAGGATCTGAGTGGTTCCGTGATCGTGCTGGGCATGAATCAAATCCAGGACTACTTACTATGGTATTTGGTGGAGACTTCGATCCACGAGAATTCATTAGCGTACTTCCAACTAAGTAATCATGCGTGTAGCGGTATATTCAATAGCCCTAAATGAGAAGCAGTTCTTAGACCGATGGTTTGAGTCAGCCGCCGAGGCTGACTACATTCTTTTAGCGGACACTGGATCTTCTGATGGAACTGCAGAATATGCTGAAGAATTGGGAATAACTACCTACAAAATAAAAGTATCTCCATGGCGATTTGATGATGCAAAAAATGCTGCTCTAAATCTTTTACCTAAGGATATAGATGTAGCAATTTCTCTAGACATAGATGAAGTATTGCTCCCTGGGTGGCGAGAAATGCTAGAGGTGGCCTGGAAAAATGACGCAACCACACTTAACCACAAATATCGCCATAACGGTGGTCAGTGGCAGTGGCACTCTAAAATACATGCACGTCACGGATGTAAATGGGTAGGCCCGGTACATGAGACCTTATCCTGGGCTATACCTGAAAAAGCAATTTGGTCTGATTCTATCTTTTTAGATGAATGGCAGGATACGCAGAAAAGTAGACGCAGCTACTTAAATCTTCTTCACAAGAAGATTTTAGAAGGCGATTCGGACTGGAGGACTCGCTACTTCTTAGCCAATGATTACCAAACTATTGGCGATATGCAATCAGCAATTCATTGGAGATATGAGAGCTACTTTGCTTGCAAAGATGGTGGAGTAGTTAAATCATATATAGCTAGAAATATTGCAAGTAATTACTTTGCTATAGGTGATATTGATATGGCTCGTAAATGGTTTAAAGCAGCCATAGATGATGGTATGGAACGAGAAACTCTCTATGAAGCTGCTAAGTTTTTCTCTGCAATAGGTGAACATGCTGAAGCCCTATTTTCAGCAGATTACTGCATATCAGTAGAAGATAGAAGAGACGGTTTTACATATAGTGAAGAAGCCTGGGGATCAGGTCCTTACGATATAGCAGCCCTATCTTGTTACTATTTAGGAAATAAATCTGAAGCTATAAAGTATGGAAAACAAGCACTAGAGTTTGATCCAACAAATAAACGACTACTAGCAAATATGGACTGGTATGAAAAAGAATAAAGTAAAAACTTGCGTTTACGCTATCTCCCTCAATGAGATTAAGCATGTAGATAAGTTTATGGATGCCAATGAAGGAGCAGATCTAGTTTTAGTCTGCGATACTGGCTCAACTGATGGAACCGTAGAAAGGCTGCGTGAACGTGGTGCGGTGGTATATTCAATTACTCAAAGACCTTGGCGTTTTGATGTGCCTCGCAATACTGCTCTTAGTCTTATCCCAGCTGATATTGATGTTTGTCTCAGTATCGACCTAGATGAGTACCTTCAGCCCGGTTGGGTAGAGGCTATTCAGGAAGCCTGGGATGAGCATAATGGTAACATTCAACGTATTGCTTATGACTATATCTGGAACTGGAAAGAAGATGGGGTGACACCTGGAATCCAGTTCTATGCAGATAAAGTACACTCACGTTTTGGATATCGCTGGCGTCAACCTTGTCACGAGACTCTCTATTGGGAGGGCGATGGTCCAGAAAATAGAGTGACCGTTCCGAAGGTTGTTCTACATCATCGAGCTGATCCAACTAAGAGCCGCTCTCAATACCTACCGCTACTTAAATTAGCAGTTACCGAGTCACCTAATGATGATCGCAGTGCCTTCTACTATGCCCGTGAGCTTTATTTTTATGGACAATATGAAGAAGCTAAAGCTGAGTTCATTCGTCATCTAAGTATTCCTAGTGCAACTTGGCCAGCAGAACGAGCTGCTTCAATGAGATTTTTAGCAAAAATAGATAAAGAACATACTAGAGACTGGCTAGAAAAAGCTACTGCAGAAGCACCTGGACGTAGAGAAGCTCTGGTTGAGTTAGCTCAGCATGCCTACAATCAGCAGGACTGGCAACTATGCTATTTTGCTGCAATTAAGGCACTAGAAACAAAAGAAAAACCACTTGACTACCTCTGCGAGGATTTCGCCTGGGGATCACTGCCATATGATTTAGCTGCAATATCAGCATATAATTTAGGTGAATATCGATATGCAGCTAGCTACGGTAGGGTTGCAGTAGATCTAGAACCAACTAACGATAGACTAGTAAATAATCTAAAGTTCTATACTATTAGCGCTTCTTCCTAGTTTGCTGCGAATGGTATGCTTCTACAGCATTTGCACTAGTTCTGCTTTGCCAACTAAATTTGCAATCAACACACTCGACTACCTTCATTGTTGACCAACGACCAGCGGTAGGTCTATCTACAGTTTTTGTAGCTAAGCTAGAGGTTTTAGCATTGCAGTTAGGGCAAAGAGGAAATCTTTTATGGCGCATCTCCTGCCCCTCCCAGTTTATGGAGAGAGTGCGTCTAATTTTTTTGTAGTTTAGACCGCCCCAAATGCCCCAGGTTTGCTTAGTCTCTAGACCCCACTTTAGGCATTCTTGCCTAACAGGACATTGTTGGCACAGTCTTAGAGCTGGATTTTGCTGAGAAGACTTATTTGAAAAAAAGTTATCTTTATATTCTTCATTAGAAGTTTTTGCACATTCGGCGTCTTCATGCCACTCTGGTGAATCAAAAATCATTCAGTAATAACCTCTACTAGAGTTGCTTCAACTACTGAATCTAGTAGATCCCCATATTCAGTTTCGCCTGATTCTTTACATATAGATGGGAACATTTCACTATCCAATATACCAATATATAGATATGAAAAATCTGCAGCTTCTACTGCAGAAAATCCAAGATTAAGTGAATGAACTAAACCATCTCTTTGCAGAGAAGAGGCCAAAGCTTTTTTAACAATATCATTATCAAGATCAACGTGACCTTCAGTGTAGTAGACCATAGCCTCATCGGATGAAGGGTGGTACCCATCACCTTCCCATGAGAACCACAGGGACTCACCTATGCGAGAATCTTTCATATGCAATAGTCTATATCACTAACTATTGGATTTTAGGCTATAAAGATGAAAAAGTCAAATAAAAAATAACGGCATATCCATATAAATGAATATGCCATTATTTAATTTTTTGCTATAAACCTGGATGTAAAAGTGTCTTTTTTAGCGAACCATAGGCTGTAATAACAAAATGGCCAGAATACAGGTTTTTCTCAGGGTCAGGAATCCCAACCTTGAGCTCTAAATCAACAGAATCTGCAACAGCAGACTCCGTGATATTTAGAAACTTAGCGACCTCTTCATAAGCTGTAGCTTTAGCTGACTCCAAGGTATCGGCACTAAACTTTAGTTCAAAAGCAACACGCATTATTTTACTCGCTTCTCTAGTTTGTATGGTGAATAGTGAACACCATTTAACTTAGGTTCCTTAGCATCGGTAGATGTGAAGATTACGTCACCATAACGCACAGCAACTACCTTACCACGTCTACCATTGTGAACAGTCCCTGCTTCATCAGAGAAAGCATCATTAAATACACGTACCTCATCGCCAACTCGAATCTGGCCCGGCTGCAGAGGAATCCAAACTTCATCAGTTTTTTCTTCAACTGCGTTAATAGCATGACCTAGGGCAAGCTTAGAGAATAGTTCAACTGCCTCTTTAGCTAAATTAGGGCTGAGTTTAGTTTGCTTTTCCCACACAGCCAATAATTCCAAGACAGCATTTCCGGATCCAACCTTAGCTTTAGCATCTTGAAGCTGCTGTCTAATCCATTCGTAGTTTACATCTGGCATCTTTATTCCTTATTTGTCTTTACTAGAGCCTCTAGTAGGTTGGTGGATTCTTGCTTCGAGGGAATTGAATCCATATAACTTCTTCGTTGAGACATAGCTAACGCAATTCTATCAGCCAAATCCATATCTTCTACTTCCCCAATTAGTACTGCCCAAGAGTCGGAAATTGTTCTAGACTCTTTCCACTCTGTAATTACTGGAGTGGCTGAGTCCAAAGCTTGAAGTATCCGGTAAGACCACCAAGTCCCAACACCTCTATCCTGAGCGGGAAGAACTAGGCCAGCACTAGACGAGATACAAGACATAACATCCTCATCTGTAGTTCTTATAGATGCCTTAGCCTTTTCTAGAGGGTAGGTAGTTAGCTTACTAATCTTTTGTACCCAGGATGTATTTGGATATTCCACAGACCAGGAACTTGTTCTTGATAGCTCTATAGTTGGCTCCTCCGAGAGCAGGTGAGCATCTAGATTGACTCCAACTAGGTTTTCCGGAGAGACCCACGGTAAAAACTCATGTAAAAGTTCCGAATTTCTCCAGGGGAGTTCCGGGTAGATAGTGGTAGGCCAATTAGTGGATGACAATAACTTTATAGCACCTTCAAATTTATCTTTTTTAAGCACAGCTGATCTATACTCAGACTTAGTTCTATAGAACGGTGTAAAAATCGAATCAATATTCTTCGATACAGATGAAATGCTCGACTTAAATTGCCACACCTGCGGGTGGTCAACTACAAAGAACAGCTTCTTTGAATCAGCAAGTAGAGATATAACATTAAGAGCACCATAGAGTTTATTAGCACTAGGGCTTGTTGGAGGTATTACACCAACAAAGACAGCATCGTACTTATCTAGTATCTCTGATGTCCACTCAACACTAGGTGGAAGTATATCTACAGAGTCAGAGAATTGCTTTGCAACCTGGAACATGGTTCCAAAGAACGTAGTATTTGAAGATTCTTTAACATGGGATGAAGCCATGCCAGTAAAAAGGATTCGCATTAAATCTCCTATAAAGAAGGCGGGACACGATGTGCCCCGCCTCCTCTATTTTGTAATTTAGAACGGAGTGTCGTCCGAGGTTACAGGGGCAGCAGGGGCAGGGGCCGGTGCTGGAGCAGGAGCAGCAGCCGGAGCTGGTGCTGCAGCTACAGGGGCTGCTGGAGCCGGTGCAGGTGCTGCAGCAGGTGCTGGAGCAGCTGGAGCTGAGAAAGCAGCCTGAGCTACGGCAGGAGCAGCAAAGTACTTGCTGATCTCGTTGCTCTGGTTGCCATTGTAGGTACGGGTAGCAAGAGTTCCACGGAAACCACGACCAAATAGAGCCTGCTCGATCTGAGCGTTGGTTGGGTTTGCGTTGAAGAAGTCCTTGTTAAGACCAAGGGCACCCATCTTCATGAAGAACATTCCAAGAGCCTTGCTGTTCTCTGGCGAGATAACAAGGTTGTCCCAGACGCGACGCTTAGCGTATGGACCGCTAATTACCTCGTTGGTAGTCTTGAACATTACCTTACCCGACTGTGAGGTGGTGGCCTTAGCCTCTACCACCTTGAACTCGTAGTCACCGTCTGGCAGTGGCTCGAAGCTGTTGGTAGCCTCTCCGGCTTCCTTGATGAGATCGCTCCAATTTAGAGACATAGTATCATTTTCCTTTTACTAGTTAGTTGTTTTCTTTGTTGCTGGTGTCTTCTTTTCACCGAAGACGATATCGAGCATACGTTCGACGCCAAGGTCTCCCTGCTCAACTACCTTACCTAGACGGCCCTGGACACGCTCTCCAGCCTCATAGTCAGGCGTACGCTCTACATACATGCGTCGCACCTTATACGGTGGCTGTAGTGGGTCAGGGTTTGGTACCTGCTCCACGGTGATTGCGCCAAGAATGTCGTAGAAGTAGGGAGCCTGGATTGCAAGCTGGCCCTGTAGGTAGGGACGATATACGCCATCCTGACCCTTACGTGCCATTGCGGTTAGGACTACAGCTTCTAGCGGCTGAGTTGGATGCATTGTAAGGTCGCGAAGGTCACGAAGTAGGGCACCCATGTGGCGGAGAAGCTCTCCCCACTGCTGCATCTTCATCTGTTCGGTTCCTGCAATGTTGTCCATGCACTTGACCTGCAACTCAGAGATCGAGTCGATGATCAAAGACTTGAACTGGTGCTTGCCGCTCTGAAGCCACTGGAAGGCCTTCATAACGACTTCATAGTCGCGAACCTGGACCACAACAGTGTCCCAAGTACCGTCCGCCTGAGGCGGCTCTTCGCGAATTGGATCCCAATACTTTACATTGATAGGGAGGAAGCGGTGTCCACCCTCTACGTCAAGCATTAGGCGTGGGTAAGGTGCTGTAACGGCAAAGGTTGACTTACCAACCTTCGATTCGCCATAAACCATAATTGTTAGACTGCGATCGACTTCCGACATTCTTACTCACTTCCTTTCTTCTCTTCGATTCCGTAATAACCGTATGGGTCGGATGACTCAAACGCATCACTAATTGCTGCTTCGGCGGCAGAACCGTCGTCAATAAGCGGGCAAATAGCGAAGAATTGGCACTTCCACTTGCATTCACGAGAAGGCTTTGGGTAGGCAAGCTTATAATGGCTTTCGCCAGCATCGAGACCCTCACGAACTCGCATCATGTCTTCCAGGACACCCTCTAGGCGCTGGTAGAACGAGCGTAGTGCAAAACGATTGTGGCGAACTTCGATCTGGTCATAGAATGGTGGCTTTGCATAAGCACCACGCTTAACCTTACGAAGCATTGTAAATATACCGCCCTCGGAACGTTCACCGTTCTGGTTCTGAGCCTCTTCCAAGGTCATGTAGGTTAGAACCTGCTCGTTCATGTGAGCAATAGACCCAAACTCAGCGAATGAGCCACCAACGGTCTTGAAGTCACGGAACATACGTACACCGTCAATCTTACGGCGGACACGCATATCGATCTTACCTTGTAGGATAACCTTACCGTCAAGCATTGGACGCTCGATAATCTCTTCAGTAGAGATCATCTCGAGCTCTGCATCGATACCTTCGAGCTCAATCCACTCAAGGTACCCCTCGAGCATTACACGACCGAGCTCAGCTTCTGTTTCAAGCTCTGTAGTATCACGGTATTCCTTGTTTAGCTTATCGATATCTTCCTTGACAAGCTCAGCGTGGATCTCAAGAAGATCACGCTCCATACCGGAGGTGTAGTAGCGATCTAGTGCCTCGTGGATACGAGAACCTAGAGCAAGAGCTCCAGTATAGTTTTGTAGCTTTGGCTTAAGGCGACGATAGTAAGTCAGCCACCAACGACGACGACAGTCCTTCACTTAAACGTTTGGATCTCGGAATTACTAATTCGTACAGATTCAATCGTCATGTGGCATCACCTCCTGAGCAGCCTTAGCTGCTTTTCTTCTCTTATGACCTTCACTTATTTTTGCTCTAGTTTCAGCAGAACGAGGGGTTCCTCTATTTACTTCAGCTGCTTTAGCTATTGCTTCTGGTTTAGGTCTATATCCTTTTGTCTTATTTTCAGCACTCATGCGCCGTTTTGTTTCTTCACTATGAGGGACTCTATGCCCTCTAGTTTTACTGGCTAATAGTTCATCAGATTTTTCCGACCAAAGATCTTTAAAATGATGGCTATTATGGCAAATCCTATGACAAGCTTTTAGATTTGTCAAATCATTATTTGTCTCGTCGTGATCCTGGTGATGAACTATTACCTCATCAAATATTGCAGGCTTTTCACAAAAACTGCAAGTATAGGGCCCAGGACCATTATTAGCAAAAAATATTTCTCGATATTTAGTTCTACGTCTTCTTTTAGCTCCACCATTAGCGCAGGCTTTCTCGTGAGAATATAGTGCCCCGCCTGGAACAAAATATTCTCCACAAAAACTACACGGCATCGAGTTAAGGAGAGTCACTATTTCTTTCCCTTGCTTTCCTTAAGCATTTTGAGAAGTGCATCCTTGTCACGCACAATCTGCTCAAAGTTGTCAGCCTTGGTGTCTAGAGCCTGAATTACACGCTCTTCAACAGTATTTTCAGTTACGTAGTCTGTAATGATTACGGAATCATGGATTTCAGAACCAATACGGTGTACACGGTCAAGAGCCTGCTTATAGTCGACAAGTGACCATGGTCTTTGTAGCATAACAAGTCTGCGTGCAGTTGTCAAGGTAACACCCACACCGCCAGCCTGGGCAGTAAATAGAATCCACTTAGTCTTGCCAGACTGGAACTCATCGATATGACGTTGACGTTCATCAGCATCGATTGCTCCAGTAATCAGACCATGAGCGATACCCTCCTTAGTTAGGCGTGCGCTAAGGAGATCGATGAGCTGGCGAGATACGGCACAGACAGCTACGCTATCATCACCGAAGTCACCATTCTTCATGTCATCCATCAGAGCATCAACCTTACACGATGGGTCTGACAAAACTACAACTTCTTCACCGCTAACAGGATCAATAGTCACATCAGCGTATGAGCTAGCGAGCTGGAGAAGGCGCAGCATTTGAGTAAGCGGGTTAGGAGCTACAACAGCATCCCCAACAGTCCCGTCTTCCTTTTCGATCAATGCAATCATATTGTCTAGCATCTGATTGTAAGCCTTTTGCTGCTTAGCACCCATCTCGACATCACGGCGGTCATTGATAACCTCTGGAAGCCAAGGAAGTACCTTAGCCTTCAGCATGCGTCGCATGCGTGGGTTAATAGCAGCATAGAACTCCTGCTCCATGTGAGGCTTCACACCTAGAACCATCATGCCACCAAAAGCATTGAGCATGGTATCAATCATGCGGTCAATCCACTTGGTACGACTAGGCCATTCTTCTGGAGAAATCCAGTGAAGAATAGGCCAAAGATCAACAACATCCTTAGCAATAGGAGTACCGGTAAGCGCAAAGCGGATATCCGCATCGCCAGTAGCGGCCCAAAGAGCACGGGTCTGCTTTGACTTTGGATCTTTTGAACGGTGAATCTCGTCAGCAATTACAGCCTTGAAACCAATGGTATTTAGCTCACGTTGGTGAACTTCACAGCGGTTTGGAGTGATACGGGAATCGTGGCCCTTACACTCGATACAACGAGCTAAAGAAATCGAGCCATATGGTGATAGGCGAGAATGGCTGCGCAGAGACTCCCAGTTCACTACAACCACATCGGAGTCCTGATCAAACAAGGCACGACGCTTTGTTGCAGTTCCACCAATAACGGTCACATTAACCCCAGGCCACCACTTATCGAACTCACGTTCCCAGTTCTTCTTAAGGGTGTTCGGGCAGACAATGAGAGCAGGAAAAACAGCCTCCCCCTGGTCATGCATGGCCTTTAGGGAGCGAATAGCCTGAGCAGTCTTACCAAGTCCTGGTTCGTCTGCTAGAAGGGCTCTACGAGCCGTAGAGAGGAACTTTACGCCAGCACGCTGATGAGGGAAAAGATCCTGATCGCCCTCCTCCATAACATCCACATCACGTAGATCATTAGACGGGTCAACTCGAGTAGTTTTCTCGTGCTTTGCCCACTCAGTAAGGTGAGGTCCTAGGACCAGATCAGACTTAAAGGTAGAACGTAGAGCTAGACAACCAGCCCAGGATGCCGGAATACGCCAGATAGACTCCTTAGCACTCCAAGAAGCACCAGGAAGACTCTTGCACAGTTCTTTTAAACGCCACTCAGCGTTAATGATGATGTGCTCACCAGAATCATCGAGTTCTACAAAGACACTCATTTGATTCCTTTCGTCGTTTCGTATTTATATATTATCAGAAAAAAGTAAATGCAACAACTTTTTCTGATAATAACTTTTTAATTTAGCAAATTAATTGGTTTCCAACCGTTGCTGACCAAGTGTAGCAGACCATGACGGATTGCGTCAAGTGCGTGTCCTTCCCCACCTTTATGCCAATATCCCAGCTTCTTCAGCTTCTCGTTAGTGAACATAGCCTTAGCGTTAGCTGGACTCTGGAAATTAATATCATCTGGAGCCATACCAATATCCATCATGCACTGCTTAAGGATGCCAATCTGCTCCAATGAGAACGGAGCTTGAGAATTACGCACAGTCTGGGCATTGATAGTGAATCGTTCGCAAACAATGTCTATAGAATTGCCAGACATAATTACTTCACCTAGTGTTTGACGAATTGGCTTAGCATACTCTTCTTGTTGATATTCTCCAGACCAGACCAACACAGGATCTTGACCTGGTTCACGAGTAAAGAAAGCCATTCCAGTAGCCTTACCCGGGTCAACGGCTAATACGTATTTCATTTGAATCTCCATTAGTATTTTTGACCCCAGTTTTCTAGAGGCCCGTCAGCATCAGCTGTTAATGGTACAGCCCAACCCTCGCGTGTGGTCATGCATTCCTGGACAAGTTTCTTAACTTCCTCTGCATCTTTACGTGGAGCATTTAGAACAATTTCGTCATGCACCGGAACAATAAGTAGCTCAGTCAGATCAGCTTGATCTAACTTCACTAGGTTTGATTTAAAGATCTCAGCTGCACCGCCCTGAATTAGGTAGTTAGTAAGCGTATATACACGGTCCTCGTCGCAAGGTAGGCGACGTCCAGTCCAGGTATGGACATAACCCTGACCTTCATTCTTGAGGCGGCGCATTCCAGTATCTTCAACCTTCTTCTGGAAAAGTGCCATACCAGGGTAGTTGCGGTCAAAAGCATCAGATACAGCACGCATTTGCTCTTCTGGAACACCTGCAGTTAGGGCCTGTTTAGCCACTCCAGCCCCGTAGAGACGTCCGTAGACAACTCCCTTGATAAGTCCTCGGCGCTTATCTGATTTGACCATGGTGGGATCATTGTAGACCTCACGACCAATCTCGGTGAATGGGTCAGAACCAGATGCATCAGCATTATTGAATAGGCTAATTAGATTCTGGTCTTGAGACAGAGATGCAAACATACGGAACTCGACCTGATCAAGGTCCGAGGTAATAATCACGTGATCGTCATCTTTAGGTAGGAATGCACGACGAACAGTGTCATCACCCTTTGGCAGAGTCTGAAGTGCTGGATTCTGAATCGACATACGCCCGGTACGAGCACCCATGGTCTTTACAGATGGATGCACGAACCCATTGACATTATCATTGATGAAATTCGAGAAGTAGGTAGATGCAAGCTTGTCAGCCTTACGCTGCTTAAGTACAGTCTCGGCAAGCTGCTTGACTTCTGGAGAACCATCACGAGCAAGCATTTTTAGCTGATCAGCAGATGCGGACTTATTTCCAGACGGTGTTAATTGAGTGATCTCGGCACCAAGTCGTTCAAATACACGAACAAGTTGAGCATTACTAGTAATGGAAGCATTGTAGCTATCCTGCCCCCATTGCTTCACCTGTTCAGTATAGTCAATAAGTTCTTGATACTTTTTCTTGGAATAGTTGAGATCAAGTCGAGCGCCATTCAGCTCCATGCGAGTAACGATACGGCGAGTATTCATCTCAAGCTCATACGCTTGAGAGTACGGACGACCAGGGCCGCATTTCTCCCAAAACTGCTCCCACAGGCGCATGGTTAAGATGGGGTCAAGAGCACCATATGCCCAATATGGTTGATATTCTACGGGGACGGTACCCCAGGTCCAGCCATTTTTAGCCATACCATCGCTAAGTAGGTCTTGCATACGTGCAGCATTTGCATCTACATACTGCTTAGTTAAAACTTTTAGAGCACCAGAGCCTAGAGGATCAAGCAGCTGAGCCATAATCATAGTGTCATGGGAGCGATGCCAAGGCATTTTCCATTCAGATTGAATCTCAAACCACTTAGCTTCGAAGGCAATATTGTGACAGACAAGGGGTCCATCAAATTTATTCATTGCCTCGTAGAATACGCCCTTCCAGTTATCCCAGGGAATAGACCACCCAGTCATGCCATCCCCAACCTGAACTAGGCGCAGACGGCCATGCCAAGGAGAGAGCGCATGATCCTTGTGATTACCAGGGAGTTCCCCGGTTTCCGTGTCAATTGCTATAGCGTTGTGCGGACGGCGTTCCCCCAGCCAATGTAAAAATTCCTGAGCCTTATCAACTGAGTTAACTAACTCGAGTTTGATGCCGTCTAATCCAGCCATTATTGTCCTTACGTCTTTACTTCACTTTACTGTACTAGACAGTTTTTAATAATGCAAGCTGATTATGGAATAATTTCTACCTTGTATACATGAAGAATTGCATCATCAACCTTAGAAGCATCCTCCAATAATCTCTGAGCTACATTAGTCAAATAGCGAGCACCGCCATCGTCATATTTATATAAAGCATCTAAAACAGCAATCGGCGAGTCGCTCACCTGAGCCCAGTAGCGATCCTTTTCAGGGAAGACTAGAGAGGCGCTCTCATCTGGATCGCATTCTATACACGGAATTGAATTTGAATTGATATCTTGGTAGTCAACCTCAGTTAGCCCATATCGTTTCACTAGTTGGCACACAGGGGCATGGAACACTAAAGATACCCCGATGCGGCTTAGGATGTATGAACCACTCTCAGTCTTATAAAGCTTAAACTCAATCCAACGAGTGGACCCTCTACGAAAAGAGGATGATTCTGCCAATAAATGTCCGTTGAACTGTAAAGTTCTTGATCCGTCTTTAACTTCTAACATATGTCTCTCTAAAATCTACTTACATATATTTTATAACTAATTACCATTAGATGTATTAGTAGTATCTACGGATGCAGATCTAGATAGCTCTAGTAGTGTTTCTAATTCCGTAATTGTAAAAATCGCGGCTGCCAAGCGTTCTCTAGTTAGGTCTAAAAGCTTTCTAGTAGCTTCCAGCTCTAGTTCAATGGATTCACTAAATTTATTATTAGACATTAGCTGTAGGTGCCCCTTCACTTAAATATTTAGCCGTTGCTAGACATTGCTCGAGTTTTCTGCCATAAATACCGGCTAGAGCGAAGTTAATGTTTCCTCCGTCGCCTAGCGTAAAAATTTGATCTAATTGTCTAGAAAATAGTTCTTTAACAGCTAGGTAATATTCAGCCGAGAACCCGGGGCCAGCATTTGATAAGGCATCATCTATGGTTGTATCTACTACAACAACATCAACTCCGGCATCATCAACTAAGGCTTTAACGATCTTCAACCCCATAGGGACCCAAACCCCTACCGAATCAGCCGGAGTCTCCTCTACTGCTCTAAAATCCCATGCCATATTAGGCTCCTAATCTATTCTGCAATTCTAAAATCTGAGCTTTTAGGTCACGTACTACTGGAATAAGTAGAAGCCCAAACTTAGTGTAATCAACTCCCTTAGGAGTTACACCATCATCATCAAACAATACTACATTATCTAGCCCAAGATCTAGAATTTCCTCGGCAATAACACCTAGCTGAGAGGCAGCTTCAGGGTTGGAGGTTCCATCTTTATTTAGATATTTATAAGTAACTAGCCCGACATCCAAAACTAAATCATTTGCTTTTTTAGATTCATATGGTTTTATATCTTCCTTGAATCTACGGCTGGATAGGTTTACTGTTCCATAGTGATTGATAACACCTTCTACCTGTAACCCAACTCGAGCGGTGTTCTTTGGATCTACATAGAGTCGAGCGTAATCAGCAACACCACCAACAGCAGCATTCAATGACATATGATATGCACCACCAAGACTTTCAACCCTAAAGGCTGAAGAGTTGCTTGATTTAACAGTCATTGCACCAGTCTGCGTTAGGCGCAAAGAATCGAGATTCATATACCCTGTAACACCAGTAGAGAGAGGGCTTGCGGATAGAGTTACAGTCTGTCCACGCATAATAATGCTATTATCTGATCTAAAGAAGTCTAAGTAGCAGTCGTAATAGTTGGTACCAACCTCTAAATCACCACTACCCCAGCTTCCAGCCCAGCCTACGTACGTGCCACCAGCAATAATAGCTACACCAGGAGCACCCGCATAGGAACCGGTGCCATACCCTAGACGAACAATGTCAGTTCCGCCTGCGCCGCTAAACTCTACATACTTGGATCCAGACATTACCTGAGAAGTGACAGTATTTGCAGTTACTACAGCTGCTGCAACAGAATCAGCATTTATTTGACTTGCAGTTACCGAATTAGGTGTAATTTTTGTGCCAGTAATTGTAGTAGTGTATGCAGGATTATTGACATCTGCTGCTGCACCACCATTACTAATCTTTCCAGCCAAATCATTAGATGTAGCAGGAGCATAGCTTCCAATTGTTACGGTTCCAGTAGATGAGTCAATTTTGAATGTCTGAGTACCACCAGAATTATAGGCATAGAATCCAGAAGAATCTAAAAGAACCCTAGCACCTGCTGCTGCAGTACGAACAGTAGCACCAGTGATAATTTTTCCATCAATAGCATCTGCTGTTATTTTAGATGCACTAATTGCACCAGCCTGAATGTTATCTGCCGTAATAGCATTTGCATCAATTTTTCCAGCCGTAATAGCGCCAGCTGCAATAGTGTTTGCCGTGATCGCATTGGCACCAATTTTTCCAGCAATAATGGCACCAGCTGCAATTTGATCTGCACCGATAGCATTTGCTGAAATAGCCGCCTGAGTAACTACATTTGGACCAAGGAGGGATGATGCATTAATTGACCCATCGGCTAATGACCCAGCGCTAACAACTTTTCCAGCAAAAGGCCAAGTAGTTAGTGTATTGGCAATCAGGTCTGTATCGACTAGAGGAGTGATAGTGAAAAGATCACTGGCTGGTGAAGGAGAAGCTTTAACACCAGTAGTGGAAACTGCTACAAACTTTGCATACCATTGAGAATTATATGCTAGGCCATCAACTACAATAAAGTTACCTGTAGCCGCCCCCGTAGCCGTGATTGCACCTTTGTATGTGCTATCGCCAGGAGTAAATCCTGAAGTAGATCCTATATGGACTTCTACGTGGTCAAGTGATGGAGGGGTAGCATTGCCACCGGAATCACTACCATTCCATGTAATAGTTGCAGTTCCTAGTCGGACTACTACATCTGGCTTAGATAATGGACCTAAAACTAGTGCTGGCTTGCCTGTAGAGACAGTTAGCTCATCCGATTTAATTGAATAGTTAAGCTTCGATGAATCAAATGCTTGTACTGCAAAAATCACACTAGATGATACGTTTATATCTCTGATTACATATGAGGCTACTTCAGCAGATACTTCTCCAGCAACGTTCCAATCAGTAGCCGCAGCTGCGGGTCCGCCACCAACCGGGTCTGCTGCAGTAGGGTTAGTCGTATCTGTTATAGACGTATTACCAAAAATATCATAACGCCAGTCAGCAGCTGGATAGTTGTTTTTACTAACTACATTAGTAGATCCAGTTGTTCCAGTTATATCCCCGTAGCCATTTACTGAAGTACTCCATGATACGGTAACTTCCTGAGCATCAGACAGACCTGAAACTGTCCAAGAAAGATTTCCAGAGGCACCCGCAGCAATAGAGTAAGTACTAGGTTGTATAGTACCAGCACTAGTTGTCAGGGTAACAGTGCTAGCCGATCCCCGCTCATTGGCAGCGTATGAAAAAGTACCAGTGAGAGTTCCATCTGAATTTAGAGTTGTAGTGTTAGTACTACCATCTCCCGCTGACCCAGTATCAACTACTCCGGCAGCATATTTATAAAATACCTTATAACCACCGAGATCCCTTAATGGAGTATTGTCAGCATTAGTAGTTGGGGCATTCCACTTAAGGGAGATAGCAATTTTTGGGCCACCGCTAGATTCATCATAGTAACCATTTTGCGTGGCGGATAATCCAGTCGGTGCTGATGGTGCTACACCATCATTTACGATGGTTCCTGCAGGAACATTAGACGAATCGGTCCATTTAAGACCATTCCAGACCTTATATGAACTAGGAGTTGCTGATGTATCAATCCAAGTATCACCAATGATGGCAAACTTGTGAGTTACAGCATTTACAGATCCGGTGGAGGTTGTAGTGGCTTCTGATGAAGTAGTCTCTGACTCGAACTTATAGGTGATGGTATCACCAGAAACAGAAGCAATAAAGAAGGTTCCATTGTAAGCATCATCAACTGCCGAAACAGTGACAACCTCACCGACATTAAAGCCATGAGAAGTAGAAGAGAGTTTAAGAGTGGCTACAGCAGTAGTTCTCGATCTTTGGGTGACAGTAGCCGAGGTAGCTAATGTAACTACTGAAGAATAGAACCCATTCAAAGAGGGGCTGTATCTAAATACAGTATCGGAAATCTGCTCGGACACCGTGAAAGTACCATCAGCATTTACTAAATTATTATTTAGACCGAAGATAGTGACCTTATCACCCTTCGCATACCCATGGGGTGTTGCAGTAGTGACCTCTACCCAGTCGGCACTTCCAGTAAGGTTTTTTGCAGAATAGGTTGCTGCCGAAATTACAGCAAATTCTGTGGGCGCAGAAGTTCCGGAAGTTGATCCAGTAGCACCAGAATCCTTGGGGTCTGACGGTGGAATAACACCATCAGCAATCTCGGCTGCGGTAATTGTCTTTCTAGCAATACGAGTTGGAATCGTATATGACTCCATAGACCTTAGTCTGCGATCAATGCTAGTAATTACTGTAGTGAGCTTTTTACGCCGTCTTCGAAGACCCAACCTTGTCCACCTGCGCTTCCGTAACTAGTTGTAAGTCTACCTTCTCGGGGAAAGTAGGAGTATCCGGGACAGATACCGTATAGGAGTCAATCTTGCGAACTAAAATATCAGTACGTGGCTCTAGGTGACTATTTAGTCTTTCCTGAACAAACGGATCATCAAGTCGAATCGAGCACCAATCACCTGGCTTATATGTACCTACTTCAGGTGATATAGACCCATTCACCGAGATAGTGAAAGTTGATATTGGAGGCAACGAGTCATATAGGTATGACTGAGCATAGTCATATAAGCTCTGCTCACCGAGATTTTGTACTGGCGGCTTCTGAACTGAGTCAAGAATCGGCCATGGGAAATCAAGCCCGCCTAAGTAGTCGTTAGCTGAAGCTCCAGAATAAGGCTGGCTAGCATCTGCACCTAGGCTACTATCAGCTCCGCTGTACCAAACACGGGTAGCACCGTCTTCAGCACTTTCCTCCATGGCTGCATCCAAAATATTTCCAGGATGCTCGAAGACAATCTTATCCGCACCTAATGCAGAAGGAGGTACTGACTGGCCTAGTGGTAATTTACCGTTAGGAAGACTATCTATGTAGTCAGTATACGACTGAGGCTTGTATGGTAGAAATATAAAGGTCTTAGAGAAGGAATTTGTATTTTTATCGTAGTCACAGTCAATTCGATATTCAAATCCATTAAGTCTGCTAGAAAACGCATCCAGGTATTCACCAGCAGAGGTTAGAGTGTATCCTCGAATTGCTGCATTCGTAGTATTGTATCCGCTATAGCCTAGATTAGAGAATTTTAAGCCAATATTGGAGTTTTTAGAGAAGCTTCCGTATTCACCATAAATCACTAGTGGCTTAACGTAGGCCATACCACCAACAACTGCTGTTTTCTTGGTAATAGTTGCAGGGGTTGTGATGGTGAATGTGTCTGCTGTAACAGTGTCTATTAGGTATGTACCATCAATAAAGGTATCTACACCAGAAATATCTACAACGTCATCGGTATTGAACCCATGAGCGGAGCTAGTAGTTAGGACTACTGCGTAGGTCTCTGAAACTTCTTTAGCAATAATTGAAGCAGTTCTAGCTGGAACAGCGCTTACTGCAAGATCCGATCCTGGACTTTCAATAGTGATTTGGTTTCCTGCAGGTATGGAAGATACATTGTAGATGCCATCGAACCCGCTACCGACGTTAGTCACTTTCATCTTCTGACCAGCAACTAGCCAGTGGTTGTCATCTACAGTGAAGGTAGCCTTATTGTTGATTCTATTTACAGACTGAACTACAAACTTTCTAGAGATTCCTGGTTCTATATCAATGGTTGCAAAGTTTAGGTTAGAAAAGTCGATCATCAACTCTTCTAGCATTTCTCGCATGTAGTGGTATGTATCCGCTCGCACCTCGGTGGTGCACTCTAGGTCTACTAGATTCGGGATAGTATCCTCTCCACCGAGACCATCATTTAGATCTGGATTAAACCACTTAGATGCATCAAACGAGAAGGATGTAGTGGTTGGAGCAGGGGAGCTTACAATACTATAGAAGCCACCATACTTCATGGCATTCTCATTGCTGAAGCTCAGGGCTACAGGCATATTAGCAGCAAACTCATAGGTACCATTGGTTAGAACTACAGAGCCAATACCATTATTTATGGTAATAGTACAAGGATAAGCATCCGACCAAGTTTGCCAGATAACCCGGTGGTGGAGGTAGCTAGTAAATTCGCTGGCATTTACACTCAATGAACGGGTTACTATGTTATAGCTACGGGACCAAACCATACCACCCCACACACATGTATCGTTTCTTACGATAAATAGTGCCGTCTTACCTGGCATTGTCGAGTTGTAAAGATCTAAACTTGCAGTATCATCTACGACAGGAATCGAGCCGCTAAAGCTTCCAGCTTCTTTTAGGGCTCTTCCGTAAGATACACCTTTGAAAGGGACCTCGGCAAGGAAGGTATTAGATATCAAATCATATAGGAAATACCTATAGATTGATACATTATCCCGCTGAGATGGCATTTCGTCCTTAACTATCTAGTTCAGTATTTGTCTCTAGATATATTGTACCACTAAGCAATCCAGCCGGATCTGAAGAAAATATTGCATACGGCCGAGCTACCAGAATTACTGGTATCTTCAAAAGTTAGAATATTTTCACCCGGATCTAGATAGATCCACTCAGCTAGAATGCCAACTCTCGATCGTGCATTTAACGCGGAATCATTGAAAAGAACTTCTCGGTTGTAGGTATCGACAGATAGTACATCGCTCCCGCCCTGGGCAGACACAATTTCTATCGTTTCATTGCGAGTAATATTTTTTATCTTTGCAGGGGATGATGCGCTAGAAGTTAGAGTCCCATTGATTTCAAAAGAAACTGGTACTTTTACATTTCCTTTGTTAATTACAGTTACGGATCCCGTATGCCCTGCAGAGGTGTTCTTTGCATACAATGGTGCAGGAGTATCGTCGTATAGGTCAGCTGCTCCAAACCATTCATACTTAATCGGATCACCGGCTTTAAGCCCGATGGTGAACTCGGTGCGACCACGTGCATTTACAGTAGTAATCTTTGGTTGACCACTTAGGCGGACCCAGGCGGCCTTATCTGGACCTTCTTTGGCAACAAGCCATGCACCAGAATATACAAGGTTGGCAGCCATAGCGAGCTTATCTCTGGCAGCTTGTACATACGAGGCGTCTGGAGTCAGGAATACACCATTCAAAGTAATAACTCTAGCCGAATAGCGACCTCTGACATCGTATGAACCATCACCAAGACCACGTGGTAGGTCATTAAATACTGGTTCCGGATGTTGCCACCAACCCTCAAGGTCGGTGCATACCCACACAACACCATTCTCATCGATAGTATTTAGGGTTAAGTTACCTAGAGAGATATCTCCCTTTAACTCTAATCCCGTTACGTATGGGTAGGGGGCTTTTGTAAGACCTCTATTTACAGCCTTATTTTCTTCTGACTGGGTTACTGGATTTACATTGGTTAAATCAACCATTAGATTCCACCCTTACGGAGTTCGAAGGCCAGCTGGCGTGATACTGCAGCAGCTAGCTCACGTTCATCCATACCAGCTGATGGATATATATTCATTTGAATCGACTTTCCAGCTGCACCGCCAGATAGGAAGTCGATTAAGGCTTTATCACGGTTTGAAAGGCCATTGGAATCCAAAGGTTCAATACGCTCAGGGCGGCCAGCTTCAGCTACGTTAATGAGCGATCCACCTGGAGACGGTAGAACTGTTCCACCCTTTGCCATCTTTGGTACCCATTTAGGTACTAGTGGTATAGTTCCAAGCTTAACAGCTCCACCGGTAGCAGTAGAGATATTCTTGCTGATATCGTTAGCAAGTTTGATTCCATTATTGATACCATCAATAAAGAAATTAACAATACCAGCAAAAATCTGCATTGCTCCGGCTTTCATACCCTGGAAAGCCTTATCAGCAGCCTTTGCAAAATCATCCCACTTGCCAGTTGTCAGAGCCTTAAAGAAAGCCCCGATGAGGTCGGTAATTCCCTTAATGATCTTGATAAACCCGCTGAAGATGGATACTGTTGCAGTTATGCCTCTAGCAAATTGACCTACTAAATAAGTAACTACAGCAGCTAGTGCAGCAATAACTACCTTAACTATATTCACAATAGCCTCAAAGAATACAACTAGTGGACTTCCCTTAGCTCCAGCAGTATCTATACCTAGGGTCTTAAATAGCTCATCGAAAGCATCCATAGCCGGCTTGAGAGCAGCTTGGATGGCACCCCATGTGTCGCTGAATATTTGACCGATCTGTTTAAATGCAGTATCAACAAAGTCGCGGAACTCTTTACTATTGTTGTATAGCAGAACCATTGCACCAACAATAAGACCAATGGCGGCAACCATAGGGTTAGCCATTAAGAATAGCCCAGCCTTGCCAATAGCACTAGTAAATATATTAGTGCTCTGCCCCATGTTTCCGAATGCAGTTTTAGTTGTGCCAACCATTCTGCTCATCTGGCTATCTAGTTCATTTCCAAGGCTAGTTAATCCTTGCTTAAAACTTCCACCAGATTTTCCAATAGCAAAGGCATCAGCTAGCTTATTCTTTTCAGGCCAGCGGATCATACCTAGAGCATTACTAGTGTCCTGTATTCCGATCTTAGTTGATTGGAAGAATTTAGGTACAGCACCAACAGCATCGCCGAATGCTTTATAAGTATCTCCCATGACCTTAAAGCCAAAGCCAGCTACCTTAGAAATTCCAACAATTCCAAAGATTACTCCGTGAATTTGCCCTAGAAGCTTGAAGAAATTATCAATAGCAGGATTTTTGAAAAGATCATTCAAACCTCTGACTGCACCATCAATAGTGTCAAAGAAATTACTAATAGCCTTACTGTCTGTCATCTTATCAATAAAGATGGTAAGATCTGCTACAAGTTTCCCTAGTGATGGTCCAGCATCAACTAAAGATGTACCAATATTCTGAGCAGCTTTTACAGCATCAGGATTAGATAGCGCCTCGAAGGTTTTTCCAATATTTGGATTAGCACCAAGGGCAAGGAAGTTTTTTACAAGCGCACCGACAGCATCAAGAATTTTTGTTGAATTATTAGCTGTGTCAATGAAATACTGCTTAAGAGCATTTTTACCCTTAACAGTGTCATCCATAGCGGCCCAGTTGCCGGTTACTTTCTTAAGCCACTGGAGCATAATATCTCCACCAGACCCTGGCTCGAAGTTAGCTCCAATAATGGCACCGATACCACCAAGAGTATTTTCGAAGATAGTACCTAGATCCTTCATGATGCGCTCAGATCCAGCGAAGAAGTCTTTCATCTTCTTCTTGCCTTCTTCAGTCTTCATCCACTCGTCAAGACCTTTGACCTTAGTGTTTAAGAACTTTAGGAAGTCAGTTACAAGAGGATGTGATGCATCCAGAATAGAGAGAAATACACCATATACGCTACCTAGGATCTTACCGATTAGAGGGAGATCACCAGCTATGTTGTGCATCACCTGCCCAAGAAGCTTCACATTTCCAGGGTCAGTAATTGCTGCAGTTAGATTAGTTGTGAGCCCTCCTAGGCCAACTGCAATATCATGTATTCCAGCTTTAAAAGTAGGAAGTACTTTAGCAATAATTGTTTCTAGGTTAGTCTTAAGGATTGGTAAGAATCCACTAGCCGCGGCGTCCTTGAGATCCTGGAACTGGCTGTGCATGCTTACTAACCATTTAGCAAAATCCTTTTGAGCAGGGGTTAGTCCGGCATATGGATCAGACTTAGGAGTCTTGAACGCCATAGGGTTCTTGGCTTCTTTTTTAGCATCTGCTGCACGTGCCTTAGCTTGACGGTAAGCAGTTTCTGCTTCCTTATAAGACTGCATCGCCTCGCGGCGTTGTAGTGAGTTAGGAGGGAGATCCTGCATCCTAAGAAGATTATTTCTAGCCTTCTCTAGATCAAGACCAGCCCTACCAACCGCATTGGACGCATTCTCGGAGGCAAAAGCTAAATCTATAGTTTGCTTTTGCAGCTGAGCCTGCGTCATGGTGTACTGCTGGGTCTGAGTTATTGCCTTCTGAACAGCTTGAGACACTCCTTCAAGCGCAAGCTGTCCAACTGCCATACCAGCTTTTACAGATATAACAGCCCCAAGTAGCCCCATCATGGCGGGGATAGCCCCGCCTACAGCGCCGATAAGGCCACCCAGGCCTCCAATTAAGGATGAAACTGCTCCTAGTAGACTAGCTAGAGCTGTTCCGGTGATATATCCAGTTCTAGTTAGTTCAAAGAGTTTTTCTCTTGCGCTACCAGCTTCTCCACCAAAATTGGAGAGAGACTCTCCAACCTTATTGAAGATATTGGCATTTACTCCCTTATTTACAGCACTATTAAAAGCCTTAGCCACGCCTTCACCACTGGCAGCAACAGATCCAGTATTAACACCAGCAAAAGCTTTTTCAATGTCAGCTGACACTTTATCCGTAATTGCACGGACTGTAATATATACACTACCTACACTGCCGCCAGCCATAAGCTATCTCCTAACCTAATGGTGCATCTAGTACGGAGCCAAAAGGATTACTAGAATCTGGGTTGAACTCAGTAGCTGGTACGAATGGTTTAGTCTCTTGGTTCATAGGATCTAATGGTGTTAAATCAGAGTTATCATCCGATACATAAGCATGTCCACCATATGTTTGGCCTGATGATGATTTTTTAGTAGCATATTTATAGCTAATGTTATAGCTTCTATATAGGCTAGTTCTTAAATCACTAACAGCCTCCGACTGCTCCGCCGTGCTGAGCCGAGCAGAATCCTCTTCAAAGAAATAGTGCAGCACATCGAGCAGGTCGACTGCATCCATATCTGCTAATTTCAATCCAAGAGTCAAGGCTTTACCATTCACATAGGGCCAGAGATCCACTGCCCATGTCAGTAGACCCCTGGCTATTAATTTGGGCGGTCAGTATACTGCTCTACTACCCAGCTGATAATCTCGCTTAGAGTATCAACCGATACAATTTTGTCTTTGCTTTCCTGAAGTGCATTGAAGCGCTCTAGGCTCTCTTCAACTAGGACTTTTTCAAAAAACTTTTCAATAATTGCAGCCTGAGTAGCTGAATTCTCCGACTGCGACTCTGCAACAAAGCCAAGTAAGACCTTACCCTGCAGAGCCGGTGCGCAGTGGAATTCTTCGCCGTGAAGCATGAAGGTGATAGGCTCTAGTGAAGTATTTCCTAGACCCGAACCAAAATCTTTGAATCTATTAGTCATTTGTAATTAATTTCCTTAATGTCATAGGGTATAGAGCAATGCTCTAGATATATTTTACCCTATGTGGAAATACTTAATTATTTGACTAATATCGAAAATGATGAATATTATCAGTCAGGAATTTATTGGCCTTAGTGCCTGGATGGCGTACTGCACCTCGAACTACCGCCCCACTACGGAGAACCAGAGCTCCACCATTTTTAGGAGCAATAATGTGAGGACGAGTCCCCTCATGGTGCATATAGCCATAACTAATATTGGCACCAATCCAAAGTTCTTGGCCACGCATATAGACTCCATGTCTCATATGGATGGAGCTGCGTAGCCTTCCAGTCCTAACACCTACCTGCCGTTTGGCTGACTTAACTACTCGGTCACCTCGACGGTCCATCCACTTCCATAAATCTCCAGCGGGAGTGTTTAAGTAAGCATTGAGTTTAGGGTAGTTTAAAACTAGTTTAGAGCTAGTTACCTCGAATTCAGCTGTCATTTTATGGAACCGCCATAGTTACTTGAAGGGTAATAGTTTGGTAACCACCCTCTGGCTCTGCAGTCTCCATAGTTGCAATAACACCAATACCATACCCGGTATCGTCCCATTGATCTAGTAGGTTAACCGAGTCCATGAGGGTCCATGAGTCAATTGCTGTTACTTCGGCAGCTTGAAGAAGTTTTTCAGGGCTTGGTGGTCTACCATTTTGACCAACAATAGGTATTTCTCTGGAAATTGAAATAGCCAAAGTAACGCTACGAGGGACATGACAACGCTGCGGTTCGGAAGCTTGTGCCCCCGGAGTTCCTAGGTACATCTGAACAAAGGTGACAACCAGCTGTTCACAGTCAACAGCCGGTTGCCCCATTGTCCAGTAACGGCGTTTAGGTAGTTCTACGTTGTAGGACTGGAATACGGACTCAACACGCTCTAGAACACCCTGCATCAAATCACGAAGATGCGTAGCATCTTCGGCAACACCAGAAACATCTATAGCGATAACCATATTATTAGCCCTTTACAGCCTTATTGATCTTCTTAACTACTGGAGCAGCTTCAGCAACGATCTCTTCAACTACTGGAGCTGCTTCAACTACAGCTTCTACTACATCCTCAATCTTGTTGACAATGTCAGCCAGTGATGGCTTGTGAGCAGTAGGCTTAGCAGCAGCCTTTGGAGCTGCGGCCTTAGCGGCTGGCTTCTTAACTCCGAGCATATCTGATGCACGGAAATTAGTTTGGATTGACATATATGCCTCTCTTTATTAGTTATACATCTTTATTTGAAGATTGCCGGTAGCAATTTCAACTATATTCTCTACATCATCAATTGTTTTTGTTGCATATAGAGACCATGTTCCCGGATCAACCATGCCTATGGCATTCATAACTGGCTGATAGGTGAAATCAATCGAGATATTTCCAGTTCCCGAATCAAGTACGATATTAGAAGAGTCTAGGTTTAGAGTCTTTGATTGGCTATAGTTGCGCAGTGCAACTATTGGAGACCATCCAGAGTCTAAGAAGAAGTTGCTTAAGTCTAGGTTAAGACCTTCTGAGCTCCAAGAAGTAGTTGTATCCTTAACCAGGGTTATATCTAGCTCTGCATTTACAGGAAATACAACTGATTTAGGCGTATAACGACGGGCACGTGGCTGGTCTGGGCTAAATACCTTCGACTTACGACGAGCATTGTCCGGGTTAGTAGTTTTTAGGAACAGGTCAATAGCATACAAACCAGTACGGAGCTCATCGATGAACTCCTGATTATCGAGGATTGTATATGAAATACCTTGACGAGCCACTGAAGTAACACGCTGTGGTAGCGAGCAGTCGTCATCTCCACCCCAAAGCTTTGCAAACTCCATAGCAAGAGTCCTAGCTGCCATCTTTCCAGCTAGCGGTACTGGAGTTCCGTAAGAATAAGTGATCTCGGTGTTGCACGGGGTCCAAGGAGTTCCAGCTTTGATCTGAATTGTAGAGTGATCTACCAAGTAGTAGCTCGACGGGTCCAGAACCTTACCAGTGCGGTTACGGATAGAGTGTATTTTAGTTACAGGGCGGCCACGTAGTTTAATGCGGGAGTCTGGTGACATACCGTCAGCAGTAAGCTCAGAGTACTCATCATAGTCACCCGACGGGATGTTATAGACATCTCCACCAAAAAGAACAGGAGAAGTAGTCTTCCTTGATGGCCCCATTCGGTTATTACGTAAGGTACATGTGTAACGCTCGGTTACTATAGTTTCTCCGGTATATTTTCTACCGGACATGGCCCAGAGGAGGTATGACGCAACTCTAGCTGCCTCTTCAGAGAACTCTGTATATCCAAAGTCGCCAAGCTCTTCTGGCTGAATCCATAAGTTGTTAGTCATAAATATACCTCTCTATAAGTTTAAACGGGTGACAGACTAGTGATTAGACCAGTCTGCCACCCGTTTACTAGATACTTATTTAGTTTTCGTTCGATGCAATGATGTTATCAATTGCATTGTCAGCGTTGTACTTCAAGTTACCAGGAACGTTGAAGCTTGCTCCACCCTCACCAATTTGAGTGGTTGTGGTGGCAATCGGAGCTGGGTGGCTCTCGGTAACTGCATTAGCGACGGTAACACGTGAACCAGAGGTGATTGATCCAGTAGCATCTGCAGTAATGGCTGCATTGATGAAGCTAACAGTGTTAGCAGATACACTAGCAACAGTCTGAGTTCCATTGAATAGTGATCCAATGTTCTGAACGTAGATGGTGTCACCAACCTGGATGGCAGGGTTAGCGCTAAATCCAAGAGTTGCCTTGGTGTCAGTTACAGTAGCCTCAGCACTAGAAATAGTGATTGCAGTAGGCTGCTTAGCTGTAGATGAGGTGAATACAACCTGGTCAGTTGCATTGTCAGTCCAGGTGTAGAACCCGGAAAGACCGGTTGGGGCCCAGTCGGTACGTGCATAAGCGTATGGACGCTCTGCAGCAACAGGGAACTCCCAACGACCATCAATACCGCCCTGGAAGTTTGCATTTCCAAGACCGTAACCTTCGAAGGTGTTAGCCATCAGACCGTTTTCAATAACACGGTCACCTGACTGACGCATCTTCACGTAAGGGAATACCCAGTGGAAGTAAGGAAGAACGCCTGCACGCTTTCCATCCTTCACAGCGTGTGACCAAGCCTCGATGGCAACACCGTTACCAGCAGGGTCATCGCCAACACCTGGAGCAGCCCAACCAACAGACTTGTGGTTAGGGTCAGTCGAGCTTCCAACATTCTTGCGAAGCAGAAGACCACCAGAGATCAGAGCTGAAAGCTCTGGATCTGGCTCACAAATTGCGAGCTCCATGGTGATACGCTTCAGAGTGTCTGGAGCCTTGTATGTTACGCAGACAACACCATTCGCACCCTTTTCGGTGATCTCGTCGCCCTCTTCATATTCAGGGGTGAACGAGACACGCATGAAGGCAGAAGTAGTGTAGCTGTCTGCTGGACCTGTCATCAGGTTTCCAGCGGCGTCCAGGCGGGTGACACGAATCGACACACCCTGGATGCTAGCTGCATATTCTTGAGTAGCCATTTAGCTATTTCTCCTTGGTATCTTATTGGTTAGATAGCTGTGGTTGACAAGTCAACCTTGACAGCTAGGTGGATCGAGGTGTCAAAGTAAGCCGCCACTGGGCGAGTTGCCTTGATTCTCATGTCATTCTGGTTTCCTGCGACATCGTAAGCTTGCGCTAGGTTGTCGTTTACTACTTCTGACTCTCCCAGGTAAACACCGATTGTGCCAGTTGCGTAAATCCACTTGGAGGTATCTGTAGCAGTAGCTCCAGTTGCACCAACAGGTCCATTTCCAGTATAACCTGCACCAAGAACAACGGTTGTTCCACCATTTGTCTCGATGTGGATGTGGCCTGGGTCATCCTCAACACGGGTAAGCATATATTGTGAACCAAGAAGAGTTGCTACGTCACGAGTCATGTGGAGAACACCTTGCTCACCGGCAGCCGACACACGAGCAATTGCAGCCTCTAGATAGGCAATAGCGTGGTGAGGAGGAAGAGCATTTCCACCATTAAGAATGGTAACGGTGTCTGGGTTAGTTAGGTAAGTATTTGGAAGTCCCTCGCCCTGAGCAATATTGCCCTCCCAAAACTCACGCTCAACGGTACGCTGAGTTACAGCTTCTAGTTGGCGAAGTACGCGATCAAAACGGTTTAATCCAAGAAGACCTAGGGTTGTTGCGTGGTCCTCAACCTCAATGAACCAAGGCTTAACCTCTAGGTAGCGTGGGGCTGATACATCTTCGTAAGCAACATCAGAGGTTGCACTGGTTTCGCTCCATGAGCGAACGTAGTTAGGACGGGACTCTAGGTCTACCTCAAAGCCACGAACCCAGCGGGAATCAACATCCGAGGTTCCAGTGACTTCTGGCTTGGCTGCACTAAATAGACCGAACTCCATTGGAGTCAGTTTGGGAGCCGGGAAAATACCCTTGAAAGCCATTCTTTAATCCTTAATATTTAAAGTCTAAATTTTTTGTATTAGGGGAGCCGGTTGCCCGGCTCCCCCTCTACTAATTTCTATCGATTTAGAGCTCGATAGCAGCTGCAGTTGCGCCACCAGTGGTGTCACGGAGGGCAGCAGCCACACCGTTAACCGAGATGGTCGAGGTGATCTTAAGAGCCTCGATACCAACCTTCGCAACGTTCTCGAAGGTTTCGGTGAACATCTTGTAGTCGTTGGTGCCAACCAGTGATGAGTCACGGATGATACCAAGGTCAAGAGTTCCGCCATCGAGGAACAGGAAGGTACCCTCTGCGAAGAGGAACCAGTCGAAGGTGTCTGGGAACTCGAGAAGAGCTCCAGCGCCCTGGGTACCGAATACGTTTGCATCGAGCGAAGCTACGAGGTCAACGTTAACGGTTGCAAGGTAACCATCGATTTCAGACTTCGAAACCGAAAGGGTGTTGTCACCAGGCATGCTTAGGGTGAGGTCAGCTGCCATTGCATCGTAAACCCAAGTAGGGATGATTGCCTTCAGAGTGGTCTGAGGGTCGATGCGGTGACGGCTACGGTAAGCAACAGCTGCACGACGGATCTGAACCAAGAAGTCACGGCCGAAACCAATGAGCGACGAGGTGGTAACAGCGGTTGAACCAGCACCGATCTTAGCCAGAAGGTTCTGCTCTGCCTCGCGAGCGTGCTGTACAAGAGCTAGCTCGTTGTGGCGAGCGATAAGCTCTGGGTAAGCACGGGTCATAAGGTTACCGAACTGTAGCTGTAGAGTAACTGCATCAGTTGATACAGTGTTCTCGCCAGCAGCGGTTACGGTGTAGCTGGTCTTGGTAGCGCTCTGTGGGTCTGCATCAACAGCAGCAGTCCATACACCAACAGCGTCAGCATAGGTACCAGCAGCAAATGAAGGTGGGGTCACGAAGCGGATACCACCACGGTCAGCCTGGAAGCGAGGCAGTGCATCGCGAACTGGGCGGATAGTGGTTGAACCCTGCGAGAAGATGTCGTACTTAACCTCGAATGGGGCAGCGTGTCCACCAGAAGCAACAAGTGCGTCCTGGCCGATTACAGCCTCAATCTTGGCAGCGTTCGACAGAGCGTCAGTCGAAAGAGTGCGCTCTTCTGGGTACTGGGTAGTGATAGATGCAACGATGTGCTGCTCACCATCGCCACCGTTTACACGGCGTAGCGAGTGGATGCGCTTCTCCATAGCCGAAGCTACTTCTGACATGTCGTTGATTGTGCTGCCGGCGGTGTAGCCAGGAATGTCAGCGCCCGCAGTGATTGCCACTGGAGCTGCCTCTACTACCTGAACTACAGGCTGACGGTCAGCTGGAGCCTCGAAGGTTCCTTCTGCTGCGGCGGTCACGGTTGCCTGCTCTTCCTGCTGAACTTCGTCAGCAATAGGTGTTGTTTCTGGAGTGGTTTCTTCTGCAGAAGCCTCTGATCCCTCGGCAGCATCTGCTGCAAGGTCTTCGGTTACTGCGGTTTCGGTCGAAAGTTCAGAACCTTCTACCTGATCAATTGATGCGGTCTCATCTGAAGCTGCGGCCTCGGTTGGTTCTGCAACTTCTGCAGTCTCTTCCTCTGGCTCAGCGGAAGCCTTTACAGGCTCCTTCTTCTCTTCTTCTGGGGTTTCCTTAGCTTCCTCTTCAGCAGAACCCTCCTCAGCCTGGCCAGGGGCCTCGGCTGGGGTCTCGTCTACTGGAGCTGCATCTGCAGGGGCTGCGTCCTCAATAGCAGGAGCTGCATCAGCAGGCTCCTCCTGACCACCCTCAACGGTGGTCTCTGCAGGAGTTTCCTCATCTGCAGCTGCGGCGGCTTCCTCTGCTGGGGCAGCGTCGGTAGCTGGAGCTTCTTCGGCAGGGGTGGTCTCCTCTACAGGAGCCTCCTCTGGGTTAGTTGCGTCATCAGCCATAGCTAATTCCTCTCCAGTCTCTTGAGACATACCCTTAACACGAGCGGTAGCATCTGCTGCCTTGGCAGCTAGCTCTTCGGCTTGTGCCTCTCGGCGAGCTAGCTCACCACGAACGATGTCAAGAGAGTCTGCAAGAGACGTCATAGCATCAACTGTTTCAGGAGTTGGGTCATTACCCTCAACCATCTCAAACTGGCTTACGATCTCGTTCTGAAGCTCACTGATTTGTTCATCAGTGAGGTCCGCGAGACCGTCAAGCTGAGCATTGATCTGGTCGTACACTGTACCTCCTAAGGCCAGTTTTGGTTTGATAGATAAGTTGTCTTATCTATTGGTGAACAGTTCAGGCCGAGGGACTTAAATCATAAAGATGCAAGGCGCTCCACCTATCACTAATTGTACCTTACTTTTTAGGTAAGGAGTCGAAGAAGCTTGCTCATCTCAGACTGGATTTCTCCCTGAGAATAAACATCTCCACCCGACATAAAGGACTTAAGACTAGCCGTAGCAATGTCTCCATCCTTTTTACCGATCTTCTTTCCAACTCTGTCAATCATGTCACCCATGAGTTCCTTGAGTCCGGCTGGAAGATCGCTAAATCTAAGCTTCTGAGCATCCTGCCCAAAAGGTAGAGGTAGGTTAGAAATAACTTTACCTAACTCTGCAGCAGTTGATTTGACGTTAGCTAGGTCCTGAGGGTTCAGGGCCTTTGAATCTAGTCTGTCAAGTTGGTTTAGTAGTTCTGAACTAGCCTTTGCTGATTCTTCATAGTTACCAGCGAAGTCAAGCTTCTCTACGTGCTGTACTTGCTTCAAGGCATCTTGAAGACCTGCCACACCAAGGTTCTGCTTCAAGTGGGCAAGAACTTCACGGAACTTTCCGCGGTCATCACGTGGCTGAGTCTTAGGGGTGTAGCGACCATTCTGACGAGCTTCATCAGCCTTGGCTCGCTGCTCAGGGGTAGCGTACTTAAGCTTTGCTACTTCCTTAGCTGCCTTAACTTCTTCTTCAGTCTGCTTATCAGCAGCGCCCTTAGCTTCAGCTAGCTTCTGGATCTGCTCTGGAGTAGCTTCCTTAGCATCAGCAAACTCTGAAACCGAAGCAATCATGGCACGCATGCTGGCAACCTTGTCAGAAGCTTCTGATGATGCAGCAGTCTTCCAAGTTTCGGGGATTAGGTCAGACACCTTGAGCTGACGGGCACGCTTGATGATGTGCTTACGAACATCCGCCTTCTTAGAAGCCTTTGCTCGGCCATAAGCGTGGATAGCAGCCTTTACATCATCCTTGGTTTCAATAGGGAATGATCCATCTGGAAGAGCGTGGCCCTTCTTAGCGGCTTCCATACGAACTTCTTCAGGAATATATGTGAACTCAGCCTCGGCTTGTGCGGCAGCTACGCGATCCTTAAGAGAACCAACAGAAGCAGTTAGGCTTTCTAGGTTCTTCTTCTTAAGGCTATTCTTTGCATTACGAGCACGTGCCTTGAGGTCAGTAGGTGCCGATGCTGCAAGCTCGTTCAGCCCCTGAGCACGCATGGTGAGGGATGCTACTGCTTCGCTCTTTAGAATTGCCATATCATATGCACCAGCTGCAACTAGGGCCATAACCTGGCCACCGGCTACAATCGCACGAGCGATAGGGAATCCAGGAACGTTAACCTGGCAAACTGCAACAAGCTCGAGTGAGCCGCCGATTGGACGCCAGTCTCCTGAAGGAGCAGATGCACGTAGTGCACGGATCTGAGCCTCAGTGGCATCTGGACGTAGCGAACCTGCTACCCAAATACCGTAGTCATCTTCACCAGCGTGAACGTCAGCGATTGCAGATGCAGTGTCATCGTAGTGCTTAGCAGCTGCACGAGCATCTGCTTGAAGCGAAGCGTGACCGCCAGCAAGAGTCAGCTGACCTACAGGCATGTCGGTGCCTTCAGCGGTACGAACAACACCAGTGTGGAAGTATGCATACTTGCTACGTGAGCGAGGAGGACGGGTTGCACGTGGCATACCAATGTGGTTTACGTGCCAAGCGGCAATGTGACCGAAGATCTTTCCTTCAGGGGTCACGGTGAGCGGAGTAGCCTTAGTTAGTGCTGGCTTCTTGAACCACTCTGTAGGAGGAGCTACCGGAATCTCTGATTCTAGAAACCCGGAGGCTGTGATAGCTTGCATATCTGCGAAAGAATCAACTGATTCTTCGTAGATTCCGTCATTAGGAATCAAGTCTTCCTCCTGGGTATCTGCAATTGCAGCGGGAATAGTGATAGTGCATTCTTGGAATGCAGGCTTAGCTACAATTGTAGCAGCCATCACGCGTGCGTGATTTATGGAAAGCTTTGGCTTAGTGGCATCTGAAGTGTCGTCTGCATTTTCTGCATCAACTTCAGTAGCTTCAAACTGATCTAAGTCTGCAGAAACTCCACGCAGGAAGCCATTCTGCACTAGACGTTGAGCTTCGCGGCCATATGGTCCAGTATCAAAGACTCCTGTAACGTTTCCAATACCGTTTTCTAGACGTTCCATGTTGTCAATACGACCTACAACTACGGAACCAGAATGGCCTTCACCAGTCTTGATTTGCCACATGAGCGGAAGTGGGAGCTCTCTAAATGAGATTGCATCCTTAGTAAAGCTTCTACCGTCGCCAGACTCTAATTGCTCTGGAATTAGTAGAGGAATAACAAATGCAGCACCTGTATCTGCACCAGATGATGCAACCAGAGACATACGTTCCTTGGCATCAGCAACTCTAGCAGCTAGGATTGATGCTTCAATAACGTTTTGGTTGAATTCCTCGGCTGAGAAATGGCCGTGGTGACCATTACCACCTGGGTTTAGGTGGCTACCAGTGTAAACACCATCCATCTCCTTGTGGCGGAGTTGGCAATAACCCTTTGCACGAGGGCCGAGGTACTTCTCGAGGTGGCGTACGCAACGCTTCCAGTCTCCAGGAGTATTCCAACGAATCTTTGCGCCACCCTCACCGTGAGTCCAGTAGTGGCGGAGTTCTTCAGCATTGCCGCGATTGCGATCGTGGCCACCAGCAGCCGTCATAGCCTTCTTGCAGGCATCATCTTCCATGAGATTGTGGATCTCTGGCTCGGGAGTGAAGTCTTCATCATAAATATCATCATCCTGATGAGCCTTGATGATATCTTCGATAGGCATAAGCATATCTTCGTCGGTTACGATAGTAGGAGTGCCGTAGTTCTTGGTAAGAACTTCTTCCATAATAAATTCTTGGTTATCCATGTTTACGATCTTCCTTAGCGTGGGTAGCTGTATAGACTCCCATAGCTTCCTTGTGACGTAGTTGGCAATAACCCTTAGCTCTTTCACCAAGGTATTTTTCTAAGTGGCGAACACATCTTGCCCAGTCACCCTGGGTACCCCAGCGGATCTTTGCAGCACCTTCTCCGTGTACCCAGTAGCGGCGTAGCTTCTCTGCGTTACCACGGTTGCGGTCTAGCCCTCCAGCTGCAGTTAGCGAGTCCACCCAGAAGGAAAGTAGATGTGAATCTAGATCAAATGCACTAGATTGGACAGCTTCTAGGCCATCTACCTGCTTTAGAACTGAATTAAGGTCCTCCCCCTGCAGTTTAACTACAAGAGGTGGGGTTGGAGAGGTTAGGTCACGGAGATATTGATCTGACGGAACCCATTTTTGGTCTTTACGCTGATACACCATTGGTTCAGTGCTAGTTGCACTTGCTGGAACAATAGCCAGTAGATCCATAACAGCACCTAAATCATCTGGAGAAACTACAGCCAGATATTTTGGTGGGACATCCGAAGTCTCGGGAGTAAGAGCAGCGTCTTTTCCATCAACATTTGTTGTAGAAGTTACGGCTTCGCTCACGTTGAATCTCCTAGGAATACGCGTATAGTCGCTATTAACAGTATACTTTGAAAATATACAGGGGATTATGAGTTATTGATCTGCTTCAGGTCTAAACCACCAGGAGCAACATTCTTTCCAGACTGTCGAGCCCACTGAGCTACGTCCTTCTGAGTAACAGCTCTATATCCAGCACGCATATTGCTTACATACTTTGGCCAGCTGCTAAGCATCTGCTTTAGATCGCCGCTCGAATAAGGCTTCAGAGTTCCAGGCAGTTGAGCCTTAGAACCCTCTGGCATTCTAGGCTTTCCAAGAATCCCAGAAAGATCTAGAGGCATGCCGGAAGACTGGGGCATGGTGTGGTTTTTCATGAACTCAGACTCATTTTGCATGAACTTACCATCGATAGAAATAGTATTTCCATTGTCCAACTTAACTGTAGCCTTACCATTGTCAGTATTAGTTACAGTTCCAGAACCATTAGCTCGATCTCCACCAACTACAACACGGTCACCCTGGTTAGCAAAACGCCCGTTTGCATCTCTAACCTGCTTAGCAGTATTAGCCGAACGCTCTGCAGGGGTGTAGTTACCATCGGTAGTCGTTGAAGGAAGTGAGGTATACCCGGCTGCTCCAGGAGCAGCAGCAGTAATGACTCGATCGATAAACTCTACGTCAATCTCACCTAATGCATCTGCAGCTAAGTTGGCTTCAAACTCGTCGATGGCATCAACGGAGATACGACCATATGGTGTTTCCTTGAATAGAGCAGAGACAATTACAGCTGAGCTCGCATCAATAATAAAGTGGTCTTTATCGCAGGTATCGTATGGATCATCTAGTTCCATGTCGTACATATAGACATCACCATCAACATGGCCTAGGTTATCCCATGCCGAACCATCCCAGAGCCAAACGGTTCCATCAATTTCTACCTTGTAAAGACGATCGATTCCAGTACCATCCATGCGAACACGGATCATAAACTCTGGACCATTGTCAATATCAAAATCATTTGCATCAACAAATGGATCGTAGGTTTCAGGTAAGTCTGATGGCTCTAGGTAGTTGTCATATCCAGGAAGTTCGTAACCACCAGCAGTGATAGCCTTCTTGTTCTCACGCTCTACGATTGCAGATGCCCAGCGTTGCGCAGCGTCTCCACCCCAGAGGGCCCAAGCAATGCGGCCATTTGAAGGGAAGTTATCTTCTCCAGGATTCCAACCCGGACCCTTCTTGTCAACCTCGTGACGAGGGAAGTACTTAGCAATGTGGCGAATCTTGTGAAGGCCGATCTGTCCGCCCTTTGCAAGCGTGCGAGCAGTGTTCATACCAACAGGAGTACCACCTCGGTGCTCGTCTGCATGCCACTTAAGCGCTTTTTTAGCTTCTGCCTGTACTCCACCAGGGATAGTGTACATACGGCTAGCCGCAGCAATAATTGCCTTAGCGTTAAGTTCTACAGCAGCATCAGTAGCCAGATCAAGATCATTGTTAGAGAAGGAGGTTCCTCTCTTATCCCATTGGAATGCCGTGGAAAGGGTATCTAGGTCGCCAACTTGTACAACAATACTTAGTGAAGTGTTGACAATAACTCCCTTAGAGTCTCCACCAAACAGAGAAAGATCTCCGTCTCTTCCAATGAACTCGATCATTTTATTCCTCGGAGTCGTCTGCTTCGGGAGTTCTATCCACGGCTGCAGAGGTATTTACTTCATGACTATACTTGGTCAAGTCATTGGTGGAGATAGGTTCTCCCTTGTCCCACATCTGAACGAGCTGGTGCTCCCACTCTTCATCATTTTCAGGATCGAGATCAGCTGCAGGAGTTGGCTCTAGGTCCCAGTCAACGCGGAAGGTGCGGTAGTCATCGCTATTTAAATATTCAGCAAGCTTTGGATCAGTGCGCTTTAGAATCTCCCAGTCACTGTTTACTCGGATATTCATACCAAAAAGGCTGTATGCAACTATCGCCTCTACAAGATTTGTCTTCTTGTTGACGTAGCAGTATAGAGTGATAAGGTCACTCGGTTGATCTTGAATTTGTTCAGCCATTGCATTCCTAGTCTATAGCTAGCTAGCGCTAACTATTATTTTACCATAGTAGTAAATTACTTACCGAGCTCTGCGATAAGTCGAGTACCGTAGTAGTCCTTGATACCGGGAGCAAACTGAGCAAGCTGAGCAAGCTCCTCGAGAGAGAGCGACTCTAGGTCAATCTCTTTCTCTTCTGCACCCTCAGGGGTATCAATGATTACGGTTACGATATTTTCGTTAGTGCTATCTGCCATGAATAAATCCTATCCTATTCTTTACGCTAAGCCAACAGATTGTAGGAACTGGAAGAATGTTGGAGTTGATTGGCCGGTCTGGATGTACTTAGAGAAGGACTCGGCAAAGTGTTCTTCCTGCTTAGACTTTCCATAACGAGTGATGTATTCCTTGAATGCCTTAGCGTAAGGACCGCCATAGAAGCTCGAATCCTCTAAGGTTCGGTGTACAGTGTGCCCAAACTCGTGAGTTAGGGTGTCACCAATTGGATTAACGAATCCTTCTGGACCTGCACCACTTCTAAGCAGACTGTTATTGATCAGAATCGATACAGTCTTCTTATCATCCTTTGTAGGCATCGAAATATTTACACCAAGCACTTGGTTTGCAATTTGGCCTCTAGTTGAGGTGGTCCACCCAGCTGACTTATATAGGTCTGCAAACTTACCAGATCCATTTACAATGCGGATATTGTGCTTCTGTGGGTCAAATAGTGGTCCCATCTTGGCATTTGATGCAAAGTTTTCGATGTCAGAAAGTGCCTGGTCATATTTAGCCTTCTCTTCAGGAGTTACAGCTAGCTCGATCTGGCCATCCTTAGTTTTAGCTACATCAATTTGAAGCTTTTGAACTACACCATCGGCCTTACTGTATGTAGCAGCTTCCTGGAATATACGATCCATAATCTGGTCCTTGCTCATAGCAAAGTAACCAGATGCCTTAGCATGCTGGAGTTCAAGAAGGGTTCTAATCTGGCTTTCCGAGAGGTCAGGGTGTGATTCCTTAGCCTTGGCAACTAGTTCATCGAAAGCCGCTGCGCTATAGAACGAAGAAGCCTGGAATGAGCTCTTGTCATAAGTCCAGTTTGGTCCCATGGCAGTAGTTAGTCCGGCAGTCATCTGGTCAATCTCTGCCTGGATCTGCTCGTTTAACTGTAGCTGCTCCTCTGAACGACGTACTGCGTTAGAAGGAAGATTGAAGTCAAGACCAACAGACTTAGGCTTCTCTACTGTATTAGGGTCAGTAGTGAACTGAATTGACTCTAGATCAAAATCAGGATCAGACTCATCGGTGTTACTATTAATAACTTTACCTACAGGTGTTTCTGCTGCAGGAGTTGGCTCTGCTATAGAGGATTTTTTAGCATCGCTAATCTGTACATTAGGTCCACGCTTCTCGCCCGAAGCTACAGCAACCTTGTGGATGTCACCATTGCCATCGATATACATAATTCCATAACCTGGCTTGTCATCCTTACCAGTGATTGGAACTACTTCAACGATGTGACCTAGGTTATTTCCACCCTTGCCATAGAAGCTATCTCCAGGAGTTAGGTCGTCAACAAGCATGACACGGTCCGGGATAGATGGCTGATCAGGGAATCGCAACTGAGTCGGGTTGTAAGTAAATCCACGTGCTTCACGAAGTCGTCGACCTTGGACACGTCCCTTGTATGCAGTTAGAGGGGTTTTCTGATCCTTCAGGATAGCTAACTTAGTTGTTGGAAGTGAGCTCTGTACACCATTCATATCTTGAACTGTTACGTAGTCACCGTAATCAAAAATATCGCCACTCTGAGTAGGGTTGGCAGTATTTACCTTCTGACGAGCAATAACCTTAAGAACAGACTTCTCTCCAATATTGTTGGTATACTCAACGGTCATTCCCTCTTCTACTGCATCAACTTTATTTGCAGATGAATAAGGAATTGCTCTGGTCTCGGGGGTGTCAAACTGCTGCCCGCGAACTGTTGCAGAAGCAGTAGATACAAGAGCACCGAATTTACGACCAGACTCGTGAGGATAACGATCACGGAACATATCGCGTAGAGCCTTGCGGGCAATTGCGTGTGACTGCTTGTCCATAGGGATTCTGCCGAACACAGCCAGCATACGTTGTCTAGTAGTTTCACTATCTCCGGCCCAGAATGAGTCGAATAGCGATTTAACCTCGGCCTCTAGCTGAGTACCATTTTTAGGATTGAATCTGGCAGCAAAACCATTTGCATAGTGATTCACTAGATCGCGAATATTCTTGGTACGACCTTGAAGAGTGAAGTAATGAGCACGCTCTAGAATATCTCTAGCATTGGCTGTATCAAAACGACCAAACTTTCGGGTTTCAATTCCAGTCAGAATATCAGCAAGCATTTCAGGGCTATTGGTTTTACCTAGTAGAGCCTGAACAGAGTCACGGGCATCCTTGTGGATGAGAGTCTCTTCCTGACCAGTATTTAGATCCTTGAAGTTAAACATGTAGATGATCTTCTTGTCACCCGAGTTTGCTGCACGGATTTCCCATTGGATCTTCTTGCCATTCTCGTTCGAGACCTGGCGCATGAGCACTAGTTGGCCTTGATCATTGAACTTAGCGTTTGGATATACCTTAGCCAAGAAGTTAAGCATGGCGTTAGGATCCTTAGGCTGGTAAGGCTTGCCATTTGAATCGTATTCAAGAACAGCAGCACCAGTATCATCAACTAAACCTTCAAGCTTTGTCTTACGAAGCTGATTCAACTGGCCTTCAGTGAACTTAGGGCGAGGGATTAATTTACCGGTATCATTGGCACGAGGCTTTGGTTTTACGTTAGTTGGTGTTGGCTTAGGTTCTACCGGGGCTTCCGGAGTAGGGGCAACTTCCTGGATAGGGGTTGGCTCTGCAGGAGCCTCTACCGCTGGAGTAGGTTCAGCCGGGGCCTCTACTGCGGGGGTCTCGGTAGGGGTTGGCTGTTCTGCAGGTGCAGCTTCCGGAGCCTGAGCATTATCTTCTGGCTTACGGTCAGTTGCATAGGTATTTTCACCATAGCTGACGACTAACTTCTTCTCGCCAGATGCATTAGTGTAGTTAACCTTGATCTTCTCTGGATCCTTAGCAGGCTCAGTTGAGTCAACGGTTCCCATGAGGTCGCCGCTCTCGTTGTAGAACTTATCTCCAGCTTGGAGATCCTTAAGCGCTACATAAACGGCATTCTCTGGTGCAATATCCTTTGGAGTCGAATCCACCTGAGTGGAATTTGGCTTTGCCTTCCATTCCATTACCTTACGGAATTCTTTATTTTCTGGAAGCTTAAAGGTTACTTCATTTCCATTTTCATCAACACCAACAACATTGAGAACTTCGGTAGCTCCATCCATGTCGCTAGGGTTGAAGTCCTTAACCTTAAGAATTTGATCTGAGTTCTCTGGATTAACAACGTAGTCATTGTAGTCAATCTCTGATCCAGGAGTGATTTGATATAGCCATGGATCCATCTGGAACTTATCATCTGGCTCTGAACCCTTATCCTGGAGCTTTGACTCTAGAGAGTCAATAGTAGGAAGATCATTTCCAGTTATGGCTGCCTTGAATAGGTCTGCAGCAATAGCATCTTCCTTAGATCCCTTATTCTGCTCTGGAGCAAAACGGTCAAGGACAAACTGAGCTGAGCGAGCGTTTCCAGTGCGGCTATGAGCTGCATTTTCTTCGCGGGTGCGATTATCGGCCCAGTTGGAGTCAAATGCAATCTGCGAATCTTTTTTCCAGTCTTCATTGGAAAGAAGAGCAGTTGCGATATCAGTACCATTAGCACCGTTATCAATCATCTTTGACAAAGAGCCATCGGTGTCGTAAGGCTTAAGAAGAGATTTTGCCTCGGCGATAGACATCTTCTTGTCTTGCTCTAGGAAGTTAGGGAGATCCTTTTGGAAGTCTGACCAATTGTCATAATAGTTAGTGAAGTTCTCGCCATTAACCTGAACAGTATTTTCACCTTGATAGGTGTAAGCGCCTAGGCGAACATTTCCAACCTTGGTGTAGTAGTATGTCTGGCCAGGACGATTACGTCCAGCTTCTCCCTTGGACCATCCAGAAGCTTCTGGAGAATCTTTGGCATCAGTAGCAGTAGAGTCTCCCTGCATAAGGTTTTGTAGCTCTTCAGAAGATAGGCGGCTCTCTGATCCAGCAGGAAGTTTAGCAACAGGAGAGTTATCACGCTCTTGTTGGATGAGTTTTGCCTGTTCAGGGTTTGGAGCTTCCTTAGAAAGCTTTCGGTCTTCCTCGGTAATCGGATCAATCTGAGTACCTTCTAGGCTTTGAATGTCGCTGGCCTGACGGTCACCAACATTGTTACCCATAGTGTCTTTGAGCTCGATGCCCTGGTCCTTAAGTGCACCCTCTGGTAGGCGAGCTGCGTATTCCTGACCATTAGCCGAGGCAATGTGATAGACACCAGATGGGAGGCCATTATTCTCTTGGCCTTCAACCATTACTCGTCCAAAGCCTGGCTTATCGGTTCCACCAATAAAAACACCGTGGCCATCTACAACACCACTCTTGGTCTGCATTTTGAAATCAATGCCACGGCCCATCTCAGCCCACTTGCCGAGGCGATCACGCCACTGCTTGCGCCAGAATCCCTTGTTAGCACCGTCATTAAAACCAGCTGCTGCAACTAAAGCGGTCTTCTGTGCAAATGAAAGCTTGGACATAAAAATCCTTCGAGTAAACTTATCCGTAAAAGGCGTCTATATTAGTTTATAGTACGGGATTATATCTTATTTGAATAAAAAGAGACCCGCCTGGTGCGCATCGTTGATAGGCGTGGCGGGTCTTAACTTTTTAAGAGTTATTGCAGGCTTAGGGTTGCACGTAGCTGCCACGAGATCTTCTGGTGACGATCGATCTGGTCTGCAACAAAGTTTGCAATTCCCTGCTCGTTCATACTATTTGCGGTAGTGAAGATTTCCTTGTAGTGGTCGACAACACCATTGTTGATCTTCAGTAGCGACTGAGCCATCTCGTTAGCTGAGCCATTCTCAATGCGCTCTTGCTGGATGCAAGTAAGAGTAGTGAAATCTTCCAGAAGGTATGGTGCATCAAAACCAAGCTTGAGAATGTTCTCTGCTAGCGGGTCGATTGCATCATCGAACTCGCTGTAGATCTCTTCAAAGAAAGCGTGGAACTCCTTGAAGTCAAAGCCCTTTACGTTCCAGTGATAACCGTGTGCCAAGAACTTGGCTACAACTGTATCGCCTAGAACGTGAGCAAGCTGCTCGGCTAGTGGAATATTCTGTTCAAAATCGGCCATGTTATGCCCCTGGTTCTGCTAGTGGTGGTGATGTTGGTGTAGCTTCTGTCGCTGCTGGTGCTCCTGGATTTCCAGATAGAGCATCTAGAACATCCTGAGGCATTGGAGCCTTAGAGGCTTCTTGGTTGGCGTTGAATGCCTTCTGCATAAGTTCAGGGGCAATACCACCAAGAATTGATGCAGTAGTCTGAGGATCAACTGCACCCTTCTCGATAATCAGGCGTAGAGCAACTTCAGTTGGAGTTGGTGCATCCTGGTCAGAGAATCCATGAGTACGACGCCAGGTATCATATGAAATTGCCATCTTATCGAAACCAGCGTCAGCATCTGCTGCACGGTCGTTACGAGTGGCAATCAGACTTGGGTCATACCAAACGTTGAGGCGGTTTACTTCCTGCTCTTCATAGCCAATTGAGATTAGATATGGACGCAGATAGACAACTGTCAAAGCATCTGCAATTAGAAGCATCATTGGCTCGATGTGGGCCTTGTAGAGTGACTCGTCGATCTGCAGAGCATTAGAGTACTTAACGTTGGCAAGACCAGAAACGATGTCCTTTGGAACATCCAGACCCTGCATGATGCGGTCAAGAACTCGGTCAGCACGAGCAACCAGCGAGTCGTCGAATGAACGCTCAAACTTGAACTGCTTGATTTTGTCACCAAGCTCTGATGGACCACGGATAATCAGTGGAACTACAGCGCTGGCAGAATCCTCGTCTTTAATCGGAGTAGTCATTGCGTCGAGGAGTTGATCCTCGAAATCATCAGCTGCTTCTTCAGCGTTGTAAAGCTCGTTATACTCGCCATTCTCGTCGTATGGGTAGTCAGGGTCTGGAGACGCTGCAACCGATAGACCATCAGGTAGGTAGAGTGCACCCGCATTGAGGCGAGAACGGGCCGTAGCACGGAAAGTACGGTTAAGAAGCAGTAGTTCTGCACAGAGGTCTAAGAGGCCGCGTAGCGAGCTGTCAGACTCCAAAGAGTAGCGAGGGTGAGACTTCCAAATGCGACCAATGAAAGCATCTGAAGGAAGCTTGATTGCATTCTTGCTGGTCTGGCTTGAAGATCCACCAGAAACATCACGCATAGGGCTGATTACATAGTTACCACGAGCATCGACCTGGAGCTCATCTGTCGAACGGATATCCCATGACTCGGGCAAGCGTGAGCCGATACGTTCTGGAACCTGAACAAGGTAGCATTCTCCAGTAACCTGAAGGTTTAGAGCTGCATCTTTAAGAAGACCTGCCTGGCCTCCATAAGCTGAATCAAGACGAGTAAGTGCACGCTCTGCAGCAGTTGCTAGTTCCTGAGAAACGGTCGAAGACTTCTTTACTGAAACCGGAGCCTCGGCTGGGTCATCAACAACAGCAGCGTATAGGCGGATGCGAGAAACAACGTTTGCAACTAGATTGAAGGCGTACTTAATTTCACCAATGGCGTCGTAGTACTCCCAGGCCTCTGCTTGCCAGCTAGCTGCAGCTGATTGACGGCGTTGCTTGAACTGGGTAGCCTCGTTTGCATCGCCAATCTTCATTTGAGCTGCAGCAGCAGTCAGTGGACGTGGAGAGTTGAATGCAGCAGGCTCTGCGTAGATGATTCCGAACGAGTCCATGGAAACGCCAGGTGCGATTGGAGTCGTGTTGCGAGGCGCAGCTGCTCTAATCTGAGGACCAGGTGCCACTCTTGGCATCTGGTTCTGGTTCTTCTTGAAAATTCCCAAGGGATCTCCCTGTGCTTAGCGATCTAGGTGGGTTGAGATAATCCCAACGAGTGCAGATATCGACAGTACTAATGATACCATAAGCGTCTGATATGGAAAGAGTGCGTAGAATCCTATAGTTGCGCCTGCTACCCACATTCCCGTACACCAGTTGCAGGTGAAAAGGTATCCAAACTGAGTACTTGGCGGCCATTTAGACCAGATTTTATTACGTACTGGCTCCAGAATGGTGTCAGTTGTGATTAAACGGGTAACTCTGAACGCGGCTAAGGTCAAAAGTAGGAATGGGAATAGATCTAGCATTAGTCTGGGTCCTTTATAGAGTTTATGGTCTTATATGGGTTCCAACCACGTAATCTAGACCCGCAGCCACAATTTGTGTCCTTTTTAAAGGCCAACATCTTGCCTGAATCGGTAATTACTCTATTCTCAACGCCATTGATGAGTGTGTGATATCTCTCCCGAAATACAATCTTAGCGCCTTCTGGGCTATCCTGAGCAACCAGAATCATATCTTCGGTGATGATTACGCGGGTGGTGCCTACATAGTGCGTTCCTGGAGTCGGGGGATCTGACTTAATATCCTCTACGGACTCGAATTGGCCTGGTGCAGCAGCAACTACGTGCGCTGGAAAAACATCTAGAAGTATTTTCATCGTACTCGGAAGATTCCTGCCCCGCGGCCAGTAGATCCGCGTCCAGTTTGAGGTAATCCGATCTTTCTGTCGGACATAGAACGAGCTCGGATCTTACCGCCAGTAAATCCAGCAGGAGGTTTGATGAGAAGTGCGGTCAAAGCATGCACCAAAGCATCTACTCGGTCCGGTGATTTACCTTCTCCAGGTACCCATGAGATCATCTGAGTCTCTAGATCAGACAAATACCCTACGTGGTGAACACGTTGCTGCTCGTAAGCAAGGGTAATAGGCTCTGCACGCAGTTGCTTACCCTGTTTTGAGTGAACTTCAAGCACTTTAATGCTTGGATCGATGGTATGGATAGCATTTTTAACCAATGCACCACCCTGATTAACCTCAGCGACAACTGGACAGCCCCATTTGCGAGCCATTTCTACAACTTTTTGTGCCCAAACGGTTGGAGAACCGTGGATTGAAGCATCTTCTAGAACCCAGGCGTTGCGCTTATATAGGTCAGACTCCGAGGTCGAAGCACAGACAACGATACCGCACTCATCTCGAGGGTTCTCGGCAACCGAAGGGTCAACACCAATAACTCGTAGAGGAGTTGAAAGTGGGTAGTAGCTCTCTCGTCCGGCTTCAATGGACTCTTCAGTCCACATAGCGCCTTCTTGAGCCTCCAACATTTCACCATAAAGCTCCTGGCGAGCCAGGGAAGTACCTTCGTAAACGCCAAGCATGGTGTCAAGATAGGCAGAAGCAAGGTTTCCAGCATTATCCATAGTAGAACCACGGGTAATTGCTACTCGACCGGTCTTTTCTTCTTCAATTAGCTTATAAAGAAGTGGAGTTCGCTTAGGCGTAGTGGTTACAAGGATCTTTGGCTGAGCGCCAAGACGAGTACCAACACGTAAGTTATCAAACGCGGTCATACCTGCGGCATCTGGAGTCTGTCTCCAGGCTGCAATCTCATCACCCCATGCGTGTGTGAACTGAGGACCACGAAGTGAGTCAGGTTCATCAGCAGTAAAAAGCGAGGCAGTATTGCCATTTGGCCACGTTAGACGACGTTTTGAAGGCTCGTATAGAGGTTTTTCGCTAGGAGGGCTAACATTCATGATGCCAGACTCACCTTCAACGATAACGTCACGTACGTCAGCTGCGGTACGAGCAACTAAAGCGAAACGACGTTGGCCAGTGGTGGTGTATTTTGCCTGCTCACGAACCCATTCAGATGCTAGGCGAGTCTTCCCAAAACCACGACCAGCTAGAACAAGCCAAATATTCCAATCACCTTCAGGAGCTTGCTGCTCCGGGCGACCCCAGACAGACCAGTCCCATAGAAGTTGGTCTGGATCCATGTCTTGGAGTGCAAGAGCACGCTCATCTGGCGGCAAAGCAGCCAAAATCTCCATAATTGATTTGCCCATACGGCTATTCTACCTTAAATTTACCCTAGATACTCTTCAACATCAAGCGCAGCAACACAGCCAGAGGCTGCAGCAGTGATTGCTTGACGGTATTTAGGGTCAATTACATCACCGCAAGCAAATAAACCGTCGGTTCCGGTGAGTGAGCTACGTCCTTTAACCTTGATAAAACCTTGATCATCGAGTTCAACCAAGCCATCAAAGAGATCAGCACGTGGAATTGATCCAATTGCAACGAAAAGACCGTCAATTGCTAGGGCATCGCCATTAGAAAGGGTGATTCCGGCTAGCTTTTCCTCGCCAATAAACTCCGACACCTCTGCATTCCAGATGATTTCAATCTTTGGGTTGTTGAAAACCTTATCCTGCATTGCCTTAGAGGCCTTGAATGAGTCTCGGCGGTGGATTAGGAAGACTTTCTTAGCAAACTTAGTGAGGAAGTTGGCCTCTTCAAGGGCAGAATCTCCACCTCCGATGACAGCAACGTACTTATCCTTAAAGAAAAAGCCGTCACAAGTGGCGCAGTAGCTAATTCCATGACCTGCAAGGCGGTTTTCTGCCTCGTAATCAACGTTTAGCTTGCGGTACGCAGCCCCAGTAGAGGCAATTACGGCCTTTGTATGGATAAATTCTCCATATTCAAGGGATACCGTGTAGGCTGGATCGTCAGTTTTGAGAAGATCTATAGCATTTTCATAGATAATCTTGGCTCCGAAGCGTTCTGCCTGCTCCTGAAGGTTTGCCATGAGCTCTGGACCCTGAATTCCCACTTGGAAGCCGGGGTAATTCTCTACTTCAGTGGTCTTCATTAGCTCGCCACCCGGCTCGAGGGAGCCTGCAACAACCGTAACGCTCAGTCCAGCACGTGCTGCATAGATAGCGGCGGTGTAACCGGCAGGGCCGGAACCAATAATTACTACATCTTCAAGCTCTACAAGTTGTCCTGCTGAGTTAGTTATTGTTAACATTTTTCTTCTCCAGATTCCAGATAGGGTCTTGGTCAGTCACTTTTGCAAATTTGTAGAGGTGCTTAGCAAGAATATTTTGGATCTTGTTAAGACCTTCTTCGGAATCCGAGTAAGCAGTGAGCTGAATCTTATTATCTAGAGGTTCAGCTTCTCCAGCTCCGAGGTCTTGGAAGAGTAGAAAACCCTCGTAAAGCTCTGCTTTATTAGCTAGATGTGCGTTTAACTGCTTAACGTAACGCTCTGGACGCTCGATGTTTAGGGTGTGAGTGCTCTTAAAGCTGAATCCGGTCACTTGGAAACTCTATTCTCCGCAACAATCGGGGTGTATACCTTTGACTTAGCAGTTACTGGCTTCTTGTAGCCGTAGCGGACAAGGCGGAAGCGCAGAGCACCGTGAGTAACACCGAGACGCTTTGCAAGGCGGTAAAGGGTAACACCTTCAACAGTGTGGGCGTGGTTAACAAGTGCTGTATATTCCTCGCCTTCCTCGCGGTACTTGGTTCCATTAGCACGAACCTGTTGAGCGTACGGCTGAAGCTCGAGTAGACGTGCGAGGGTATCTGGGTGAGGCTCGATGTACTCTGGCTTTGGCTTCTCTGCCTTAACTGGAGGAGTTGGGATTTCAACTAGAAGCTTAGGAGCTAGCTCAGGGGTGACGTATGCGGTCTTCGAGATCTGTCGAACACGCTCACGGGTTACCTTAGCTGCGGATGAGATGGACTCCAAGGTCCACCCGGCATTACGGAGTTGGCGAATAAGTTCATCACGAGTATCCGTGCTTGTGAGCATGTTGAACTCTTCGTTGATGTATTCCGGAAGCTGCTGATTCTTTTTGATGTGGGTAGTCATAATGTCTTTACCTTACTGTGGTTTATTTTTCGTGTCAACTAAAAATCGAAGTCGTCTTCGTCTTCAATAGCAGGGGCTGGTTTTGGTTTAGAGGCTGGCTTATTCTTTTTACCTTCGGCAATGGAAATAGGGACCTCGATTATTTCGATATGAAATCCCTGGGTATCGTAGTCAGCCGAGATATTAACGTCAACAACATTTATGGCGGACTCAACAAGGGTAACAATGAGATCAATATCGTCAACAGTTGCAAGAGCATTGGAGCGCACCGAGAGGGCGCAGTCGAGCATATCGAAAAGACCTGAAGAGGGCAGTGCCTCTCGGAAATCTTCAGCTGTTTCTACGTCGAGCTTTATCTTTGTGCTCATAGTGGTGGTGGGCTCCTTCTTCGTCATTTATATCTTGATATCGGTCTACAGGCTCTCCAATTAGGGTAATTAAGAAAGCCAGTGAAAATAAAGCTAGCAGTGTTACGCCAATAAAGCAAACTAAAGTGCTTATCACTAAAACGGGACTATGTAGAAATGCAGACATCTCCAGGTTTAATCACTTAATGCCAGAAGGGCTAGAGAGATGGATAATCCGGTTAGGGAGATGGCGGGAGCAATGGAGTTTGTTGAAATAAACGCCACTACTACTGCAGCAATTGCAGCAAGCAAGGATGAAACTGCAGTCCAGTTGAGAAAGCGTAGGAAGAAAAGAACTTTAAGCAACATCGTAATCCTTGGTGTTTTGGGGGGTTACAACTCCCAGTAGAGGGGTTTGGGCGTGGTGGTCAAGAAGATGACGGATGCGGAGTGACTTCTGTAGTTCCTCGTGATCATGGATCTTCTTAGATAGTCGGAGTGCGTAGACGCAAAGCGAAATCATAGCGATTCCGTAGATGATGATCGCAGTAATTAGGACTGCGGTGCCTAGGTCATTAAGTATCATGTCGTTATCTTAGCATAAAGGTTTTGGAATTGAAAGTGAAAAATTAAAAGAGCCAGTTTTTCGACGTGGCTCAGGTCGTTTTTCAATATCTTGGGCTTTGATTTATAAAGTTTCCAAGATTCGGGTGTAAGTGACCGTGCTATAAGAACCGGCAAACTTAGAGATGGACTCTATAGCAGTTGATGCACCGGGTCTAGGAGCGTTGATCATCTTATCCTCTCCTAGATAGATCCCCACGTGGTAGGCACCATATCGGGATCCTTTACCTTTATAGGTAAATGCAACAATATCGCCGACCTTAGGCTTGGTTGTCATAGGCCCTGCTAGTTGTTGCATAGATGCTCGGTGTTCGAGTTCGACACCCATTTGCTGGTACGCCCACATAACCAACCCCGAGCAGTCCCAGCCTGAGGGGCTGGCACCAGAGAATGCATAGAAGGTATGTCCTACTGTCTTTTTGAGAGCGAGGACTGTGGTACTGATTTTCGATGCATTTGTTTCTAACTTACGGAGCATCGCTTTTTTCGCTGCAGAAGCTGCGAGCGAGTCTAGAGATGTTACCTTAAGTTTGTTTGTAATTGTCTCACCTCTGACAATATTCATCACGTTTGAATTTTCAATGTGCGATTTCATATTGTCAGCAAATACAAACTGAGTGCTTGCTGTGTGGCTCAGGGGTGTTGCACATCCCGTTACCAGTAGCATGCTGACTATTCCAATTAGCCATTTCATTTAGCGACCGCCTTTCTATTGGTTAGTAGGTCGTTTATTGTCCTGGGGACTTGTTTTCGTTTTCTTTTTCAGTTGTATTGTCACGGTACACGAAAGAGCACCCTAAACCTTTAGCGTCTGGGATGCTCTCCGTCTTAAAAGAGTATCACATGGGGGTGGGAACGTTGTCAAGTAGTAAAAATAGGGGCGTCTATTTTTTAGAGTTTGGACGATTTTTTTGAAAATTTGTGGAGCCGGATTTTAGAAAAGGGGGGTCTATTTCCCTGGAGATTCGGAGGTATTTGCAGAAACGGCATAGTGTTGTATAGTGGACGCTGACTGCTTTTGGGGTGCGAGAGGGCAGCTGCTATATGTGGTGACCCCTCGGATTGTTTCCTAAATCGAGGTGGGGGGTCTGGGCTTGCCTCTCTGGTTGGAAGTTGTGTTAGCACTCCTGTCTGTCGAGTGCTAGCGCCTCTGTCTTTATTTTTTCTTTGGCTGGCTGGTTGGCTGGCTGGTTGATAGTCATTGACTAAGTAAAGAGGGTCTTGTCTATCTAGGTCTAGGCTCTTGTTTATCTAGGTGGGCTTGACTAACTAAGTCAAGGCTCTAGGTCTGCCTAGGTTGGTCTAAGGCTGGGCTGGGCTTGGTTAGAAGTTGCTAGAGGCTGGGCTGGGTCTACTTGCCTAGACTCTGGTCTGGGCTGGCTGGGCTGGGTTAGGCGAGGTCTATGAGTGCTTAGATAAGCGAACATAGCCTAGAAAGCCCCTAGAAGCCCCTAGGAAGCCTTTGCCTACATTCTTGATAAGTCGCTAGGAATGAATACCTAAAGCCCTCTATGCCCCTCTAGAAGCCTGCCTAGGGTGTGCCACGGCAAACGCCTTGGCTATGGTTGGGCTACGGCAAACACCTACGGCAAGACAAAAACCCCCTGCCTATCGGCAGAGGGCTTGTCGGTATGCCTGCGCTAGAGGCTGGCTACTGCCTCGGCATAGGCTGGGTCAAACTTATTGGAAAGCACTCCCATTGCCCAGCCCTCCTCGAAGTCACGGTTGTCGTAGGAAGCCTGCGACAAGGCACGGCAGATAAGCACAATCTCGGCAGGGGATAGAACGGCAGACAACTCTGCGAAAGTGAAGTGGCGGTCTGCGATAGTCACGCTCTGACCTAGAACCTCTACGGCAACTGCTGGGGTGGTAACTACTGCTGACATCTGGAAACTCCTTGGGTTGGTTTGAACTGCTTGTAAGAGCAAGCATAGCAGGGTAACCAAATCAAAGCAAATCAAAACACCAAAACCTAGCAAACTTCCAACAAACTTCCAATGAAGCCGTGTTACCTGCCGTGCTATCTGTATTTATTTTTTCTCCAACCCCCTAGCCGACCCACGGCAAAAGAAAAACCCACCCGCCCTTGCGGGTGAGTGGGCTTGAACCTAGCGACCCTTAGAGGGTCTTTAGGTAGTCATACTCGGTTTCACGGTAGGTTGCGCCATAAGCCTCTGGGTAGTTCTCCAGCAGAGCCTTGCGGTCAAACGAAGAAGTCTTGCTTGCGATTACCTTGACGGCAACTACGCCCTGAACAGTTGCCTCGGTTGCCTCGCCCAACTCGGCACGAAGCATAGCCTCTGCCTTAGCCTTGAGAGCCTTTGCCTTAGCCTCTGCCTGCTTTGCCTTGTTGAAAGCGTTGAGAGCCTTTACGCCAGCCTCGGTTAGTTCGACCTTGGTGGTCTTTGCGGTCTTGGTGGTCTTGTTGCTCTTGGTTGCTACTGCCATTTCGGTTTGTCCTTTTGTCTTTTTTATTTATCCAACCTTTGTTGGTAATACCAACATTACAGGGGTATTTGCCTAATGTCAAATCGAAACACGAAAAAAGTTGAAAAAAGTTTTTGGAATAGCCGTGTCATCTACCGTGCGAGAAAAAATAAATACGCTATGCAAAAAAATCAAGACCCCCTAGACAAAAAAGAAGCCCACCCTTTCGGGTGAGCCTCCTCTGTCCTACTCTTTAGAAGTGGGGGTCACGATAGTCCTCAGCCCAGCCGAGGTGGAGCACGCCATAGTCCCCGCCCTCACGAACAAGGTAGCCAGCCTTGCGACCCTTGGTGCGAAGTGTGAACATACGAGTTCCTGCGAGGATTGCCTTTACCTGTCCAGCCTTTGCGCCAGTCTTGAAGTGGAAAATCTCGGTCACGGCAGTTGCGTAACGGTCACTGCCAATACAGTAAGTTGCTGGCATACCAACGGTTGCCTCGTTTGGGTTTAGGTAGTTGCTCATCTTGTTGTCCCTCTATCTGGTGGTGCTATCAACCAACCTGATTGATACAACAATCATACCCTCTAAATCGCCTGAAGTCAAATCCTGGCACGCCCAGCGGGTCTGCCAAGAAAAAATAAATACGCTCCCCTTTCAAAAAATCGTGCGTTCGCACGAAATCAGCCGTGTTCAACTTCCCACGAACTTCAGACAAAAGAAAAACCCCCTGCCGAAGCAAGGGGTCTTTTCTTGAAACCTAGTAGGCTCTGACGCTAATGGTCTGCCCAGCCTTTAGCAATCCTTTGGTTGCCTGAATAATCTCGCTGGCACGCTCGATAGTGTGAGCCTCATACGAGGGCTGGCAAACTATGCTTTGGTCTGCGTTGTAGACAGTAATCTCGATGCCCGACATTACGCACCTACCTTTTCAAACCAGTTGTTCAACTGAGTGCTAAAGGTGAACACTAGAGCGCAAGCACCAGCAATCTCAAAACCATTTACCCAAGCCTCATTCACCGTGAAACTAGCACCAGCACCAAGTCCGATTAGAACGGCACAGCCTAGAACATAAGCACCAGCAACTACTGGCATAGCGATTAGAGCAACTACTGCTCGGCGGATTACAAACTTCATTTTGTCCCTCTTTCGTTTACTCAACCTCTTGGCTGATAAGTCAAGCCTACCAGATAAAACCAAAAAGTCAAATCCTTTTTAGGCGTGCCAATAATCCCACTCGCGGTCTGCTCGCTCCTGCGCCCACTCACGCTCGCAACGTTCGCACAAGTCGTCACCACTCTGCGCCTCGTTCTCCTCGCAACCCTCGCACATACGAACATCTACGCACTTGGTTACGCCATCATCATACCCAGCACACAACGGGACATTGTTCTCGTCATACGCCTCGCCACAGTTGATACACTCCAACATTTCAAACCCCTTTCAAAAGGTAACTAGATACTAGCACGCACCACCGACATTTTGCTAACTTCCCACGAATAGCCGTGTTCGTTCATTGCTCCCGCCGGCTGCTAGAAAAAATAAATACGCTCGACTTCGGCACGGCAAAAGAAAACCCCCGCCTTGCGACGGGGGCTTGCTTGAAAACCTATGCGACCTTGGTAAGCACCTGAACCAGATACTTGGCAACAGCAGGGTCTGACTTTGCCTTTTCCAGCAGAGTGTTCACCTGACGAACCGTGTGACCTGAAATCTTCGGGGCAGTGTGCAACTCGATGTAGTCAGCGACCAACTTACGAACAGCACTAGCAGTAAAGAACTTTACAGTTCCAACCTTGCCCTGAACTTTCAAGTCCTTGGTCTTGTAGTTCACAAAGTTGTAGACGGCAGTTCCAGTGTAGTTAGTGTTCGACTTGTAGCCCAAACGCTTTGAGGCTTCTGCCTCTACTAGAGCCTCGGTTACGGAAATCAGTTCCACGCCTGCGTTGTTGAAGTGTTTCATTTTGTCCCTCTGTTTGTTGTGTTATCACCTGTCCTTGGTGATAGTTCAATCATACACCAACAACTAACGAAAGTCAAAGCCATTCGTTGAAAGTTGCGCTCATCATCTCATCTCAAGAAAAAATAAATACACTCGCCACCTCGACCAAAAAAAAGAAACCCCCTACCTTTTCAGGTAAGGGGTCAAATCTTTGGGTTATTCGTCAGCAAACCATTTCTGAAAGAAACGACAAACCACGCCACCGATAATCAAGGCAACTAGCAATCCAAGGTTTCGCCCAGCGTAGCCACCGCCTATGAAGCCACCTACGGCAACGAACCAACAACCTACTGCCAAGCCCTTGAACATCACCGAGATACCCTCTCGGTCAGTTGTTTTATCCTCTGGCAAAAGAACCACGCACCTTTTGGAAAAAGCGATAGATAGCCGTGAGGGGGCGTTTCGCTCTACGACCTCTGCGACCACCTGCGAGATACGACTTGTGAGCCAAGGTCTGCGAAGTGTGGAAAGCCAAGAACGCTACCGACCCAACGCTACGCCAGAACTTATACCAGAACCGATACCAAATAGTTTTCACTATGCCAACCCCACTTCTTCCATACCTGCCACCAATAATGCCTCGTAGTCATTACCGTCATCATTGTAGTCCAGCAATACTCGATTGTCATCTAAAATCTGAACAATAGCCCACTCGTGGCTCTCACCCTTGATACGGACCAAGTCGCCGATTACAAACTTCTCCGTGTTAGTTGCTCGTGTGTATTGCGGTTTTTGTTTGTTCTTGCCTTGCTCCGAAAACGCATTGGCGAATACAACAATAATTACAACAATAACTAGCCAAGCGAACATCTCTAACGCTCCAAGAAAATCTTGAAAATCTCGGCACGCAACGCCTTTAGGTTTTTATCAGCACGCTCGCTTGAGCCAACTAGATACATACCTGCTAGGGTTTGTAGTTGCTTGTTTCTGTGGCACTCTGCCCAGATAGCGGCAAGTATGTGAGGTGAGTATTCGCTCTTGCCACCAGCAAGACGCATAACTTCCTCGAACGCAAACTCTGCGTAATCATTCTTTCGTTCTGTCTTTAGCATCTCTTGTCCCTTTCTGCTAACAATCAAACTATACCAGATACCTCGGACATTTTCAACAACTTCCAACGAGTGTCGTCATTTGTTTGCCCCGCCCGCCCCGCTGCGTATTTATTTTTTCTCTGAGGCAACCAACCGTCAGACAAAAGAAAAACGGGCTAGACGCTTGCGCATCTAACCCGTGTTCCCTTATTTATTGTTGAGGGACAATAAACCTAAATCATCATCTCAGCCTTAGCCTCGACAATGAAACCTTTTAGTTCCTCGGCAATGTCTGGGCTTAGCCCTAGAGTGTTGCCCTCTTCGTCAGTTCCACCTGTGAGAACGACTGTTCCATGAATAGCGTAACTTCCGCCAACCATAGAGAAAATAACCGACGCAATGGCGTTTGGGTCTGGCTCGCTACGAAGTAGAAACTCCTCGTTCACCCACATGGTGAGGTCTTCGAAAATGTCTACTGCTTCAATGTATCCATCAACGGCAGTCTGCAAAACCTTGAGCGAGTTCTCGCTAATGTCCAACTCTGTCACATCGCCATTAGACGCAATCTGCAACGCAATCTTCTTCACTTCTTCTGTCCCTTTCCGCCTACTCCTCTTCAGCGATAACTCAATCCTACCACCCCCTTCCATCAAAAGTCAAATCAACAACACCCCGTGTTGGATCCGCGTATTTATTTTTTCTCCACGCAAAAAA